ACGCTCCCATTTTAAAAACAGTTTTTTTAACAAGTCGGTTTGTTCTTTTTCAATTGTAGAATATGCCGCTGAACTTGCTGAATTCTTTGTGGAATATCTTGCAGAATCTGCCGCATTCCTTGCCGCGTAACTTGATGCAGAATGTTCCGCAGAATATGCCGCAGATCTAGCTTTTTTTAGAGTCTCTTTTGACACTAAACCATTCGCAAAATCTCTTGCAGTTTGTATCGCCTGTCTTGGTCGTTTATCGTCTGGATAGTCTTTTTCAAAAATATGCAAGACTGATTCAGCACAATCACATGCGAATAATCGTAGGTCTTTTAACTGTGTTGCACTCAATAAATTATTTATTTCTAGTTTTTGTAACAGCCAAAAAATATCCTCAATCAAGTTGCTTTTAAAGCAATCACTTAGATTTACGGTTTTATCAGTGTGATAATTGACAAAATCTTGAAGCCCATCACTACAAGCGTTGAATTCGACTAACTCAAACGCGTTTATTGTTGTTTTCATAATTTAATTCCTTATCTCAATTATAGATCTATTATATTCTAATCATAAGGAAATGTCAATAGTTTTTTCACAAACCAATGATTAATATTAGTGATATCATAATAACTACTAATAAGAATGGTAGCCTAAATACCTTTAATGGGAATTCCCACAAATCTCTATCAAACATTATCTTCTTCACTTTGAAATAAATTTTTGTTATTAAGATCTAATAAATCAGCTATGACTCTTAAATCTTCGCTTGTGAATCTATTGTTTCCTATTTCAAAACACAAGTCCGATTCATAAGGGTTAAATACTTTACTAGGCCGAAAAGTTCCAACAGTGACTTTATTTTTTGATACTACGAAAGTATTTTTATAAAAAGATTCTGATATTTTTATAGTACTCATTAGTATTCTCCTGCCTGAAATTTTAGAACATCAATCATATTTTTTACAATAAAGTTACGTGAGTGAATTGTTTTGATTATGTCTTCTAGGAAATTTGCTCTTGCCGAATAATAATCAACAGTAAGACTTTTTGCAATAACGTCTTTATCTGACTGTACGTATCTATCAAGATCATTACGAAGTACCTTTAATTTAAAAGGTTTCCATCCGTGTTCTTTAAGAGTCTCTTCCGCCATTGAGCCATCGTAATACTCACGCTTAAGACGTTCTAATTCTTTATATTCAGCTTTGTGTTTTTTCACTCGTAGGACTTCTTTAAAATACATATTATAGTATTTACTATGAAGTTGAGGAATTCGTTTTGATTCGCCAATTAAGTTTGTTTCATCAATTGGAGAATCTTTTGCCCAGATCTCACTTATGTCTTCTACGCTCATTTAAATCTCCATTCTTTAATCAATGTAAGTATTATATCATATTAATGGGAGAATGTAAATGGTTAGTTTCTTATAACAGTAAAATAATTATACTTAAATGTAACAGAAACTTCTGGGTATTCAACTGTGGTATCTGATACGTCCATTTGAACATCAGATAGTGCGGTAGGAAAGCAGTCAGTAAATACAACCTTTAAATTTGAATTCTTGTGACTGTTTAAAATGGTAACAACAATATCAGACTTGATAACTTCGGTTGTTGTGAACCTTTTATATTGATCTGTAGTTTGTGGTGTATTGATTCCAGTAAACCAATCAAAAATCTCAAGATAGTTTTCTAAGTTTTCGGTTGCCTTAAAGGATATCTGCAAATCGTCAAATGTTAATTGACCACCTGCTTGATGAAGAGCTCCGATTGGCGAAGCTGAATTCACTGCACTCGCTGATATACCAGGGATTGCCACTTTCTGTGTATGGAACTCAACATTCGGTAGACGATCAATTGCAACAGTGAAACCTGTTGGAGATAAATAATTAGAACTCATATTTAACCTAGATAATTAGTATTGTTTATATTTATAAACAGGCGATAGTAATGCAAGTACAAGAATATGTTGACATGATAAAGAATTGGCGGAGAAAATCGCCGCCGCATTGTCAGTTTATAATTTATGATATTTCTTCAATATCAGTAGTGAATTGGTTCACAGGAGTTGTTGTTTTCCAAAACAACAACTCTTTTTCTGCGTCTTTAATTTCTTTGACAAGAGCTTTAACCATTTCGTCGGTTAGGCTCATAATATTGGTTCGGAGTAGCCTTTCAGAATCGTCATTCATTAATGGAATTAATGAATCAACCATTTGGTCAACTACTTGTTTCTTTTTCTTGTTTTTAAACACAATTTTATCGTCAAGAACTGCTTGAATAAAATTCATTTTAACATTTAACCATCTAACTTTTTCTGATATGTTCATCTGTTGTAAATCAATACGTTTCTGTAGTATACCTAAACGGTAATCGCAGAAGTCTTTAATTAATTCACGAGCATCCGAATATTCACGAAGTTTTCCGTCATAATCAATGACTGTTAAGTTTTCTGTAACAGTCTTGCTTAACTTGAACTTTTGTAATATCTTAGAATGGTTCCAAGTTGCAGATGAATTCTGTTTTAGTTTAACCTCAAAGAAAAAACCTGTCTTATCGCAGTAATCCTCGTAGCTTACGATATCGCCATCATCTTCCAACTTATCCAATACCTTGATATAAGTTTCTCGGTCAAATCCATAAGGTACTTCGGTAATGGTTAATTGTGTCTTGCCTTTCTTTTCATAGATACCTTCAATAAAATACTTATTTGGAGTTTCAGTATCCGCTACAACATTACCTCTAAAATCCGGGTATTTAATTTTTGGTTGAGACTTGATAGAACCTTTTAACAAATATTCTTCACATAATTTTGTAACACTTTCAGGATCTCTTGGAATGATACTTGTTGCGAAACCAGTTGCAATACCTTTTGTGCCATTTATAAGAACTAACGGAATAACTGGTAAATAAAACGCAGGCGGTTCATGTTCAGGATCTTCGTGTATCGGAGATAAATCAATATCTTTAATGTACTTATTGAAATTATCATGGAGCTTGGTATAAACATATCTTGGAGCGCCAGCTTCTTGAATAAGTCTAGTACCAAAAGAACCACGACCTTCAATTAAACATATATTGTTATTCCATTCAGCGGCCATAAGTTGGCCTGAACCAGCAGCCGAAGATTCTCCATGGTTATAACCGTAATCCGATATAATACCTGATACAGCTGATACTTTTTTAAATGAGGTTTTTGAATTCATGATAGATGAATACAGATAAAACCTCATTACCGGCTTTAGACCGTCTATTAGATTTGGTATTGCTCTTGCTTCTACCGTGTATGTTGCCCAAGATTTCCATTCATTACTCGCCACTTGTGATATTGGATAAATGTTATCATTAGACACTTCAACATCATCATTTGTAAAACTTGTCAAGTCAGTCATAGTTTACCTTTTTATTAATTATGTAACCATTATAAACCAAATCATAATAAATGTCAATAATATTATTCATACATGAATTCTTTACGAATGTCAGCGTCACCACCAAACATCATTTCAAAATATTTAGCATCATCAACAGATACTGTATCATATACGGGTTTATTCACAATGATATCATATTCGTCTTCGCGGAGACTTCCAAGTCCTTTTATATATCGGTGAGACCATTTATTTGTGCTCATCTTGAACTCAGTTGCTTCCTCATATGTATAAAACCATTTGACTTCAGATTTGAAAGTTGAAATCATGATTGGCGTTCTTGTAATTTTAACACGATGTTCAGTTAAAAGTCTTGGCCAAAATTTATAAAAGAAAGCCATAAGTAAAGGCGATATGTGACCTATTCCATCATGGTCGGCATCTGTTAATATTGCGATATATTTATATGACATATCATCAACACTATCAGGATCATTAATATTAAGATTTAGTATTGCGGTTAATTCACTTAACTCTTTGTTCCTTAAAACATCTGCAGGTTTCATATCCCATGTGTTCATAATAACGCCACGCAATGGATAAGCACCGACCTTCTTCGCATCTCGAACTTTTAAAAGGAATCCCATTGCCGAGTCACCTTCTACAATTTTAAGTGTAGCATCAGGACTACTTGCAGCAATATGTTTTGCAACTTTGATCTTTTTAAGTTTCTTTTGAGCAAGAGTTGCTGCGCGTTTATCAGCAGCTATTTTCTTTGCAAGTTGAGCTTCAATAATTGGGTCAATGATTTCAGGAGTAGCCATTATCTTACGTGCATAGTGAATAATTTCTTTTACATCTGAAGCTTCAAAATGTTCCTTCACGTTTCCTGTAGGATTTGTAAGACGTTCTTTTGTTTGGCTATCAAATTTTGGATTAGTAAAATTACGAGCAAATAAAACGAATGTTAAACCACCTTTAATAGTCGTTTTCAAAACTTCAATTTTATGCTTACGTTTTATCATTGACGTTAACTGATCACATACACCGTTAATAATGAAATCAACATAGGTACCACCTTGTCTCGTATTTACACCATTCACATAACTTGTTGTACGGAATCCATCTTCAGAAGGAGCAAAGAAAAACGACAAGTTATCATTCTTTTCAAGGATAGCATGTTCACTAAACATTTCAGAATATTTTTTAAGATTACTTACCTTAATTCTTTTCTTATTGAATGAGAATGTTATTTCAGGAAAAGCCATCTGTAAACCAATAAGACGGTCTTCAATTAATTCAATAGTGTCCAAATCTTGCAAGTTATCAACTTCAAATAAATCGAAGTCAGGAATGAATGCAACTTCCGTTCCATTATCAATTTTACTTGTTTCTTTAACATTAATTGTCTCACCACCATTTTTACATGATACTTCAACTTGATTTCCATTTGACCATGTCTTTCCTACGAACTTTGCAGATAAAAAGTTAGTAGCTGCAGAACCAACTCCATTCGTTCCTATCGTGACCCGATTGTCGTCAAAACTTGTACCTGCATTAACCTTTGTCCAAGCAGCAACCGGTCTCTTTACATTCGTTCCAGTGACCTCATCAAATATTTCATCTTGAGGTATACCGCGGCCATTGTCAGTTACGGTGATTGTGTTCGCCTTTATAGACACGTTTATTTTATTTGCAAATTTAAAGTTGGTACGGATTGCTTCATCGATAGAGTTGTCGAGAATTTCATCAACCATTTTTGATAGAGCAGGTACGTAAGTGGCTTTTTTCCAATTGCCTAATACGAATCTTTCAACTTCTTCCTTTGAACTTGATCCCATATACATTCCAATTCTTTCACGAACATGCATACGCGGAGTTAATATTTTGAATTGTTCAGCTTTACTCATGTTGTATCCTTTTATCAATTTATGTAGCTATTATATCACATTCATAAGAATATGTCAACACTTATTTTATTATCTTGGTAGTGGAATTCTTACTGGACATAAGCTGATTAGCTTCATCTCGCTTGGTTCAAGCCAAGCGATGCCATTTCCTTTTTCGTATACAATTGAATACGTGTATCCTGTATCTTTACGAAAGGCAACTTTATCAATGACAGCTTTTTTCTTTTCGTGCTCGACGACATCACCAATACCCCACGTGACACCCTTTACCTCGTTAAGCATTTCACTAAGTGTTTCAGATACTCTTTTCATTTTTTGTTTCCTTGGTTTATTGTACTATTATACCATCTAATGATGAGAATGTCAACACTTATTTTTTATTTAAAATACTTTCATTTACTGGTTGACAGATGGTCTAAGTTAGTGTATAATAGACTTATCGGTCAATAATAATGATAGAAGTTTACAAGATTGTTATTATAACACATATTTATAATTATGTTAATAAAGTATTTTAAAGCAAGTGTTGACATTCTAATGATTGTGTTATATAATAGCTGTAGAAATTGAAAATCCACTTTAAAATAGGAATATATTATGATTAAAATTATTAAGAATTTGTTTACTACTCCTGAAGAAGTTTATGTCCTGCGTAAAAAGGTTGAACAGCTTGAGATTGACAACAAGAACTACAGAGGTTGTTCTCGTAATCCAGATGATATAAAACGCATTGCAGAGCTTGAGGAAGAAGTATCTCAAAGTGACGAGATATTAGCAGAGCATGACCTCATTAATTATAACCTAATGGAAGAACAAGATAAGCGCATAGCAGCGCTTGAAGCAGAGATACGAAAACTTCGTAATGGCAATGATGTCTATTTTGATCCGAGCACGAGGGATTTATGAATGTAGATGAAGAAGCAGGTTATAGACAATGGGTTGAACAACAACCTACTGGAAAGTGTGACATATGCAATACTACTGATGCCAAATATTGGTATGGAAATACTGCGTCGGCAACTTGCGGTAGTCAAGAATGTGTCTATTCAATGGATGAAAGATACAAAAATCATTGTAGAGAAATTGATAAGCAATTTGAATTTGAAAAAGAAATGATAAAAGCTTTTGGAGACCCTGATGAATACTAAACCTTACGAAATGAAACAAATGCCTCCACCAGATTGTAAGCCAATTTTTGATAACAAAGGTAATCATGTTGGCTGGAGACGTAAAGACGCTAATGGCGAAGAATGGGATTTTTACCCAACACACTTAGGAAATTAAAATGAATACTAATTCTAAAATGGATGTATTTTGTTATGCACTTGGTAAGACTCTCGTAGACTTTGCATGTTTCTTATTAGGCCTAGTATTGATTGGAATGATTCCGGGAACTATTATTTACTTTGCAGTTGATAAACCAGAATTGACATATTTAATGTCTCTACAAGCTGGTACTTTTCTTGCTGTGGTTATAATAATTGTGTGGTTTGTATTAAGTATTATTTATGATGGTCTAAAATATGTTTTCAAAAGATTAAAAAAAGCTGTTGACATTCTAATGAATAGATGATATAATAGATCTATAAATTAAAAAAGGAAATTTGTTATGGAAATTTGTGATCTTGAGTTAGGTAAATTATACAAATTCCGAGCTGACGAAAATGAACTAAAGTATATCGGTAATAATTGGAGTGGTAATGGATATTGGCATCAATTTGAAAAAGACGGGTATGATGGTGTCTGGTGTGAACTAGCAAATAATGAAATTAGGCTTATTGAACCTATCTTAAACAGTGACGTTGTTATAACTGGTGCACATAGTAGAGTAACTCGCTTATCAGAAGAACCTGACATGTTTTGTGTTATATCTGATTATACTAAAAACATTTATAGAGAAAAAGATCTTAGGATTAATCTTGGTCCAAAATGGCCAGTTCCGCGCAAAAGTAAAAAGATGAAATAACCATTGACAGTTCCCCGTGATTAGATTATAATAGATCTATAAATTAAAAAAGGAATACAAATATGAAATATGAAGGAAAAACTGGTATTGTTGAATTGGTTGAGGCTAACTATGGTGAAATATATTGGTATGTGACATGTTCTTCTGATTTGTTTTGTCCAGATTTTAAAGAATATACTCACTTTGCGGAAGCAATTGCGGCATTCAATACTGAAGTAAAAAAGTTTAAAATTGTAGAGATTATTGATACATTCACCACTGAAATGGAAGGATATAATTATTATGGTTCAAATCCTGGTGTTCCAGTAGATAGCTACGAGGAAGTTGCGGCTGAAATTATCAAACACTTATCAAAATAGCCAAATAGCCATTGACATTACCAATGGACTTTGATATAATAGATTTGAATTGAGAAAAATGGTATTATGGAATTTTTAATTGTTTTATTTTTAATGTTAATAATTATAGCTATCGTAACTAAAGTGTTTACTTCAGTATTAGTCTTTGCTTTCAAAAATGCTTGGATTATAATTCTGTTAGTCATTTTATTTGTTATATTTAGTAGCCAAGCTGTTAGTGTATAAATAATTTTTTAATAAAGGTGTAAAGTTATGATGAAAGTATGGATTATCAATAGCAACGGTTCAAATAGAGAAGAAACATTCGTTGGTGCAGAAGAGGCCATTAACTATGCAAAAGAATGTTCTTTAAGATCACTATGTACGTTCAGAACCGAAGGCAAAAACATCGTCGCATATGAATATGGTGAGCAAGTTACGGACAAAGAAAGAGTTAAAGAATTATTTGTAATAACCGAAGCAATTGAAAATCAGAAAAATGAGCGTTATGCAAAAGAAGGTCGCGGTAAGGCTTGCAAACGAAAAGTTTAATATATTGTTAAGCTACATTAGAAGGAAGTTAAATGGAAAATAATAATGCCTTAGATATTGTAAGACTTGGTGGTAAGAACGCATTTACAAATAAAAGTGTAGCGCAATTGCATGATTTTTATTTAGTTGGAAGAATAGGACCTGCCGAAGAATATTTAGATTGGTTTGAAACTATTAGACAAGCTGGCGAAAATGATGTAGTAAAGATTCATATTAATTCAATAGGCGGTGATCTATTTACTGCCATTCAATTTTTAAGAGCTCTTAATGATTGTCGAGGTTCCGTTATAACATCAGTGGAAGGCGCGTGTATGTCAGCTGCAACATTAGTATATTTGTGTGCTGACTCATTCGAAGTATCACCGCATTCTATGTTTATGTTTCATAACTACTCAAGCGGTTGTTTTGGTAAAGGTGGCGAAATGTTCGACCAGATAACACATGAGAAAGCATGGGCTGAAAAGATTATGCGACAAGAATATCGGCACTTTCTAAAACCAAAAGAGATTGATAAGGTATTAGATGGTAAAGACTTGTGGATGGATGGTGAAGAAGTATCTAAACGTCTAATCAAACGCGCAAAGGCATGGCAAAAACTAGATAAGAAAGCTCAGAAAAAAGGTGACAATGTATATGTTGAGGAAGTCCTTACTAGAAATAAATGAAAATATGTGTGTTATAGCAGTATCATAAAATAAATTGAATTAAAAGGATAACATGCAAAAAGTTATTAATTTTTACAGCGGTCCTTGTGGAGGTAAGAGTACAGCTGCAGCAGGTCTTTTTTATGAAATGAAACGCGAAGGTTATAGTGTAGAACTTGTAAATGAGTTTGCTAAAGAGTGCGTATGGGAAGATAATATTCATATACTACAAGATCAACTTTGGGTATTAGCTCATCAGCATAGGCGAGTATTACGATTACGAGGTAAGGTTGATTATATTATAACTGATTCTCCAGTATTGCTTTCTCCTATATATAGAACCATGTATGGAAAATCACTATATTCAGATTTGATTGATAAACTCGCAAGAGAATGTTATTTTAATTATGATAATATAGATATCATATTAAACAGGCCACTGGAATTTATTCCAGAAGGCAGAGTCCAAGATTACGAACAGAGTTTATATGTTGATAAAGAAATTGTTCGAATATTTACTGACGTAATTAAAAAAGAATTCATACAAATAGACGCGAAAGATTCTGTGTGTGAAGTTTTAAAATATATAAAAGGAATAAATAATGAATAAAATAAATTATGTAATATATGGTACATTAAACTGCGGATACTGTATCCGTGCAAAAGAATTACTCGAAAGCCAAAATGTTGAGTATACATATGTTGATATAAACGAGATATCACAAGATAATAAAGAAGCTTTAATGGAAATTGCAGGTCAGAGATTTGAAACTGTACCTCAAATTTTTCAACGCACTAATGAAGGATTATCTTATGTTGGTGGTTATACTCATTTAGAAATTAGGATAAACGGCTTATGAAACCATTAAAGAATTATGTGCTTGTAACTGAAGTAGCAAGAGATAAGAAAACATCAGCAGGTGGTATTATATTAACTACAGAAGTTCAAGATGGTTCGGCACCTGGATTGGTTTTAGAAGTTGGCCCTGAAGTTAGCGACATGACACAAGGAAATAGTGTCGCACTTGACTGGGCAAAAGGATTACCTGTGATTGTTGATGGCGTTAAATGCGTTTTAGTATCTGATGAATTTATTCGTGGTGTTTATTAAAAATAATTGTTGACATGTGAACGGTATTGTTATATAATAGATCTATAAATTGAAATAAGGAATTAAATTATGAGAAGAATTTCGTCTGTTTTTACTAAAACAAATACACTATTATTTGCAGTTTCTTTATGTATTTTATCTTATGGGTTCTATACACGCTTTACCGTGGGGTCAGCATCTTTTGCGTTAGTGGCATGTGCAATCATATCATATTTTTATATATTGTTTTTTATAAAAGGTTCAATAGATGAAATTATCTACAAAAAACGCAACAAAGAAAGAAAAACAAAGAAATTTCGTAGCGAAACATTCTAGGAAATTTAACAGAGCAGTAACAATGATTGATCGTAAAAGGGAATCGAAAAAGAACGGTTCCTATTACGACTAAAGGAGTATGAATGTCTCTAACACTGAAAGAACAAACCAAAGAACAGCATAATAATATTGAAGGTTCTGAATTTGCCGAAATATTATTAGGTGGAAGAATCTCTCCTGCCCTATACCATGCTTATTTAAGTGCACAATATGAATGTTATAAAGCATTAGAAAATATAGTTGGGTTACCGGAAGATTTACAATCAATATTTAGAGCTCCACTCATCATGGAAGATATGATAGAACTTGAGCGCCAATATGAATTGGATGAAATAGAAACAACGTTAAAAACAGTTAAACATTATATTAGTTATATTAACGGGTTAGCATATTGTGGTGAAAAAGATAGGATTCTTGCTCATTTGTATGTGCGCCATTTTGGTGATTTACATGGAGGTCAAGTTATTAAGAGAAGAGTTCCTGGATCTGGGCTCATGTATGAATTTGTAAATAGAAAAGGACTCATTATAGAAGTACGTAAATTATTAAATAATGAAATGGGTGACGAAGCAAAAACATGTTTTAGAATGGTTGAAGATATCTTTGACGAATTAATCGAAGGTTTTGATGAAGCCCAATATGAAGTAGACGATTTATAAAGAACCCTCCTTAGGACCGTTAAGTTAACGGCTGTGGGTTGGTCCGCCGATGCCATCTCTAAGGATTCGCTACCCTAAAAGTAAAAATCGGCAATTTATTAAGAGGTACATATGAGTAACCCTTTATGGGATAAACTAGACGACTTTGTAATGTCTCTTACTGAAGAGTTCAATAACTATTTAGAAGAATATCATAATGAAAAACATATCCAAAACTTTGATGGTTGGATAGATACTTTTTGGCACAGTGATAACATACGCAAGTGCCATCTGAAAACGATTAACGATGGTAGGATGTGGTTATTGCATATCAACATATTCCCAAAAGATGGTGTTAATTTACCTATTCTTGGATTTGATATAGTTGCATCTAAATCTAAAATCAGTGGATCATTCTTTGATTTCTCTCCAGTATTTAAAGATTCCAATCATCATTTATCTTTGATGTTTAAAACAGCCACAAAAGATCTTGTTTGGAATAAACCTAGAGAACTGCCTGAATGGGCACAAGCAATATTCTCAGATGATATGGTTGCTGCTGGTTCTATTAAAGAAGATGAAGAACTTACACAGTTAATGAGCATATCGTCTAGTCTTATTAAAGTGTACTTAATGTCTTGTAACGATAAAAGATTAGTTACCAACAAGTCTACATTACCTGCTATTAACAAATATTGCAAATGTCAAAAGATGAATAAACATTTACATAGGTCTATACTCGCAATGGGTATACCTGAAAAAGAAAAAGACTATTATATTAATAATATACTATTCGAGGAAATATGATGTATGATATTGAAAAAGCGTGCTATGAAAAACAATGGATTTTGTAGAGGTTGTGATATATCGTTAGAAAAAGGTGATGAAGTCATATATACATATTCTCTGCGTAATAGAGGACAGCGTATATTCTTTTATATGGAGTGCGCAAATAAAATATCGGAATTGGCAAATAACCATTGACATACATATCTACATGTTATATAATAGCATCTACAAATTGAATTAGAGGAATTAAATTATGACACTCTCACTACAAGTCGCACTAACGCTCATCGTATTATTTATCTTTCTAAGGTTTATGATTAGATCATGGTTTATTGATGAAAGCTCAAACTTTTCTATAGAAACATATAAAAAAGTCACTACCTGGTTTGGCTTTTACATAGCGTTAATGATCATTAGTATAATTGTGGCCGCAATTGATTTAATTTGGTTTAATTAAAAATATCCATTGACATAACCTCAAAAATATGATATAATGGTCCTTACAACAACAAAAAGTAGGAGGTATTATGTCGGTAGTCACTTTGACTCCAGAAAAAATACACAAAGATATATCTTATATGATTACAAGTGGTATCCCATACATTGATGCTCTTGTGGAATATTCTGAAAAGAATAATTTAGAAATTGAAGTAGTAGCAAGCGTTGTAAAAAAGAACTCGGTGCTACGTGAAAAAGTAAAAAGTGAAGCTATCAAATTGAGAATGGTGAATAGCGATGATATCGACATCACAGAATTTAGTAAATGAAAAAGCATTCAACGCGTATGTAAAATATCTTGCAATGAAGAGACACTTTACGACAAAAGGTTATGATTATCAAAAATATCATGGCAAAGTTAAGGCCAACTTTGAAACATTTCGCACTCGCAATGATGCTTACTTTTTTGCTAAACTTGCCAAGAAAGATGATTATGAAAATCTACTATTGGCGAACATGGTACAAAAACCAGAAATATGGATACGTGAAATTGTTGATGATGTTGGGTATCAAATCTATATAGAATGGATACGCAAGATTGAATCATTAGGATATATTTTTAAATCGGAGCTTAATGAACTCAAGGATGATTATAAAGAAAACTTTATGTCCTACAATGGTCAACATCCGTATATTGCGACACTATACATGCAAAGGAAAATATCTTTGGAAACATTTACAATTTTATCTCATTCGGCAAATATATTTGCATATTGGGAAGAAAAAGTAGTTGATAAAATTATATTTTATGATATAATAACTAAGAGCAAAAAATACAAACCCTTCTTGGTTTACGACCAAGTACGATTTAAACAAATCATTAAAGATAAGTTTTTTTAAATAATTTCATATTTTTTACTTAGTCTAGTTTTCCGGTTATAAATAAATAGTCGGTAACGACAATATACTAAGAAATACGAAGTTATACAATATTACTATATAAACTGCTATATATTCAGGAGAATACTATATGTCATTTGACGCCCTAAAAAAGAACCGCTCTAAATCACTCGACAAGCTTAATTCACAGCTTGAAAAAATAACTCAAAAGTCATACGCCGATCCTAATGAAGGAAAGATGTGGAAACCTACCCGTGATAAAGCTGGTAATGGTTTTGCTATCATTCGTTTCTTACCTGCATGTGAAGGTGAAGAAATTCCATTCATTCGTTTATGGGATCATGGATTCCAAGGACCAACCGGTTTGTGGTATATTGAGAATTCACTAACGACCTTAAATAAAGACGACCCAGTGTCGGAGTTCAACAGTAAGCTATGGAATTCTGGCATTGAATCGGATAAAGAACAAGCACGTAAACAAAAACGTCGCCTTAAGTATGTTGCTAACATTATGGTTATTAAAGATCCTGCTAATCCTGATAATGAAGGTAAAATATTCATGTATCAGTTCGGTAAGAAAATCTTTGATAAACTAAATGATTTAATGAATCCTCAGTTTGAAGATGAAACTCCAGTAAATCCATTTGATTTTTGGGCTGGTGCAAATTTCAGATTAAAGATTCGCAAATTTGAAGGTTATCCTAACTATGACAAGTCTGAATTTGATGCACCATCTGAATTATCTGATGATGACTCTGAGTTGGAAGCAATTTGGAAAAAACAACATAAACTCCAAGATTTGCTTGATCCTAAAAACTTCAAGACATATTCTGATTTAAAAACCAAGCTATATCGTGTACTTGCTCTTGATGAAAAAAATTCTGCTGATTATTCTGTTACTGCTGAACAAGAATCCGACGAATTAGATTTAAGTGGTATTGCATCAGAACCTGAAGCAAAAACTGCTAAGCCAGACGTTGGCAGTTCAACAACTGATGACGAAGATGATGATCTTGCAATGTTTAAGGAATTAGCAAGTAAAGGCTAATAGGAGATATTCATGAAATCGACTGAAAAAGTCCTTGACTTTGATTTCGGGTTCAGTGCTATCTCTGAAGATGAATTAGAAAGTGTTCAGGTTGCCCAAAAACAATCTGAACAACTTTCATCTCAACTTCAGGAGGTTGATAATAAAGCCAATCTTCTATTTGAAGCAATGATACCTCTAATCAAAAATCTCAAAGCGAATCCAGAAAAAGACTATATTTACTGGCCAAATCGCGTAGAAAAGCTTGATGAATTCCTCAAAAAGCTTAAGCAAATTAAAAATGGAGATCCTTCGTAAATGAGTAGTCTTTTAGATAAAATGTTAAAATCCGGCTCAATCAAACAAGCAGGTGTTGTAAATAAATCTGCATTCTTTGATGAAAAGGTACCAATTCAAACGGAGTTGCCTATTGTAAATATTGCATTTAGTGGTTCTTTAAATGGTGGATTAATCCCAGGTCTTACTGTTGTAGCAGGTGCATCAAAAAGCTTCAAAACTTTACTATGTCTATATTGTATGAAAGCCTATCTTGAAAAATACAAAGATGGCATTGCTTTATTATATGATTCAGAATTTGGTATTACACCAGATTATTTAGAAAGTTTTGATATTGATACGTCACGAGTATTGCATATTCCAATCGAAGATGTTGAGCAACTAAAATTTGATATTTCTAAACGTTTAGAAGAAGTTGGGAAAAACGATAAAGTATTCATTATGATTGATTCTATCGGTAACCTTGCTTCTAAAAAAGAAGTTGAAGATGCAATGAATGAAAAGTCAGTTGCCGATATGTCACGCGCTAAACAACTCAAATCGTTATTCCGTATCATAACTCCTAAACTAACAACGAGAAATATTCCATGTTTGGCTGTAAATCACATCTATGCCGAGATTGGACTCTTTCCTAGGAATATCGTCTCTGGTGGGTGTGTTGTTGAAGGTACAGAAATCCAAACACCGGATGGTCTAGTTGAAATACAGAACATTAAGGAAGGCGATGTAATCACAACAAACTATGGTACAAACACAGTTAGTCATATTTGGAATCCTGATACGTTAGAAGAAGGTAACCCTGAATGTTTCGAAGTTATGTTTGAAGATGGCCATAAAGTAGTTTGTTCCGCCGAGCATAAATTCTTAATTGGTGGAAAGTGGATATCAGCGGAAAATCTATCTGTTGGAATGGAATGTCAAACAGTATAATTTGTCATTTTTATAAATAATAGTATCTATGGTTATCATACTTAAGGTACTATTATGAAATATAAAATAATGATAAAGACTCACTCTAAAACGAAATTAAAATACTTATGTGTAACTCATAATGAAGATTATGAAAAATATAAGGGAAGCGGTTTATATTGGAAGAATCATTTAAAAATACATGGATCTGAATATATTGATACTGAATTACTATATGAAACCGAATGTAAGGAAGAATTGAGAAATAAAGGATTATATTATTCTTCCTTATATGATGTTGTTGAAAGTAGTGAGTGGGCAAATCTGATACCAGAAACTGGCTATGATTACGATGGTATTACTAGGGATGGGTGGTTCGGCTGGTATAATTCTTTATCTGATGCTGAAATAAAACAAAGAAACTTAAATATTTCAGCTAAAGTTAGAGAAAGATATGCTAACGAAGATCCCGAAAAAATATCTAAAGAGCAACGAAATAGAAGATTAAATATGTCACCGGAAGCAAAAGAAAGAAGAAAGAAGAAAATTCAGGAGGTTTGGGCCACTGGTAAACATGATCATTTATTTGAACGTTATTCTAAAGAAAGACAAGGCTCTAACAACCCAGGCGCAGTTTCCGTAACAATAGAAGGTGTCGCTTATGGCAGTATTAAAGAAGCGTGTGATGATTTAGGATTAACTAGATCCATGATTAATACGAGATTAAATTCAACATCAGAAAGATGGAAAGAGTGGGTGAAATAAATGATAAACTTTGATTCTTTAACCGAAACAACTAAAGAAAGCTATTATATGAAAGCGGAGGATATGATTAATAATGGATTGACATCAGACACTTTTATTGATATAATAGCGTTAGCTAAAAAGCTATATGTAAATGACATAAGGAAACAAAATGAAAATAGTTAGTGTAAAACCGGTTGGCAGAAACCCGGTATATGATTTATCAATTGCTACTGAAAATTATGATGAGCAGCATTACGTACTTAAAAACGGAGTGGTAACGCATAACACTGGAATTTACTATTCCGCAAATCAAATCTTCATTATCAGTAAAGCCCAGGAAAAAGAAGGTACTGATTTGGCAGGTTGGAAATTTACTATTAATATTGAAAAGTCAAGATTCGTTCGTGAAAAAGCAAAATTACCTTTCACTGTGTTATATGATTCAGGTATTCAAAAATGGTCTGCATTATTCGATTTAGCAATAGAATCTGGTCATATAGCAAAAGGTTCAACAATGGGTTGGTATAATGTCGTGAACCGCGAAACCGGTGAATTAATTGAGCCTAAACGTCGTGCCAAAGATTTAGGTGCTGATGAAGAATTTTTTGAAGGTCTTGTTAAAGATGCAGACTTTAATAAATTCATTGAGCGTAAATATAAATTGACAATACCTGGAAAAATTGAAGATGATGGAAACGACGATATTATCTAATCTTGTCTATAATAAGGAATATTATGCAAAGGTATTCCCATTTATTAAAGATGAGTATTTTGAAAACAATTCCCACCGCAAAGTGTTTGATACATACGCGGACTATGTAATACAGTACAAATCGCCTCCTTCATTGGAGGCTTTAAAACTATCTTTGGAGAAAAGAACTGACTTAAATGAATCATTGTATTCTGAAGTCATGGATGCTGTAAGTCAGTTGAAGGTAGATAAAGATACAAACACTCAATTTTTATTTAACGAAACTGAAAAGTTCTGCCAAGATAAAGACTTATATAATTCAATAAGAAAAGCAATTACCATTCTTAATTCTGAATCTACCGACGATGGGAGTACAGAAGGTAAAGGTTCAATACCCAAGATGCTACAAGATTCTTTAGGAATTAGCTTTGATAGCAGTGTTGGGCATGATTATCTTGAAGAATTTGAAAGCCGATATGATTTCTATCATAAGAAAGAAGAGCGCATTCCTTTTGATATTGACTTGCTTAATACAATCACCAAGGGTGGTCTACCTCGCAAATCAATGACAGTCCTATTGGCTACCACAGGCGGAGGAAAAAGTTTACTTAAATGCCACATGGCAGCGAATCATATGATGTACGGAAAAAATGTTCTGTATATTACAATGGAGATGGCTGAAGAACGTATTGCTGAACGTATTGATGCAAATATGATGGATATTACAATTGACCAAGTAAAAGAAATTCCACGCGATGTATATGAAAAGCGTATTAACAGATATAAGAGTAAGACGACTGGTAAGTTAGTTATTAAAGAATATCCTACAGGTTCTGCCCACTCAGGTCATTTTCGCCATCTATTAAACGAACTAAAAATGAAGAAAAACTTTACACCAGATATAGTATTTGTTGATTATTTGAACATATGTTCGTCTGCTCGAGTTCGTGGTGCAGCTGCAGCAAATTCATATACGTTAGTTAAGTCAATTGCCGAAGAAATCCGTGGCCTTGCAATGGAGTTTAATTGCGCAGTTGTTACATCATCTCAATTCAATAGAGATGGTTATGGAAACAGCGACGTAGATTTGACGAATACGTCTGAGTCAATGGGCATTACTCATACCGCCGATTGTATATTAGGTTTGATTACGTCTGAAGACCTTGACGATCGTGGGCAGCTTATGATTAAACAATTGAAAAATCGTTGGGGTGACTTAGCACATTATCGAAGATTTCTAGTAGGAATTGATAGAGCAAAAATGAAAATTTATAATCTCGAAGAATCTGCCCAAACAAATATGATGGATGGTGGAAACAAACAACCAAAAGATGACGGTCCTGCTTTTGATAAAGGTGCATTTGGTTCAAGAATGGGTGGTAAAAAAACAGGACAGTTTAAAACCGACGGTCTTTTATAAATAATGTTAGAATATTAAACATAAAGGATAAGGTATACCTAGAATGATGAATTTTAAAGGCTACTTACAAGAGACATCGCAAAACATCATGTTAGAAGCCTCTTTAAGGAAAAATCAACAAGAGCTAAAAAACTATATAAAGAAAAAACTGAAAGGTGTTAAGTTCACTAATTCAAGCCGAGGCGCGTATCATATACGTTTCCCAATGAATGGAACGGATTTAGAACTTGCAAATATTTTTAGAAAATATGACTTGGAAATTCTTGAATATGATAAAGCGCCAATATCATCTAAATTCCCAACTTCAGTCTTAAGACTTACTAAAAATATTTCAACAGATCTTGTAGCTGGTACTGAAATACCTTGGGTAAATAACTCATCTGCTGCGGCCGTTACTGGTGCGCAGCTTTTTGGTAACAAAGATCTTAATCCTGATAGTTTAGGTTTAGCTGGCAAAACTTTAAAAAGTTCTCAGATTATAGCTGAAATTACACCATACTTACAAAATAAATACGATGCAAAAGTTGCAAACGAATTAATTGGCATGGCAGAGGCTGCAAGATCAGTTGGTTCAAAAATTGATTATACTAACTCATTTTCCAAGAAAGATCTTGCAAAGGTATCTGCTGACTTTGGCGAAATACTCTCTGCTATCTGGGCTGAAACCAATCTTTCATTCAAAGCATGCTACTTTCCTGTAGCAAGCAATGAAGCTCTAATTGATTTTTATGGAATGCGTTTAGGCATACCGTATCCAATATCAGTAAAATCTGGTGCTGGTGGTAAAGTTACTGTTCAGAACATCATAGATTCAATTAACAATAGATCAAAAACTGCAACAACTGCTGAATTGACAAACGAACCTTCTTTGGCAATATTTAAAATTGTAAATGATATGCCTATGAAAGAACAGATGTTTGAATTGCACAAATATATGAAAACCGAAGCAATAATATTACTTGCTAAGATTATGGATATTGATGTATCAAGTATCAATTTAAAAACTGTTCTCGATTTTGTAAACAGTTTTGAAGAACAGGAAGATCTGATAAAAACATTGGAACCATTTTGGTCACTATTGAATATGAATCTTACCGATAGAATTAAACAAGGTGACGATAGATTGAGATTGGTCTTATCTCCTTTAGGTGAATCTATTTGGAAAATTCTTAATAATGATCAAGAAATAAAAGATTCTTTAACACGAGTTGCTAGGCAAGTTGCGCTCATTCAGATTAACGTTGATGTAACAAGCAAACAAATCAGGTTTAAAAACAACAGATTTAAAGATGCATCATTTCAATTTGGCTGGGCTGGATATGCTGCCAAAAATAAATTGGGATTTAAAATGAAGGTTAAAAGATAACTATGCATGGGTTTATTTACAAAACAACGAACTTAATTAATAATAAACAATATATAGGTCTTTGTACTAGAGAAGATGACAATTATTTAGGATCAGGCAAGTTGCTCAAACAAGCAATAGCAAAATATGGCAAAAATAATTTTAAACGAGAAATATTAGAAATATCTGAATCATTTGACGAGTTATTAGAATTAGAAGAGTATTATATAGAAAAATTTTCAGCGGTTGAATCTCCTAATTATTATAATTTAGCTAAAGGTGGAAAGGCTGGTAACTCTAATCTTCTTAAAGAATATTAGGGATCCATGACAGAAGAAGAAAGAAAGACTGCTAGAAATTGGAATGGACATTTTATCAATAATAAATTTGAAGGGTATGACAATCCAGAATATAGAAAAAATATGTCCACTAGTGTTAAAAAGTCTTGGGATAACCATAGTGAAGAAGATCGTGAAGAAGATCGTAAAGAACGTGCTAGAAAATCAGCAGAAACATTTAAAAGAAACCGTACAGGGAAAGGGAAAAATAATTCAATGTATGGCAGGTCTGCTGTTAAAGAAAATAACTTAAAATGGTGCACAAATGGTTTTAAGACGATTTATGTTACAGAAGGAACTCAACCCGACGGGTTTATTAGAGGAAGGAAAATAAAATGATTCGGTTTAAACAATATTTAAACGAAAACAAGAATGGTAAAAATACCCACCTTCGTCATGCTGAAGATTCCGTTATTGATGGTGGAGTCAACGGTATAAGAAATGTGATAAATTATTTTAGAAGCTTACGTGATATGCTTTCTGGAAACGCAAGTGCGCCTATTAACTTGAGTGTTAAGTGGGATGGCGCACCAGCTATATTTGCCGGCATTGACCCATCAGACGGTCAATTCTTTGTCGCTAAGAAAGGCGTATTTAATAAGAACCCAAAGGTTTATAAAACCCAACAAGACATTGATGATGATTTAAGCGGCAGCCTTCGTGATAAATTTACGCTTGCCCTTAAAGAACTACGCAAACTTGGTATCCAAGGAGTTGTTCAAGGTGATTTCCTCTATTCGAGCGATGATATTGAAGAAGATACGATTGATGGAGTACCGCATATTACTTTCCATCCTAACACGATTGTTTATGCGATACCAAAAGAAAGCCAACTCGCTAAAACAATACTCAGATCCAAGATCGGTGTGGTTTGGCACACAACATACCGAGGAGATTCTTTTGAAACAATGTCAGCAAGTTTTGGAAAGGCGATTGCGTCAAATCTCGAAACAGTAAATAGTGTATGGTCTGTTGATGCTGTATTTGAAGATAAATCAGGATCAGTTACATTTACGAAACAAGAAACTGATGAAGTAAATGATTTAATATCAAAAGCAGGTAAAGTATTTAGAACTATTAAAAAACCTATATTGGCCGAGCTTGCGAATAATAAAGAATTGAATTTGCGTGTAAATACTTACATTAATAAGATGGTAAGAGACGGTGAACGTGTTAGTGATCCAAGATCATTTACAATGGGTTTAACAAGATTCATCGAAGATTATTATCAGGCACAAGCCGATAAAAGAAAAACTCCAAAAGGCAAAAATGCTCAGATGGATAAAAAGAATTCTGTATTATCTATGTTTGAAAAATATAATCAAAGAGATATTGAAAACGTTTTTATATTATATAACATCTTGGTTGATATTAAATTAGTCATCATTGAAAAATTAAACAAAGTAGATGGTCTTAAAACTTTACTAAAAACGAAAAATGGTTATGAAGTCACAGGTCAAGAAGGATTCGTTGCGATAGATCGTTACGGTAAAAATTCATTAAAACTGGTTGATAGGTTACAATTCTCTAAAGCAAACTTCTCATCCGAATATATTAAGGGCTGGCAAAAATGAGTAAGATGGATGAGCTAAAGAAACTCCTTGAAGAGGCGGTACAAGAAGAGAAAAGACGAAAGTTAACGATTGTTGAAGACGTACAGTTTTTAAATAAACCGTTAGAAGCACAAGAAGAATCTTCGGCTCATAAAATTGCTTCAATGCTAAATAAGAAAACATTTAGCGAAAATGCGGAATCGACTCGATGGAAAGATCCTCTTACTCCAGTTGATAAAAAGTTTGTAACGTTTAAAGAAATGAATGATCATTATGGCGCGTTTCTTCAAAGAATACAACAACAAATGTCGAGCATTGGCGGTGGCGGTGAAGTAAACTTAAGAGGTCTTGATGATGTAGATAGATACTCAATGCTACCTAATAATGATAGTCATATATTAGAATATGATGCAGCAACTAAGTCTGCCAAGTTTACAGATCGTGTTGGCCCAATTACGTATTTAAGATTTGACGAAACAATAGATGCAGATAATATAGAGCAGGCAGTTGGAACACTATCTTGGGATGTTAAAGACCAAACATTAAATTTACAGCACCCAAATGGCGTAAACCAACAAATCGGTCAAGAAGTTTATGCTTATGTTAGAAACGGTACAGCAAATACGATAACTAATGGTACTAGTGTAATGTTTTTCGGCGCTGGTAATGGCGGGCCTGGCGAATCAAAATTACTTGCTTTTCCTATGGTCTCAGATGGAACGTCTTCATCTATAAACGGTTTAGGTATTGCAACACAAGATATATTACCAAATGAAGATGGGCGTATTACCGTTTGGGGAAAAATAAGAAACGTTGATACTTCGCAATATTCGGTAGGAAATATACTTTATGGCGATCCTTCAATTTCGGGTGGTCTTACTAATATAAAACCAACCACACCAAATAATGTCACTCCTATGGGAACAGTGCTAAGGTCAGACATGACCCACGGGAAATTTTCGTTAGGCCAATTATAGAACAAAGATTAGACTATGGTACGATAATAAGTTCAAACACTCAAACACTAAATCTAGTAAATACAGCTCAAGAAATAGCATTAACATCATCACAAGATAATCTAAATATAGATATAGACCCTGTTTTCAATACCCGTGTTTTATTCGTACAATCCGGTTTGTACTCAATAAACCTTAACGCTCAAGTTTTAAGCACTAATTCTTCTGCAAAGAATGTGTATTTTTGGATAAGAAAAAATGGCGTCGATGAACAAAATACTAGAAGAACACTAACGTTGAATGGAAATTTAGTATATACTGATTTTAGTGTATCTTACAATATTAAAATAGAACAAGCTAGTGATTATGTTGAATTTATGTGGGCGGCGGATAATGATACTGTTGAGCTAGAAGCCGCCGCCCAAACAACATTTGCACCTTCTTCACCATCAGTGTTTATACACATTGACCAAGTTGTGTTATAAATAAATCCATATAATGGGAGTATATAATGAATATAGAGAAAAAGATAACTCATATTTGGATTGGCCCAAAACCTGCGCCAACCAAATGGATGAATACGTGGAAAGATAAACACCCTGATTGGGAATATAACATTTTTACAGATAAAATGTTAAAAGAACGAACTTGGATTAATCAGCATTTAGTTGATAAGTATTATAACGCAGGTTGTTATGCAGGTGCTCACGATGTTATTCGTTACGAGCTCATTAATGAACGTGGTGGATTTTGGCCATCAGCTGATTCTATTTGTTTGGAACCAGTTGACGAGTTATTTACAAGTCCACCTAATCACGCATACACAGTGTTTGAAAATGAAAAAGCAAAACCTGGGTACACGTCACCAATCCTTGCTGCAAATAAAGATAATGAAATACTAAGAATAATTATTTCAATTCTAAATAAATTACCCGCAAACCGACTAAATACATCACATCCGTATCTATTCACAGGAAACCATTTCTTATCTGAATTGTGGAAGAAAATACCTGACATTGATAATAAATTGACAAGATGGCCTTCTTATACACTAATACCTCAATGGTATGCAAAAGGATCAAAACGATATGATGGCCCAGGTAAGGTATACGCAGAACAATATTGGGGATCAACTGGGTTTGCATGGTTGAAAAAATATTCGGATGGTGTATAGTGATGAAAACAAAAGCATTCATATTAAAGATCGATGATAAACTATCAAATGAGTATGCAAAGGTATGTTCAGACTCCTGTGATGATGTTGGTTTAGATTGGGAATACTTTAATGGATATTCTAAAACGTCTGGCAAACATGCTTGGGCATTAACAGGAATTAATCTAACAAGAAGTGAGGGTCGGCCTATTCGTTTACCAGATGTAAAGAATATACCAAGAATTGAAAATCCACATGCCAGAGAAAAGGCAGAATGTTGCAGTGCAGGACATGCTGCCATTTGGAAAAGAATAGCAGAAAGTGATCTTGATGTTGGCGTTGTATTAGAACATGATGCTTATATGTATTATAATATAAATGACATTAAAATACCAGACGGTGTCATCGTTGTGTTAGGATACAAAACAAATGATCCAAATCGTTATGATCATAAGTTAGCAGGCAGGCCCAAAGAACTTATCGGTCTAAGAGGGCATGAAGGTGCTCATGCATATGCAATGACTAAAGGAACTGCACGTTTTTTAATACATGAAATAGAAACAATTGGCAGACTGGGTTGTGTTGATAACGCGTATTTCATACTTAATCAACGCAAAACGAAAGTTCCTTTAGCGATCGTATCTCCCACTCCAGCAGTCGGATGGTTAAGAGAATCGACAATATGGGATAAATCAGCAAATAGAAATTATCCTTTCATTCCATCCTTTCTTCAAAATTATAAATAGATCAAATATAATAAAGTAATTAAAGAGGCATTATCTTATGGACGACAAAAAACCAAATAATAAAAAGTCTATATCTCGTAAAGAATTTGATCCTAAAAAATATATTAATACTGAACCTAGACTAAACGAAGCAAAGAAGCAAGACCTTGCTGTTATTAGTTTTGGTCGTATGAATCCTATCACAATCGGTCATGAAAAACTCGTGAATAAAATAATTAGCATTGCTGGTAAAGAAAATGCTACTCCTATGATATTCTTATCGCATAGTAACGATGCTAAGAAAAATCCATTAACGTATGACCAAAAAATAAAGTATGCACAACGTGCGTTCGGAATCATTATTACTAAATCAAAGGCAAAGACTCCTATACAGGTTTTGGTGGAACTTCAATCCAAGTATAAGAATATCATATTCGTTGCTGGTTCCGACCGTGTAGATGCGTTTGATGATTTGCTAAACAACTATAATGGAAAAGATTATACATACGATTCAATTGAAGTTGTGTCAGCAGGTGAACGTGATCCTGACGCAGAAGGCGTATCTGGCGTGTCTGCGTCTAAAATGAGAGCATTGGCTGTTGATAATAACCTTGAAGAATTTACTAAAGGTCTTCCTAGAAAATTACAGTCAAGTGCAGAAGAGATTTTAGTCACTATACGTAAAGGTATGAATATTAATGAAGAAGTTATATATGAAGCGCTAACGAATGCACAGCGTAGAAAACGTGCAATTATTATGAGAAAGGCTGCACCTAAAATAAAGCGAGGTCGAGAAAGAGCTGCTAAGAAATTGGCAACTGGCTCTAAATTGAAAGACCGAGCTCGTAAACAGGCGATAAACGTGATGAAAGATAAATTTGCGAAAGAAAAATCCTTTAGTGAGTTAGGATATGCGCAAAGACAGCAAATAGATGATAAAATTAAAAAAATGCCAACAAGTAAAATTGATAATCTCGCAAAGAAACTGTTACCTTCTGTAAAGAAAAAAGAAAAAGAAAGATTTAGTAATAGAACAAAGAAAGAGAACATTAATATTGCGTTTGAGAATTTTTTAGAAGAAAGAGAAATATCAGAAGGTTGTACAGATATTAGTAAAGTTATGAAAAGACCACATTTGTTATTGACAAAAGACGGTGCAGTAAAATACGACAAGCGCTTTAAAATGTATAAAGCACGTAATAAAGAAGTTGCTGATATATTAGACAAAGAACAAGAAGTTTGCGAAAGTACAGGAGATGGTGTGTTAAATTTTAAAGATATAATTGAATTAGCAGAAAGCGTTGAAGATTTAGTCGAAGTTGCTAAGATTGCATGTTTAAAATGTGATGAAGTATCGACTGCAAAGGCATGGGCTAAGAACGACGATGTTTGTCCTAAATGCAAAAAGTCAACTCAAGGTGTTGCTGAATCTTTAGACGAAGCTATCAAAATTGGATCTAAAGTAAAAGTTAATAATGGCAGAAATAAAGGTAAATACGGAACAGTAACCGCTATTGAAAAGGACAATGTACACGTTGGCTTTGGTGGAAAGATTAGTGTTAACCAAGGATTCGGTTCAACTCAAGATTATCCTGATAGTTATTGGGTAAAAAGTAAATACATTGAAGAATCACTAGACGAAGCTAAAGGCCCAACCGATAAAGACGTTGATCTTATTATTAGAACCATGAAGGATTTTGAAAATGGCGTTCAAATTATGGATGCTAAATATGGCTTAAGCCGTTCTAAAGCACAAGGTTTAATGATTCAGAGAATGAAAGATACTAAACAGAACGAAGCTAAAGGTGATAAGCCATACGAAAAGTCTTTCTTTGGCGTGGGTGATAGTCGTACTGAAAAAGAAATAGTTGACCAAGTAAAGGGATTAACTGATAAGACACTGCAGATATGGGCAAAAGACTCAGTTGGGCGTTTTGGTTCTAAGATTGCAAAATTACAATCTAAGCTTGTTGCTGACGAAATGAAAAAACGCGGTCTATCAGAAGCAAAGAAAATGGACGATGATCCATGCTGGGATAGTCATGAAATGGTTGGCAAGAAACTGAAAGGTGGAAAGTTAGTACCAAATTGTGTACCAAAAGAATCTTTAGACGAAGCAATCAATAAAGATTCTCCTTTATATAAAGAATACGAAGGACTTAAATCTAAATCAGTCAAAGATCTAAGAAGAATCTATCAACAAAATAACCGTTTAGATACGAGTGGAATGGATCTTGGTGGTAAAGCAGATATCATTGCAACCATTTTACGTGATAGACATGGTACTAAACGTCTTAAGGTTTTATATAACGAATCATTAGAAGAAAGCAGACCATCTCTTAACGAAACAAAAAAGATTGGGACATATGTTGAAATAACAAAAGGCCCATATAAAGGAAAGCGTGGCACCATTCGTTCTATTCGACGTGGGGAGTATGGCAATCCTACCGCGCGCAAATTTTACTTAGATCTTGAAGACGGTAATGAAGCTGTCGCATATTCTCAAGAAACAAAGGTAATAAAAAGAATAGAAGAATCTTTAGAAGAAAAACGATTCTTCGATGGTGCAATTAGTTTTTATGCTCCTACTATTTCAAAGTTTTTAGATAAAGCAATATTTAGAAAAAATTATGAACAAGCTCTAAAAACATTATTTAATATGAACGCTAAAAATCCAAAAGATTTTAGCCGAAACCTTGTGAAAGCTGCTGGTGTATGGGATGTTAACGTTAGACGTCTGAGAAATATGTATGATGAAATTAAAGACAAAACGCAAACTGAAAGTCGTAAACCCGGGTTTAGGTATAGCGTATTAGATATAAAGAATAAAAAAATTATTAACGTTAAACTTACAAGGAATGCAGCTCAAAAAATAGTAAATAAAAATCCACAGGATTATATTATGGGGTCTTCAGATTGGATTGAAGATAAATTCAAATCAATGAATGAGGAAGGAGGTGCTGGTGATATCGGGACTAATAAACTAGTAAACAATTATAAAGACTCTACTCCTGGAGAAGGCAAAAAAACATTTAGTAAAATTAAAGAGTCGTTTGGCAAAGGCCGATGGAGTCAAAATAGTCTAAGAAACAGAGAACGCAATACTGGATTAGAAAAAGAGAATGATCCTAATTTTATACCAATTGCGAATAGAAAAGCAAAAAGTGTATTCAAACTTACTATTGATGGCAAAGTACTTAAGAATAAGGCTGGTGACCCAATGACTTGGTTTACGTCTGATTCTGCTAAAAAAGCTGCACGAACTATGATGAATAAATCTTTTAATAAAGGTAAACAATTTAGATTAGTAACTGAATCACTTAATGAAGACGATGCTAATTCTGAAAGTATTATAGGATTAACTAATGAATAAACATAATATAGAAGAAGCTATGTCTGACGGTATCGACAGAAGATTAAATAAATTTTCGTGGAAGTTTTCAGGCTATGGTAAACCAAGAGACATTCAAAAAAAAATTAGTTCTTTGAGTGACGACCAACTAAAAAAATTAGCAAAAACTGGTATACCGGATTATGAAGTAGGCGGATCTGGTAGTACAAGAGAATTTCAAATAAAGGTCATTGGACGAGAACTAAAGAAAAGATTTGGTTCGATTCCATATTATTTCGTCAAGGAAGCTACAGAAGTTGATCTTGATAATATAAATACAACAAATAATAAAGAACTTAAGGAAACAAAGATGTTAAATAAATCAATGAGTGAGTTAGTCGACTTATTCGTAAACAACGCTCTAACTGAACAAAAGTTAACTATTGATGTTGACCACACAGGCGATGGTATTAAAAACGCCGAAAGAAAATATGGTATTAAAATCAAACACAATGGTAAAAATCAAGCATTTATAACCGGCGATAAGAAAAGTTTATTAGCGTTTCTAAAGGGTCCAGAATATGACATGGACACAGATGATATTAAAGATTTTTTCCCAGAACTTTATGAAGGCAAAAAAGCACCAGTAACAAAAAAGCTTGATGACGGTGATGGAATGGATCCAGTTGGTAAAGGCGATGCCGATATTGACAACGACGGGGATGTTGATGATTCAGATAAGTATCTTAAAAATCGCCGTAAAGAAATAAGCAAGGCTATTAAGAAAGAAGATAATCTTTCAGAATCTGAATCTGTGGAACTAGCCAAATCAATTTATAAATCTAACAACAAGTTAGATCAAAAAGGTATTTTAGGTGCAATGAATAAGATGCTTTCCGCTGATAAAAATAACTCAAGAATTAAAGTAACACGCTTAATGAATGACGACGATTTTGTTAGTGATACTGTTTCAGCATACAATAGAATGAAAAACGAATCTTTTAATATTTCTGAAAGTTTTACAAAAGGCGATTCTGTTAAAATCAAAAACGCAAAGTCATATAACGCATTATCCAAAGATGAAGTGTCAGGTACAGTTATTCGTATGGACGGTGATAGGGTACAAGTCAAGGTTGGTACAGGTTCAATGACAGTCGATAAAAAAGATTTAATTGCGGAAGAAGTTAATTTATTTGAAGGGGCAATCGGTGATTATAAAGAGCTGATTAAATTTGCTAATTCTGGCGGTGGAGCTGATAAAGGTGATATGCTAAAAGCCGCAGCACTCATGGCAAAAGGTGATAAAGCCGCGTTCGAAAAGCACCTAAATGGCATGGATTCGTACCCAGCTGATATAGTAAAATCGTACATTTAAATGGGAGAAACTCCAATGATAATAAAAATAATAAATTTATTTAAAAAGATATTTGGTTTAGATAAAAAAGCTAAAGATAATGAAAAGAAGGCTACTCACAACAGTGGACACAGTAGCCGAAATACTGCAGTTAGGAAAGAGAAATAATTATTATGATAGCGTTCTGATTTTTTCTAAGTATTAAATAATAATAATAACTAAGAAGAATAAACATGGTAACGTTAAACAAAATAATATATGATATTAAAGTTGAAAATAACAAATCTGTCTCAATTGATGAATTGGTAGATGGTATATATGTATTCAGGATTATAGAAGAAGGTATTGCCGATAAAGATAATCTTTTGATGAGTTGTCTCGTAAGAGATGAAGGTAATGGCTCGTGCTCGGCGCATGCGCTAACGAAGGAGGATACATGCAAACCTAAGGATGGTATTAAAAGAATGATATATATGAAAAGTCTTTTTGAGTGTCTTAATTTTGATATAATATACTTTAAAAGATCGTTAAATGGTAAAACTAGAAAAATTGTTATAAATAAAAACAATGCAAAACAAATGAGAGAATTTTATGAATAGTATTAAGTCTAAACTATTTTTATTAGCAATTGCTTTATTGTGGTTAAGATTAATCTTAGCCGAAGTAGAAACAATACCATGTACCATTGCACTTTTATGGAAAAAAGATAAAGAATATAAAAGATACGTGTGGGGTATATGGATTGGACAAGATCAATTGGTAAATAGGACGTTAGGTGGAAATCCTGACGTGACTGTTTCTAGTAAAGTTGGATACTTATCAAATAAATTCGGAAAACACAGTAATACGCCATCCATGACTGCAAGAGCAATGGAGAAATTCATTGATTTTGGTTTTAAGAAGCTGGCAGGACAGGATAACCACTGCGACGAATCGTTCGAAGCAGATGAAGAACACTATTCATATTTTTGGAGATAAAAGAAAATGAATTTACAAGATTTCGATACCCTTGCTATTGCTCGCGGTGAAACACAAATCAAATATAGTCCAATTAGTCCTGGGAAGGCTGGGCAGTTTTTTGGAACGACTGGGATGTTATCAAAAATAGAAGCAGAATTTACTAATCCAACGTTAGTGCAACTTTTACCTTCTTTACCGCCAACTACAGTTGGCGAATTATGTCGAACTATTATAAAGAGTTCTGAAACCATTGGTTTCGCTATTGACCCGAATACTCCTGAAGGGGATTTAAATAGAGCAGGTGCAGCTATTCTTGTAAATGAAGGTATTATTTCACAAGGTTTAGTTGATGCTTTCTTTGGTATAGGAGAGACAGTTACATATCCGTTTGCTAATAAAACAGAGTATGATTTTGCTATTGCGAAAGGCACAGTGGATAGAGTTGTATTAACAAAGACGGCAAACGGTGACTCTGTTATAATTCAAACATCAGCAGAGTGCGAATTACATTCTCCTAGAATAACTAATCAAGCTGGTACTATGATTACGAGATTTTTTAATGTTTCGAAAGTAGGGTTTTATACTCAGGTAATACCAAATGAATATAAGGGTCAGACACTATATGTAGATAACGCTTTTAATGTAGTGACATAATTATAATGGAATATTATTTAAAGTTAAGAGGTGGTAATTCAGTATTAGATATAGCATCCACTACTTTAAGTGCTATAAATAGCGACACTTTTAATATTGTATTAGATGGCTTATTCTACGAGAATGGTAGCACTTACCCAGTAATATGTGCTTCAAACACTTCTATTAGCGGATTGCAGTTCATTTCTTCTTCTTTATCCGTCACAAACATCAATTCTGTCAGAATTGGTTACACCAATACTACATATGATTTAAATACAACTGTAGATTTATCAGTTAGAAGAACAATTGAAATATCAGCAAGTAACTCATTAATTACTATAAGAGTTGATGGCAATATAGTTGTGTCTAACATACCATTCCAAACAGATAGTGTTAATTCTTTATTAAGACTTGGTAATACATCTAACGGAAGCGCCTTGTGCGATTTATACGGGTTTTCAATTACTAAAAATGGCGTATTATTGAATGATTGGCAACCATCGTTATCTGCAGCGACGGGTGATATACTTTTTGACTCAACTGGCAATAGTAATATATTAATACTAAATTCAATTCCAAGCGATGATAGTAAGTGGGTACTCGGCGCGTTTGATCTTGATGTATTAAACTGGCCAAAACGAGCCGAAATAACAAAAAGATCACCGTCATCATCTATTAATAGTTTTACGGCTGTCGTAACTGAAAAAGATTTGCCAGGAGAGATCTTTGACTTAGCAGAACAGTCTGATGTATATCTTAAAGTTAATCCTAATAATACTAGTGCTAATATATTTATAGACACAGGTTTATCAAGTCCACTCGCGAATCAAAAGGTAGAAGTTAAATATAAAATAGGATTTGATGAACCGGTATTCGATTATCCTGGTGTTTTTTCTAACGCAAGATTGATAACTGTAGGCGATACTTCAAAAGGTTTTGAGTGGGGTACATCTTGTACTATACAAGATTCAGCACCATATATACGTTTTGCTGAACACAATAATATCCTTGAGAATTCTACTATTACTTCATCTGACGTATATGAAATTTCCGTCGTGAGAGAACCAAATGCAGCAGATATAACACTAACAGAACTCACCAGAAACGAAGGCGGTATATTTGCGGTAGAAGACTATACAAATTCTGTTTTTGGTGCCCCAGTCACTCTTAGTTTAGGCGGTGATTTTAGTGGCAGGTCAAGAAATTTTAATTTTTATTATTGCGAGATATACTATGATGATGTTTTGGTATCGAGAATAAGTGCTGGAGACTTCGATGCTAATAATGTAGCTTTAATAGATAGTGTAAGTAATACAAGTTTCCCATTACCACAGCCAGCTTATTCTGCTAGTAGCTTAAGGAGCACTAACACTGGTAGTGATATAAGATTATGTTTAAATCGCGACGGTACAGGGCAGTTACCAATAGAAATAGCCGAATTTAATACAGTTACCAGAAAGGCGACAATTTGGACAAGATTTGATGAACTATCAAATGGGAAATCATTTTGGATTTTTTACGGTAATATTGGTATAACTGGGTTTAAACCTTGGGATACATATGGTGAGAATAATGTATGGCAAGATTCTGTTTTAAGATCTGGCCCTATATTAGAAGAAATAGATTCAACTGCGACGTATGCACCATCAGTTACAGGTAACGTAACTGTAACCGATGGCAAGTTTACCTTAGGCGCATATATAGAAAACGGCGTAGTAACGTACCCGTCAGAAGTAGTTTCATCAAGAAATTTCTCAATATCGTTATGGGTTCGAACACAAGATTCAAACTCGACAGGATATATTTTTACAGATGGCGCAAACGTTAATAACATTTTTGCTGAATTTTTACCAGATGGTATAAGCAGCTCAATTGGTACCGGTACAACAGTAGTATCTTCAGACTTTAACGGTTTAATAGTCAAACAAGAATACAATCATTATGCATTTACCCATAGCAATGATGGCACATATTCAATATACGTAAATGGTAATTTGGTTGGATTTGGTTTAAGTAGCCCATTTACGTCGCTAAGTGAAAATCTTTCTATAGGAAATAACACTGCGCTAAGTAGAGATTTAATTGGATCTATAAGTGATTTGGATGTAAGGAATTACACTAAAAGTGACGTTCAAATATTAGAGGAATATAAAAACCAATCGGATCCAGCTAGTTTTTGGGTTTCATCTACGCCAGAATCAACTTCGCTAACTGGAATACAATTAAGCGAATTCTTAAGAAGATTTGAATTAGAAGGCATAGCACCTAGCAACTCAGTAGAAGGATTGCCTGTATTAATTACCGAAGATAATTTACCATCAGAATTTTGGGATATTACTGAATCTGGTGAAAATTATCTACAGTTTGGTGCAGGATCTGGTATACGTATAGAGAAAGAAACTAGATCAACTAATGTTGCATATATATTTGATCTTAAGATTAATACGTCAGATTTGGTATTTACGACCAGTCAAGCTTCATCTGTCTACACATTTATACAATTAAGTATAAACAGTAACGGTAGTTTTCGAGTTACATCTCTTTTAGATGGTACTTCATATGATATAACGTCATCAACTGGACTTTTTACAGCTGGTGAGAAAATAACAGTAGATTTTCGCCTTTCATTTGATACACAAACAAGTTATGAGTTATATTTAAACAATATTTTAGTTCTAAACAGCGCTAATATTGGTAATGTTCTTGACCCTCAATGGAATCTTATTAACGCCTGGCACCTTAATGCTTTAAGCACGTCTAATGGTTCACTTACTTATAGTATTTCTGACGCAGATTTATACAGGCTTAATGTATACACAGTAAGCGGCGGACTATTAAATAATCTATTAAAAGACTATGATCCAGCCGTATCAACTAATCAAACTTTAGTTGATGTTGCCGGAAATGCTAATATTGCACTAACTGCATTCCCAGGATTTGAGCAACAGCAGTACTTATTTCAGAGCGAAGGCGGTGGCGATTTACGTATATGCGAAAATAGAGATGGCACAAGAAGACTGCCGATAGATATAGTTAAATTTAACACAATTAATCGCACCGCTGAGATTTGGGTAAGATTTCCAACATATTCAACAATTGATAGAAATATATGGCTATTCTATGGAAGAGAAGGTAGTGTACAACCTTTACCTAATGCACAATACGGCAAATACGAAGTTTGGCAGGAAAGATACCAAAGATTCAATTTAGACGAAACTTCAGGCGTAATTGCTAGTAGTAGCACAGGAACAAATGATGCAACTTTCAATTTACCATTACCAAGATTAGGTCCAAACCAAGGCCAGTTATTCATACCAGAATCTGGGGATAGCGGTGTCATAAATCTTGGATCAAACGATAATTTAAATACATCACAGTTTACTTTTTCTGCAACTATAAGACCAAATTCGTCTCTATTAAACAGACAAATATTGAGTTCTGACAATTCAGTGGCAATTACAGATAGATTTTGGCAATGGTTCTTAACTGATACAAATTTTATTAGTATTATTGTGTGGTCTGGCAGTAGTATAATAATACAAGAGACTGGTACAATATCTCTTACGGATAATGTCACTCATAAAGTTGATTTCGTATACGATGGCTCTGCTTACAAAACATACGTGAATGGTGTGTTAGATATAAATCAGACAGATTCAAGACTTATGTCGGTTGGCGGCATAGGAAACACTGATTATTATTTGGGATCTAGAGGATTTCAGGACGGTAGTAATCCAGGGAGTGAAGATGATTTTGCTGGAGAAGTATTTGACGCAGAGATATTGTCTGGTATTTCAAAACCTATTGAATACATAGAAGTAGAATCAGCTAATATACTTTCACCATCAACATTTTGGTCTGTAAATTCAGCACCAGAAGACGCGTTTGATAGAACACCACCAGTGATTACAGTATCAGGTGACCCAATCACCTTTATTGGTCAATTTGGGTCGTTTACACCTTTCACGTTCTCCGCAACTGACGATTTTGATGATGATGCTGAAATAACTAGTAGAGTTGTAATTACTGGCGAAGAATTAGTTAATACTAATGTCGTTGGTTCTTATATAATAAGATATAATGTAAGTGATATAGTTGGTAATCAAGCTCAAGAAGTCATTAGAACTGTTGTTATTACAGATATAACACCGCCTGAATTAATTGTAGAATTTGAAAATAACCCAGTTATTGTAAGAGAGTTTGGTTCACCTAAACCTATTATAAACGCACTCGCGACAGATGATATAGATGATGATGCTGAAATAACTAGCAGAATACAAGTCACTGGGTACGACGATGTTAATATGAATGTTATTGGATCTTATGAGGTAAGATTTGATGTAAGCGATTTAGCTGGTAATCAAGCTCCAACCCAAATTAGGACAATACAAGTAATAGATACGATAGGCCCTAATTTAACTATACTACCACAAACAACACAGACTATAAGACAGTTTGAGTCTCCACCAGAATGGATTATAATTGCAAATGATGACTATGATGGGGCAATTGCCACATCTGAAGTTATTATAGGTGGAAATTTAAATGTAAACGTGGCTGGTACATATACTGTAACCTTTATAGTGGCAGATTCTTCTGGTAATTTTTCTGAAGAAATTTCTAGAGAAGTTATAGTTCTTGACGCGCAGGCGCCAACTATCACTGTTTTTGGTAACGAACCGACTGTTATAAATGAAGGAGATACTTTAGCAGAATTTGGTTATGAGGCTTTTGACAATATTGATGGTAATATCACTGCCAATGTAAGTGTTAGTGGATTTAACGAAATTGACACAAATCAAGTAGGTGAATATCAAGTAATTTATAGTGTAACAGATTCAGCAGGAAATGTTGGTGTTACAATACGAACAGTTATAATACGTGATGTAACTAAACCTACACTTGAAGTGAATGGTAAAGAAACTACGATAATTCGCGAAGGATCAACATTCGTACCATTTATACCAACCGCGTTTGACGACGTTGATGGCGATATCAGTGCAAACGTTATAGTTGGCGGTGATACGGTTAATACCACAGTTCCTGGCACATATATATTAACATTTAATGTTTCGGACAGTGCAAATAACGCTGCCGATGAGGTTGTAAGAACTGTTATAGTAAGAGATAGATCTGTACCAATTATAACTTTACCACCTGAGTTTGGTGATGTAGTAAACATTGACGAAGGTGATCCAATACCTGATTTCAATGCACAAGCTTTTGATGAAGAAGATGGCGACATAACCAATGATATTGTAGTTGATGGATTATCCTTAGTTGATGTAAATACGCCAAATTCATATCCAATAACTTTTACAGTTTCAGATTCTGACGGTAATCAATCGGACCCTATTACTTTAACGTTAATTGTTAACGATATAACACAACCTGAATTTTTTGTCATATCAGGGCAAAACCCTGTTAACGTTGAACAATTTGGAAATATTCCACCGTTTGAATTGGGTGCGTTTGATAATGTTGATAATATAATAAGTGACAGAATACAAGAATCTGGTCTTAACGATATTAATACAGATATTGTAGGCACGTATGAAGTATTATATAGTGTAACAGATGTCGCTGGAAATAGCGCACAGTACATAAGAATAGTAAATGTCCTCGATGTTACTAGGCCAACCCTTACTGTGACTCCGACCACAAATATAATTGAAGTTTTTGCTAAAGAAGATGAACCCCAATTCGTAGCAACCGCGATTGATGAAGTTGATGGTGATATATCAGATAGAGTTGTCGTGACTGGATTTGTAGATATGAATACACCGGGTGTTTATATTTTACAGTTTGACGTAACTGATAGATCTGGAAACGCTGCGTTTCCATCTGTGCTTAGAGCTGTTAGAGTTCTTGAATCACCGGTTCAAACAATTGTTACATCACAGGCTCCAGACGCCAAGCCAGTAGCGACAAGTATAGTTGTTGGTGAAGATTGGGATGTATTAATATCAGTTCCAAACTACGAAGTTCCTGAGTTAATATTTGGTGGTTCAACAACAGTAGAAACAGGCGTTGGTGAAGTTATAAGTCCACTTATGTGTTGCAATATAACAGCTAATACCGAAACCGTTGATGTTGAAGTTTACAGGTTAGCAGAAGATACAAGATACGGATTCGTATCTGGATTGGCCATTCCAGGTTTTGATACTATACCAATTCCAATGAACGGACAATTTTTCAAATCTGGAGATTTGCTTGAAATAAGAAGTAGTGCGAATGGGTCAATTCACGCGATCATATCATATACACTAGGCCAATCCGAAGAAGACGATGTTTAATCTTCTTCGGATCATTCAATTGATAAATAGTAATTAATAATAACAAAAAGAGGAAATGCTAATGGCATCTTGGGGTAAAACAGATACACTTGCAGACACACCAAAATATTTAACTAGCGCTGAGGCAGCTGATGCAATATTCGTTGACACTACTGAGGCAAAAGTTGCTTCGAATAGATCAAAGGGAATTAAAACTCCTGGTTGGAATACTTATACTGAATATACTGACCAAAACGGTAACACACGCAGAAAGGTCGAAAATCTTGTCGTGATGAAGGTTGCTGCCGTAGACGCAGGTGATCTTGGTGTAACAGGAAACACAATTGATGAAGATTCTATTGTGGCTGATAGTTAATAAATAAACTATGATAAAGCGATAAGATAATAAATATGAATTTGACGGATGATACCTTTCTTTTATACGCAATGAAGCATTACGATAATCCTCATTGTACCGATATTTCAGAATTTGAAGATGATCTAAAAAGATTTCAATATATTAGGAAACTCTTTGGTCGGTATAGGCAGGAAAACGATTTAAAGGAAAGGTTGATTCTTAACCATCTTATAGTTATTTACAATGTATTTGGACACGAGGCAACTGAAATGTTATTTTTTAGATTACACGAATATCATGAATTCTTGAGACCATTTATAGAATATTTAAACTTTATGCCTAATGTTGTTAGTTATGATAATATACAAATTGCAGCGGAATCAATTGTACCTGACGAATATATTGTAAATATACTAAAAGGAATATAAAATGATAGATCTATTTTTAGTCTATAAATTTATTCGAAGACTTGCAGAACCATTCATTAAATGGGATGCGTTTAAAGAAGGAATTATCGACAAAAACGGTAATATACTTATAAGTCGTAAAAAATTAAAAACAAGAAAACAGAAAGATGCTTTTGGTGTATTTGATTTAATGATTCTCAATTTAAAGAAACTGTTATCAAAGGTACCTGGCGGGCAATCTAAATTAGCTAGTTATGCGTCTGCTCTATGGTTAATACGAGAATGGAATCACTTTACGAATGGAACATTATTAACTGAAGAAGTGACAGATAAACAGATAGAAGAATCAGTTACTATATTCAATAACCGATATGGTAATTATATCACAGATCAAAAAAATGTCAATAGTTTTTTTGATCTAAATGAAAAAAAGTATATCGAAGAAGAACCTGTTGTAAACAACGTTGGATCTGGTAATATTGCTGGTGTTGACCCTGATGGAGAACCAGTGTTTACGAAGATTCAACAACATAAATATAGGAAAAAGAATCTAAAAGATCTAATGAGTAGAAAATGAACGAGCAAACGCGCAAAAATATATATGAACAGTTGAAACTAGATGAAGGTGTTGTCCATGAAATATACCTAGATCACTTAGGATATAAAACATGCGGGGTTGGGCATTTAATTGTTGAAGGTGATGATGAATATGGGTTGCCTGTAGGAACACCAATTACAGAAGAAAGAACGTTTGAATTATTTAATAAGGATTTAGACTTATATATTTCTGAATGCAATATTTTATATGGAACGTTCTTTTTTGATACACTGCCTGAAGAAGTAAAAGAGATTCTAGTGAACATGATATTTAATTTAGGTAGAACGAGATTATCAAAATTTAAGAAAATGAATAAAGCAATTTTTAGTCTTGATTGGAAAAATGCAGCTAAAGAAGGAAGAGATAGTCTTTGGTATAATCAAGTAACAAACAGGGCCGAGAGACTAATGTCTCGATTAGAATCTGTATAAATAATCAATTAAAATTAATTAGGAGAACAATATGTCTTTAGAAAAAATAATACAATGCGCAATTAACAATGACGCCATTCAAATGCAAGAAGCATTCGAAGAAGAAATTACCGAAAGAGTAAGAGACGCTCTAGAAGAAAAATATAAGAAAATGATGAAGAAAGAAGATGAAGAAGAAGATGATGAAGAAGATGAAGATGAAGAATGCTAATAAAGTATTAGTTTAAACTATGGATAAGCGAGATGGTCGTCTTATTCAGAAGCTACGGTAGATGATTACGAAATATGCATATTAGTTCTATATGAAGGAGACGATGAAGCCAGTGAGTCGAGCTGTAATAAAAGGAAAAGAGTAGTAACTATATAATAATAGTTTAAGGAAGTTAAATTGTCGAATAATAACTTAGATCAAAATACAATGAAATTGGATTTTGTAACAATATTTACTATTATTATAACAAACATCGTAACGCTATCTGGATCTTTTTTGGCTTTTAAATCCAATAATGATCAAACACAGACGGCCTTTGTCCAAACAACACTAAACCAAGTTCAACAACAAAGTAAAGAAATTGTTGAACTTAGGGGTTTATTGTTGAGTGCACAAATAAAAATAATTGATCTTGAATCGCAATTAAGATCAAATGTTAATGCGAAAGAATTATTAGGAGAATTTTTAGACGTTTTACCTTTCCCTGCGTGGGTTAAACGGTATGATGAAGAGAGTGGCCAGTTTATTATGATTTTATTAAATCAACAGTATACGGCAAGTTTTGGGTATACTGAAAATCAATATATAGGTAAGAGTGATTTTGATATACATAACGCAGACCTTGCTGAAAGCTTCATGAAAGCTGATCTAAAAGTTTTGAGATCCGGTTTGCCTAATATTTCTCACCAAAGTGTAGTAAATGCTTTTGGTATAAAAAAATATCTGTATGTGTATAAGTTTATAATTTATTTGCACGATGGTTCTATTGGTATAGCTGGTGTCGCAATTGATATTGAATCTGCCAGTAATTCATATAGTGAGGAAAAATAAAAAATGCAATGGTCTGATATTAAAGATGTAGTTGGTAAATTTGCGCCATTAGTAGGAACAGCCGTCGGTGGTCCTGCCGGTGCAGCAATAGGCGCAATGGTCTCAAATGCATTAGGTGTTGATAATACTCCTAGTGCAGTTGCGCAAGCATTAAAAACTGACCCGGAAGCTGCAATCAAATTGCGCAAATTTGAGCTCGATAATGAAGCTGATATTAGAGAGCATGCGTTTAAAGTTCTTGATGTTGAACTAAAAGATAAGCAGAGCGCTAGAATAGCACATAAACATAATCCTATGCCAATGATAATATGTTGTGCTTTAACACTCATGGTAGGAGCTGGCGCATATTTATTATTTACTCTTGAAATACCAGACACAAATAGACAAATATCATACCTGTTGTTTGGTACTTTACTAGCGAAATGGGGTGACTCTATTGCGTATTGGGTTGGAACTACTCGCTCAAGTAGTGAAAAAACAATGATGATGAAATAATAAGTTGACATACTAGTCTAACTGTATTATAATAAGTACAACAAAAGAATCAAATATTATATAGAAAATAAGTTAATTAATTATTGACATGTACAGTTGTATTTGATATAATAGTCTATTATAATATTAATTAATTGAGAAGTAATGCATGATTGACTTTGTAGAAGTAAAGTTCGCTCAGATGCTAGCAGGACGTTTAGATAATTTCAGAATTAAATCAACAAGCCCATACAGAATCAATTTTAGGTGTCCTTTATGCGGTGACTCTGACAAGAGCCGATCTAAGTCTCGTGGATGGCTCTTAGAAAGGAAAAATAAATTTCATTATTTTTGCCACAATTGTGGTGAAAGTCATTCTTTTTATGATTTTTTGAAAAGCCAAGATGTTATGTTACATAATGAATATATTGCCGAAAAGTTCCTTAGCAAAAATGAGATAGCGAATACAGAAATAAAAAGAGAAATAACAAAGGACATGTTCACCTCACCTATATTTAATAAAAAAGATCATCCACTAAAAAAACTCAAAAAGGTAAGTCAGCTCGAATGGGATCATCCCATTAAAAAATACGTAGAACGAAGAAAAATACCACCAAAACAACATTATAGAATGTATTTTGCAAACAAGTTTATGACTTGGATTAATACGATTATACCAGACAAATTTCCTAATATTAAAAAAGATGAACCTAGATTAGTCATCCCTTTCTTTGACGAAAATGGAAAAATGTTTGGTGTATCTGCTCGTGGATTTAATCCGAACGGATTAAGATATATAACTATAATGTTTGATGAAAGGCCGAAAGTATTTGGTATAGATACAGTTGACTTTAATAGAGAATATTTTATTCTTGAGGGCGCGTTGGATAGTATGTTTATAGAGAATTCAGTTGCAATGGCCGGAGCTGATGGTAATATCGGTGGATTTCAAAACATGGAAAATGCAGTGTATGTATTTGATGCAGAACCACGTAATAAAGAAATACATAAAAGAATGGAAAGGATTATAAAGGCTGGATATAAAATATGCATATGGCCAAAAGATGTTCTTGCGAAAGATGTGAACGAAATGATTTTAGCAGGTGTGGAAAATCCACGAAAATTAATAAAAGAAAATACATTTAAAGGTTTAGAAGCACAATTAAAATTTACAGAATGGAGAAAAACATGATTAGTATGATATTAGCAATGGACCTTGAAGGTGGTATTGGTAAAGATGGTACATTACCTTGGCACTACTCAGAAGACTTAAAAAGATTTAAAACATTAACAAAAGATAGTGTTGTTGTAATGGGCAAGAAAACATGGAATGATCCAAAGTTTCCTAAACCATTAAAAGATAGACTCACTTTTGTTTTTGCAAGAGATCGTGATACCGTAATAGAACCACAGCATATCGACGGAATTTTAGAATGTGATCCTATTGAAATGCCGCGAATAATTGCATCTCTAAAAGACATTGGAAAACCAGTATGGGTTATTGGTGGTGCAACTCTATACAATGAAATGTTGCCGTACGTTGATAAAGTTCATTTGACTTTAATTAACAATACACATCAGTGTGATACATTTTTTGATACTGAAAAGTTATATGATAATTTTATGTTAGTCAGAGAGAATAACTTTGAAGATTATTCCTTCTTAACATATTCAAAGGTGAAATAGATGGATAGACAATATAAAGAAATGTTAGCATACGTGCTACACAATGGCGATTATAGAAAAGACCGAACTAGTGTTGGCACAATTAGTGTATTCGGATATGAAACAAGATTCGATTTAAGTAAAGGATTCCCTGCAGTTACAACTAAAAAATTAGCATGGAAATCTGTTGTAAGTGAATTACTTTGGATGTTAGAAGGTTCACAAAACGAAAGAAGACTTGCTGAACTTTTATATGGTGAACCACGTTCATTATTATCAAATAAGAAAACAATATGGACAGAAAACGCCGATAAACAGGGTAAAGAGCTTGGTTACGCAAATAACGAACTTGAAAAAGGATTAGGCCCAGTTTACGGCTCACAATGGCGTAATTGGTATAATGGCGAAACAAACAATTATTATGACCAAATTAAAGACTTAATTTGGAATCTTAAAAATGATCCACGTTCTAGGAGACATATATTAACGAGCTGGAACGTTGGTGAAATTGACCAAATGGCATTACCACCGTGTCACTTCGTGTGCCAATTTCATGTTATGAATAATAAACTAAGCTGTAAACTTAATATGAGATCTAACGATCTATTTTTAGGAGCACCTTTTAATATAGCAGGATATGCATTATTGACTCATATCCTAGCAAGAGAATGTGGATTTGAAGTTGGTGAACTTGTCTATTCAATAGGTGATGCGCATATATATAGTAATCATGTTGAACAAGTACAAGAGCAATTAAAACGAGTACCTTACGACATACCAACATTACAAATTGACAAAAACTTCGATTTGCAAACTGGATTAAGTAAAGGGTTTAGCAATAAAACAGTTGACATGTTTAAGTTAATAGATTATAATAGCCATCCAGCAATAAAAGCACCAATGGCGGTATAAACAAATTGGAGAATAAATGAGTACAATAAAAGTAACGAAACGGGCAGGGCATCAAGAGCCTTTTGATATTGAAAAAGTGCATAAAGTACTTGAATGGGCTGCCGAAGGTCTTACTGGTGTTTCTATATCAGAAGTAGAACTGAGAGCAAATCTACAATTATATGATGGGATACCAGCATACGATATCCATGAAGTATTGATAAAAAGCGCAGCTGAATTAATATTAGAAAGTACTCCAAACTATCAATATCTTGCTGCAAGGTTAATTAATTATAAACTACGTAAAGAGGTATACGGCCAGTATGAACCGTGGTCTTTATCACAGATTATAGATTTCAATGTTCAGATTGGGGTATATGATGACCAGATATTAGAAAAATATACTCAAGAAGAAATAGAAAAGTTAGATTCTTATATTAAACATGATCGTGATGCAGAATTTACTTATGTTGCAATGGAGCAAATGCGTGGTAAATATTTAGTACAGAATCGCAAAACTGAAACTACATATGAGACACCACAGGTTCTTTATATGATGGTTGCGGCAACATTGTTTTCAGAATACCCGCGAGAAACAAGAATACGATATGTTAAAGATTTCTATGATGCAACATCGCAGTTTTTTATATCTTTACCTACACCTATCATGGCCGGCGTTCGTACATCTATTCGTCAGTTTAGTTCTTGTGTATTAATTGAATCCGGTGATAGTCTTGATTCAATTAATGCAACTGCGTCAGCTATCGTTAAATATATTTCAAAGAAAGCAGGTATTGGCATAGGAGCAGGTCGCATTCGCGCGATTGGTTCAAGTATTGGCGACGGTTCAACGATACATACTGGACAAATACCATTCTTAAAATATTTTCAATCGGCAGTTAAGAGTTGCAGTCAGGGTGGCGTTCGTGGTGGCGCAGCAACTACGTATTTCCCAATATGGCATAAAGAATTTGAAAACCTTGTCGTATTAAAGAATAACAAAGGTACTGATGAAAGTCGAGTTCGTCAAATGGATTATGGTTTTCAATTCAATAAACTAATGTATGAACGTTTATTATCAGGTGGTGATATTACATTATTCTGTCCTAATGATGTTCCTGACCTATATGACGCGTTTTATGCCGACCAAGAGTTATTTGCAAAGCTTTATGTTAAGTATGAAAAAGATAAATCAATTGATAAAAAGACAATGAAAGCAATGGATGTATTTGTTCAGTACATATCAGAACGTAAAGACACTGGCCGCATCTATTTGCAAAACGTTGACCATGCGAATGACCATGGTTCTTTTTTGCCTAACCTTGCACCAATTCGCATGAGTAACCTTTGTTTGACATCTGACACAAAGTGTGATATAATGGTAGATGATGTTCCGATGTGGGGAATTCCTATTACAGAAGTTATTGAATATGTTAAAGGACTAAAATACGTTAAGATTAGTTCATACGATATTGACAGTGACACTTATGTTTATAAGTCAGTTACCGATGGTAAAATGACTGGACAAAATCGTGAATTGCTTGAAATTGAAGATGAGGCGAGTGGTTATAAAATTACTTGTACACCTTGCCATTTAGTATACACAAAAAATCGTGGTTATGTTGAAGCAGGTAAATTAGTTGAGACTGATGAACTTTTGTTACAATAATTAATTATGTTTCGTAGGTAGAGAAATTTCATAAATTATAAATAAAATTATAACGAAATAAATCTACTTACGAGGCAACTAAATGTTTATTGTATACGAACATACTAATTCTATTAACGGTAAAAAATACGTGGGATATACGTCAAAAACTATTAGCGAAAGATTACACAAACATTATACAAATGCAATGGGCGGAATGGATAATCATTTTTATAAAGCAATACGCAAATATGGTTTGGGTGTTTTTGAATCTAAAATAATTGGTGAATATCTTACAAGGGAAGAAGCAAAGACTAACGAAATTCGCTATATCGAAGAATGTAATTCTTTTAAAGAAGGTTACAATATGACAAAGGGTGGAGATGGTGGTTGGGTTGTTCCTGATGAAAAATACGATTCTTGGGTTCAGAAAATATCTGAAACGAGTACAATGGAAAATAATAGTAGGTGGTCTGGTATAAGCGATGATAAAATACTTGAACTTGCTAGAGAATATTATTTAGAATACGGTCATCAAATGGGTATTAAAAAGTTTATGGATTGGGGTAATGAAAATCATTCAATACCAAAGTCCTTTTCAAAAAATCGATTTGGTGGAAAAACTCTAAAAGAATCTTATTGTGAAAAATATAATATTGACCCTAAAGAAATAAGATATGTTAAAACAAAAGAACACAAGGAAAGTTTGTCTACTGCTGGTACTGGTAAACATTGGTACTATAATGATCAAACTAAAACTAATAAACAATTTTTAACTCCACCAAACAATGAGTGGAAACTAGGACGAATTACATGGGAATAAAAATTACGAAATTAACACGCAGAGAAGATGTATTTGACATAACAGTTGAAGGTACACATAACTTCTTTGCAAATAATATATTAGTACACAACTGTGCTGAAGTTGACTTGCCAACTAAACCATTAAGCGATATTAATGATCCCGACTCCGAAATCAGTTTATGTACGCTTTCAGCAATAAATTGGGGTTTAATAAATGATCCTTCCGAATTTGAAAAGTACTGTGACTTAGCTGTTCGCGCTTTAGACGAATTGCTGGATTATCAAAAGTATCCTGTTCTTGCTGCTGAAAATTCAACAATGAATAGACGTCCACTTGGGGTTGGTATAATCAACCTTGCTTATTTTCTTGCAAAGCGCGGGCTTAAATACGATTCTGAGGCATTAGCGACAATTGATGAATACGCGGAAGCATGGTCTTATTATCTGATTAAGACAAGTGCAAACCTTGCAGCCGAAAAAGGTAAAATTCCTCTTAATCATGAAACGAAATACGGTCATGGTATTCTTCCAATTGATACATATAAGAAAGATGTTGACGATTTAACTCAACGTATTGAAAGAATGGATTGGGAAGGGTTACGCAATCAATTAAAAGAAACTGGTATTCGTAACAGTACTTTGATGGCTCTTATGCCTGCTGAATGCCAATCTTTATATAATAAAATTTTAACTGAAGATGGTGGTGTCATGCTAGGTGAATTTATTACATTAAATTCTAATATAGATATCAACAAAGTGCACGAAACTGGTATACCAGGACAAAGATTTGAATTTAGAAAACCTGTTAAACTTGGCGACGGGTCTACTGCGTATGAATGCTATTATAATGGTTACCAAGAATTAACTGAGATTGAGTTTGAAGATGGTAATGTTTATAAATTCACAGGTAACCATCAATTGAAGGTTATAAGAGAAGGTAAAGAAATTTGGGTTACTGTAGACAATTTACTTGAAACTGACGATGTGATTGTAATCTAACTGTATTATCTGTTATGCCAAATAACATATTTTTATAAATAATTGCATAACAGCTATATAGGTTAAATTAATATGAACAAGATATCACTCGGTAAAAAAATATTCCAATATAAAAATGCGACTGATGAAGAAATAGAAATATATTGTGATCTAATTAAATTGGATCCTAGTTATGTTAGAGAAATTTCTAAAAAGATAAAAAACTACAGAAAGTATTTTGAGCATTACACTCGCTTTGGTGATAAAGTAACGATAGAAAAATTTCTATCACGCCCAATTACATCAAATAGTAATAAAATTGCAGAACATTATGGTGTTAATGTAAAAAAGAAAATACGCAGGAATGTATATGATCCAGAATACATTTCCAGACGTGAAGGAATTACTTTTAGCGAAGCGGAAATTTATATAGAAAAATACAAAAATAATAAGTCAACATCTTTAGCTAATTTTATCAAAAGATACGGTGAAGAAGAAGGATTGAAAAAATACGACATGTGGTATAGTAAATCTTTAAAGAAAGGTCACGACCCTAGTCTAAATAAAATTAAATCCAAATTTTCAAAACATTATTATTTAAAACGCGGTTTTAGTGAGTGTGAATCAATAGAAATGGCCAATCAATATCAATACCAGAATAGCCCGCTTCACATTGAATATTACACTCTCCGCGGTTTGGATATTGATTCAGCAAGAAAAAAGATCCGTAAAATACATGACAAAAAAATAGGAATCGATTCTTATAGACAAAAATTAGAAAAAGACGGGTTGACATCTTTAGAAATTAATGATATAATAAAAGATTCTAAAGGTTACTTCACCAGAATAAAATTAGGCGATGACAAATTTGAGGAAATATTATCTAAAATTAGAAATACATTTGAATTGAATGGTAGATGGATACCTCTTGAAGATATGTCAGACTATGAATTATATCGTAAGAGTGTTTGGTTCTTTACAAATCAAAATGAATTATGCGAGCTCAAAAATTTTGAAAAAAGAGGTTTGGCTGGAGTTGAAGGTGCCTACCAATTAGACCACAAATATTCGATACTTACAGGATATATTAATAGTGTACCACCAGAAGTAATAGGTTCTTTACCAAATTTGGAATTTATACCGTGGTTGGAAAACGTAAAGAAACAATCAAAATGTTCTATAACAATAGAGGAATTAAATGAAAATCAATAAAATCAAAAGAAATATCACAAAGGAACATACCTGGGACATATCGACAGATACTGAACAGTATGCACTATCAAACGGGTGCATCAGTCATAACACGTCTGCTCAAATTTCCAATAGCACGAATGGAATTGAACCACCTAGGGGGTTTATAAGTTACAAACAAAGTAAAGATGGTGTCATGGCTCAAGTTGTCCCTGGCTATCATAAGTTAAAGAATAAATATGATTTACTATGGGACCAGGAAGATCCTACTGGTTATTTAGAGATTTGTGCAGTATTGCAAAAATGGATTGACCAGGGTATTTCTGTAAATACGAGCTACAATCCTGCAAAATTTCCAGATGGTAAAGTTCCAATGTCACGTCTAATAAAGGACATTGTTACATTTTATAAACATGGTGGGAAGCAACTATATTATAACAACACATTTGATGGTGCCGGTGAAATAGATACGGGCGACGATGATTGCCCAGACGGTGCTTGCAAAATTTAACGTAAGGAACATAAATGTCTGTATTTACAAAAAGGACAGAATCTCATCTCTCATCAAATATGTTTTTTGGTGAGGGAGTTGACATTGCCAGGTACGACCAAGTTAAGTATCCATCCCTTGAAAGGTTAACTTCTACCATGCTAGGATTTTTTTGGCGCCCAGAAGAAGTAGATATCACAAGAGATAAATCAGATTTTGCAAAACTTTCTAATAGAGAAAAACACATCTTCACTGCGAATTTGAAAAGACAGATATTATTAGATAGTGTACAAGGTAGAGGTCCAACTGAAACCTTTATGCCTATCGCTTCATTACCAGAAATAGAACCTTTAGTTCAAACTTGGGCGTTTATGGAGACAATACATTCAAGATCATACACTCATATTATAAGAAATATCTACCCTAATCCTAGCGCAGTTTTTGACACAATGCTGGATATAAAAGAAATAGTTGACTGTTCTAACAGTATATCAAAGTACTATGACGATTTTATTGAAGCGTGCAAATGGTATCAGCTATTAGGTGAAGGCCGATATAAAATTCTTAATAAAGTAACTCAAGAAGAAACATTTGTTAATGTAAATCTTTACGAAATAAAAAAGAAATTGTGGTATGCACTCAATTCAATCAATGTATTAGAAGGTGTTCGGTTTTATGTTTCATTCGCATGTTCTTGGGCATTTGCTGAAAACAAGAAAATGGAAGGTAACTCTAAAATTATTAAGTTCATTGCACGTGATGAAAATGTGCACTTAGCTGCATCACAAACAATAATTAAACTTTTAGTGAAGGAAGATACTGACTTTGCAAAAATCGCAGAAGAATCAAAAGAAGACATTATTAACATGTTTATCGAAGCAGTAGATCAGGAACGAGATTGGGCAAAATATTTATTTAAAGATGGAAGTATCTTGGGTCTAAACGAAAATATTTTAGTGCAATATATTGAATGGATTGCTACGAGGCGTATGAGGACTTTAGGTTATCAATCTCCTTATACGGTTCAACAAGCAAATCCATTACCGTGGACTGAAAAATATATTGGTGGTGGTAATGTGCAGGTAGCTCCACAAGAAACAGAAATATCTAGCTATGTTATTGGCGGAGTAAACCAAGATATGACTGATGATAAATTATCGGAACTATCTTTGTAATGGAAAAACCGATACTAAAAGAAGAGTCTGATAACGAGATAAATTCTTGCTGTCAGACTTTATGTATTTCATCTGTAGTAAAAGAATATATAGAACAATTAGAACAAGAAATAAAAATACTAAAAGAGAGATTAGGCGATGATTAATTTCAAGTCATCTATAACATAGAAAAACACCCGAGGTAAAGGTCTTACAATATTTGATATTGATGAGACATTATTTTAAACTAAAAGATAGTGAAGAGTATAATTATGGCGAATTTAGAGATGCTGATGTATTCGTAAACACATCTATTACTATAATGAAAATGATCGAAAAGGAAAGTATGAAAACACTATATGTAAGCAGACCATTAAAAAACGCAGAAGTTTTAATGGATTGGGCGGCTAAACAAGGTTTTAAGAAAACTATTGAGGAAGATCAATTCCACGTGACGATTGCATTTTCAAGAGAAAAGATTGATTGGGATAAATTAGAACCACAAACTGAGATTATGACAGTCGCTGGTGGTAAGAGATTAGTTGAACCTCTCGGTGATGAAGGCGCAGTTGTACTTAAATTTAAATCTACATTTCTGCCTAAAAGATGGCAAGAAATAAAGGATGCCGGCGCAAGCTGGGATTATGAAGGTTATACTCCTCATGTTACAATTACATATAAAGGAACCGATATCGATCTATCAAAAGTTGAACCGTACACTGGTGAGTTAGTATTTGGCCAAGAGGTGTTTACAGAACTTGACGAAAACTGGTCGGCGGATAAAGAATGAATATACGTAAAAAGTTATGGTTCGTAGCAGGAATATTTCTGCTAGGTTTAGCATATATTGGTGTTGTTATGCCAGGTATTCCTTTTAGTATTCCTTTAGTTGGGTCTGCATATTGTTTCGCAAAAAGTAGTGACAAGATGCATGCATGGCTATATAATCATAAACACTTTGGACCTTTCCTTACAAATTTTAAAGAAAAGAAAATATTCCCAACGAAAGCAAAATATAGCATGATTATAATGATGTCAAGTAGTTTAGCATTGATGTGGTTTATGACATATAATGTAATGGCTTGTTTCTGGGCTGCATTATTTATGGCAGCCGGGGCAATATGGGCCTGGCAATTGCCTGGATCCGAAGAAGAATGGAAAAAACGAAATAGGAAGTAATTATGAGTGATAAAAAGTACGTTATTATAGAAACAGTCGCAACATTTAAGATGCAATATGCAATACCGGTTGAAGATCTTAGTGATGAAGAACTTTCAGATAAAACCGCTATCGAATACGCAAGCGATTCTGTTGTATGTGAAGAAGTGAATGAAATTGGGCAATCTTATCTAGGCGAGCAAATTGTGAATAGCCTTATATTGAATAAAGAAGATACTTTAGCCAAATTTGATAAAGTGAATGAATACGCAAAAGACTGGGATGACGATAAAAAAATGAATTTGATAAATAAATGGAAGATTAAATAAAATTAATAATTAAAGAGGAAATCATGAAACTCATTCTTAAATTATCGGTTGTGGCCGCACTAATATTATTATCTATAATTTTCTTAGGTAGCTGTAGTGAAGATGGCAGCAGTGGAATAGCTGGTACACATGACTATAACAATAGAGAATTTATTATAACCGTGCATGTATACGATAGTGAAGCTCAACTAAATGAATCGTTAGCAGACTTATTTCCAAATGAACCAAGAGATGAACGCTTAGGCTTCGCGAAGTGGATTGTAAATACCGATATGAGTAGAATGTATGGGTGCAATCTGTATGTTGTAAAACCACGCCACGCAAACGATAACGAGCAATTAGAAACGTGGGGGCACGAATTAGCTCATTGTGTATATGGAACGTTCCACGCAGAATAATTTTATTAGAAGATAATCACAAATAACCATTGACAGTTCTTTATGAATAGATTATAATAGATTTATAAATTAATAAGCATGCTACTATATATTATGGATTTTAAACCACTTCTCTCCCCCTACCAAATGCTTGAACTAGGTGTCTTTGATGGTACCTATTTCAAAGGTGATCATTCTGACTTCATAAACGAAGTTAAAGTTAAATCTACAAATCTTTTTAAAGAAAAAGCATCTCAACCAATGTCAGTTTGGTTGGAAAAAGGATGGATAACTGAAGAAGATCCTCTTGGATGGTTTCAATGGTATACTCGTTATTATCATGGCCGGCGCATTCCAAAATTAGACGATTGGCAAATAAAACGTTGGAGATCATTCACCGCAAGACACTCTGCACAAGTTAAGAAAAACGGTAACGGCGATCTTACAAAAAGACTAAAACAACGACAGGCTTTACTTCATTGGGGTTCAGATCCTATTCCTGATGTTGATATAGAAAATAAATTTAACTTTTTAAAAGAAAACTGTTGACATATCCTTATGATTAGATTATAATTATATCATAAATTGAGAAAAGGAATAAATTATGATGAAAAATATTTTTAAAAAATTAACAGGAAACCGTGAAGTTACTAAATATGAAAACTGTATCGTCGTCAAGTGTGATGATGAAATAGATAGAGAATTTCTGGCAATTGAAATTAACGAATTTTGTTATAAAAAAGATATCATTACTGATATGGTATTTAGTGATTTGGATAACACACTAACTTTGGATTATACATTATGAGAAATTTATATGATATGTGCTATGCGTTTAAGCGCATGTATGTTTACAAAAGACAAAACGTTCGTGTTGAATTTGACCATCCTAACATGAGTAATCCTGAAGCCCGCCTCCAATATAAAGTTAAACTGTTTGGAATCATTCCATTCTGGAAAACTGTTTTCAACGATAATTACTGCGTCTGGGATAGACCAACCGCAATCGAAGATCCATTCGAGTATTCACGTAGAATGATGGTAAGGTATAAAACCCAAGTATATGCACGTTCACAATTGCGTAAAGTCAGACAAATGCAAATAAAGTTAAAAAACTCAAAATAAGTGTTGACATTTCGTTTCGATTATGTTATAATAGTCTTATCAAATGAGGAAAGGAAATAAAAATGATCAGACAACTTCAGAAAGAAAAAGAAAGACTACTTGAAGAATATCATGCAAAAATTGCTTTGATTGATAATCAGATCGAAAATATACGCGAAGCTCGTGGTACTAAGCTTAAAGAAAAACCAATGACTGGTTACCATGAAACTGGTCGTGATAGAGTAAATCAAACTCCTTACGGATAATTATATTATGAAAAATATCTATGATGTGTACTATTTGTTTAAGGGCATGTACGTCTATAAAAGATTAAATGAAATAGGATTTTAATTATGGATTTAAAAATGACAAATGCTGCCGACTATGTAAAAGAATCAGCAGCTGCAGACTTCACCGACGTTATCGATGCTCTTAATGCAATTGGTACTGACGGCCTGACTGAAAGATACGGTATCAAAGTTTCTCAAAACGAAAACTACCCTAACCTATACGTGTTAAACTACCACCAAATTGATTCTGCTAAATTCAAGGATCACCCTGTTGTAGTTCAATGTCGTTCATTAGTTGTTGAATATGTTGATTTAGAATGGCGTATCGCATCTCGTGCGTTTGATCGTTTCTTCAACTACGGTGAAATGGCAAATGATGAATACGAAAACATTAACGAATTAATTGCTTATGAAAAAGTTGATGGTTCATTAGTCTCAGTATTCAATTATAATGGTGAATGGTTATATCGCACAAAGTCAATGTTGATGCCTGCTGCTGAAATGCAAATGACTTCAGGTCGCTCATGGAAAGAATTGATTGAGTCGACTATTAACCGTGATTGTCTTACAAATACTGACGCGACATATATCTTTGAAGTTGTTTCTCGTGACAATCGCGTAGTAACTCGTTATGATGGTGACCAAGCATACTTGTTAGCAATGCGCAACAATAAAAGTGGCAGATACGCATGTTACAAATCTCTTGCAAGAGTTGCTGCAATTTCACTTAAAGATATATTAATTCCACACATTTACAAGTTTAAAACAATGGAAGATTGCTTAAAATCTTCTACTGAGTTGCCAAACCTTGAAGAAGGTTACGTGATGTATAACAAATTTGATGTTCCAGTTATGAAAATCAAATCACCTGCATATGTTGCTGCTCATCGTCTTCGTGGTGAATCTGTGTTAACTCCAAAGCGCATCTTAGAAATGTACCGCATTGGTGAAGATGCTGAATACCTTGCAATCTTCCCTGAAGATGCTGAAGCGTTTGGTGAAGTTGCTATTAGGTTTGAAGGAATGATTGATGATTTATCTTCTCTTTGGTATGACAAGTTTCAATATATCCAAGACCAAAAGGAATATGCGTTAGAAGTTATGAAGGACTGCAAACAATACCAAGGTTTCATGTTTCAAAAGAAAAAGAATCGCGATATGTCTTTTGTTGAAATGTCTGATAAATTGCCAATCAACAAATTGGTTGAACTTTTGGGGTATTAGATATGTGTATTCGTGAATATTATCACCACTTAGTAAATCCTGTAATTGATGAAATGAATAGAGATCTTAAACATATTAATACGAAAATCATAGTTAGGCATCATCATGTAATAGATAGGTTAATTGAGAGGAATATTCCACCAGTTGATGTTATGACGGCGTTAAACTTGATGTCTGAAAAATTATGTCAGTTAGTGTATTATACTAAATTGGATAGACCATTTTACTCTTTTGATATAAGAACAGCGTATATAATTTTGGCAGTTGGATTTGAGTCTGGTGATGATTCTAGGTTTATTGTGAGAACTGTTCTTGATCCTGAAAAACATAATAAACACTCAGATGAAAAACATCACATAATTTCTTTCACGAAATAAGGAGGCAAATATCATAAGAACTAAAAAACTGGGTAGGAGATCTTGTTAAGGTCTCCAACTCTTTAATTGATTTTTTAACAGAACAAGAATTATTAGAAGCTAGATTTAGAGAAAACTTTTACCAACAATCTACTATAGATTTAAAAGAGTTATTTTATGAAAATGTCGGTGAAGAATATATTCTGTTATGTGACACTGTTTGGAAAAAATAAAGCAACTGAAGATGATTGTTATGATATACAAATAATGAATAAAAATAATTGTTGACATTCTCTATAGATTTGTTATAATGGTATCACAAATTGAAAAGGAACATATATTATGCAAAAGATACTTACTCCAATTCTCACAGAGACTTTAATTCAACAACTTGATGGTGCTGGTTATCATGACAATGAAACAGAACATTATCCGCTTGTTGCCCAGCTTGATAATATCTTGTTATTTGTAGTTTATGACTTTCAAAACGACTCATGGATTGTAAGTAACTGGGATGTTTCAAAACAAGACTTTAGATATGACGCGTACGCTTACTGTGATACGTTTGAACAGGCACTTCTTGCTTTTACTAATACACATCAAGATTTATTATTATCAGGTGAATAAAAATAATGACAATGCATATGATCCAGGGTGTGAACTCTCTCAATAAGAAAGTTCCTAAGGCACCTAAAAGAACAAAAGCTAACATGGCTAAATGGTCTAAAGATCGGGTGGATTACAACAGAAATCTTTCTAAAGCAGATAGAGTGACTTTAGAGGATTACATTAGTATCATACATGGTAAATTGCCGGTACAACAAAAGACTTCTAATGAACCAGAAGGTTCATACACATTTGAAACAAAAACTCCTCGTCGCGGCAGTGTAAATGATATTCCGTCGCATCAAGGAAAAGAATATTCTTGTATAAAGGTCGAGCCACAAAAATACACCGGTATATTAATTAAAGGAATCTCTCAGACACATAAAAGTAATGCAGTGCCTGTTATTAATGAACAAGAAATGAAAGATCACGCAAATATGAGGAGATGATTATGATAACCTTGTCAAAGATTGTTCAGTTTTTATCCATATTCAATAAACATGAACGGAGAACTAATTTGAACAGTAAGGACTACGGTAGGCAGTGTTGTGTTGATGAAGACTTCTATCACAACCCAATAGGTAAAAAAACTAAAAAGAGGAATGTTAGAAATGGAAGTGTTAGTAGAAATATCTGATGAAAAATTGAATGAAGTAATCATTGAAGACTTAGAATGCCAAATGAAATATTCTGATGATGAATCGGTCGTAAAATCGTGCGAAATTCTTATTAGTTTTTATAAAAATGATCGTGTTGGTTTACAAGAACAAGAATCTTGTACAACTACCTCGCATCAAGATATTCGTGAAACTGATAGTATTAATGATTTAAGCCGACCTGACTATGATTCAGTTAATTGGCAGTATAACGCCAATGTAGAAAATAGTGTATTAACGGAATTCGGCAGATTCTAATAACATTCTAATAAATACCTTATTATAATAGATGAGGTATTTAATGTGGTTGTTGCTGGAATAGATTATAGTATGACAAGTCCTGCGATTTGTATACATGATGGTGATGAATGGTATTACGATAATTGTAAGTTTTTCTATATCGTAAATAAAGAAAAATTGTTAATAGAAAAAGATCAATATAAAAGTTGTTTGTACCCTGAATGGGATACAAACATTCAGAGGTTTGATAATCTTGGTAGTTGGTCAATCAATATACTCACGAGTCATAATGTAGATGTTGTATATATTGAAGGGTATGCTTTCGGCGCTTCAGGTTTAGTTTTTAATATGGCAGAAAATGGTGGGATACTTAAACATAAAATATGGATGAGTGGAATTCCAATGGACGTGGTCCCACCAACAACAATTAAAAAATTCGCAACTGGAAAAGGTAATGCAAACAAAGAAAAGATGCATGCATCTTTTATTGAAGAAACTGGTGTTGATGTCAGAAAGGCAATTGACATTCCTAATAAATCTTGGAATCCTGTGTCAGATATCGTTGACGCGTATTATATAGCAAAGTATGCATTTGCGCAAAAGGTAAAATAAATTATGAAAAGATACATGTACCAATTGAGTGATGAAGAAATACTTGAAAAGTTGTGTAAAATATTACCAAAACTGAAAGACACAATAGAATCGTACGGTTTAGAAATATTCAACGACTCACATAAAAATCCAACCTTGTTTTGTATCAACTTGATGAGAGAAGAATACATATCATACGAATACGAACCATATGACTTTTTAGGATGGAGTTATGGTTATTATGATATGGGCGAATTGGAAAAATCTGGAATATCTCTTGAAAGATTTAGAACTGACGATCATAGTCACAATAAAGCAATCTGTATGGCCGTTGTCGCAAAACATACAAAGGCAAATGAAGTATGATAATACTGTTTAATGGACCGCCTGGATCTGGTAAAGATGATGCGTGCGAACTTTTAGAAAAATATAAATTTACACACCTATCCTTTAAACACGCGTTATATAAATCCGTATGTGAATTTTATAATGTTAACTATGACTGGTTTATGAAAGGTTACGCTATTAGGGATATCAAAGAAAATAAAAGAGAACAATCCTTAGGTTGGAAAACCCGCCGTCAAGCAATGATATATGTTGCTGAAGAACACATTAAACCGACTCACGGTAAAGGTTATTACGGAAGACAAGTAGCAAATCAGATAGATCCTACAAAAAACTATTGCATATCAGACCTCGGTTATGTTGAAGAACTTGAGGCAGTAGTAAATAAAGTTGGCGAAGAAAACGTAAAGGTAGTTCAAATCGAAAGAGAAGGGTATGATTTTGCATGCGATCGACGCAGATATGTTGGTAATGTAAACGCTGAAGTTCTTCCTGTGGTTTTTGACGTAAATAAAAGGCCAAAATATTATACGGAGTTTCTAGAAACCACTATGAATGTTGAGACATTTAAAATATATAATAATAGTACATTAAAAAACTTTCATCGTAATGTACATTACATATTATTCATGTTATTAGAAGAAGGTAAAAATTATGAGTGTAGTATATAAAGGTAAAATAATTGAGACGTCTGTTTCAACGAATGCAAGAGGTGGAACTGAAATGATGCGTGATCGTTTAATACGAAACGCAGACTCAGAACTGCTTAGTAAAGTTGCTGTTCATTTTTCTAGGCCAAGGCAATTATACGATGATGTTCCAAATATTTTGTATTGTCACGATTTAGCAGAAGATCCTGAAAATAAAATTTTAGAAAATGAAGGTTGGTCTAAGTTTGATCATATCGTATTTGTATCAGCATGGCAACGAGATCAGTTTATTGTAAAATATGGCATACCACATTCAAGATGTACTGTTGTCCATAATGCAATCGAAAAAATCTACGATCCTGTTGAAAAGAAAACTGATAAAATCAAATTTATATATCATACAACTCCACATAGAGGGTTAGAATTGTTATATCACGTGTTTGATGCATTATGTAAAAAACATGATAATATTGAGCTTGACGTATATTCTTCATTTGATATTTATGGTTGGCCTGAAAGAGATGAACCATATCAGGAATTATTTCGTAAAATAAAAGATCATCCAAATATGAATTACTTTGGTACAGTGAGTAATGAAAAGGTGCTTAAAGCATTAGATGAAGCTCATATTTTTTTATATCCATGTATATGGAAAGAAACATCTTGTATTGCATTAATCGAAGCAATAAAGAGCCAAGTTCTTTGTATTCATCCTAACTATGGGGCATTACCTGAGACTTCCGCTGCGGCGTCTGTAATGTACGAATATACTGAAAACATACAAGATCATGTAAATTACGCGTACAGTGTTACAAATGCAATTCTTAACGTAATGAAAGATAATGAAAAATATTTTAATGGTGTGACACTATCTGACCGATATTCGTTAGTGAAAAATAACATAAGTTCATTTACTTCACTTTGGAATTCTGTGCTTTTAAACGTAATAGAAAATAAATGAAAATAGTGGTTGACATTGTAACTTCAATATGATACAATGGCTAATCAATTAAATATAAACAATGGTAAATAAGCATGGCTATATTAGTAGACTACAATCAGGTAATAATTGCGTCTCTATTTGCAAGTATTGGAAATCATCACAATGTCGACTTAGATGAAAATCTCGTTCGCCATATGTTTTTGAATTCCATACGTTCAAATAAGAAAAAGTTTGGTAAAGAATACGGTGAAATTGTCATATGCGTAGACAGTCAAGATGTTTGGCGTAGAGATGTATATCCTTATTATAAAGCAAATCGTCGTAAAGCAAAAGGCGAATCAGATTTAGATTGGAAAGCACTATTTGAAATTATGGATATGATTCGTAAAGAATTAACTGAATACTTTCCCTACAAGGTCGTCAAAGTTGACCGCACAGAAGCTGATGATATCATTGGCGTAGTAATACATCACGTTGGAACAGTGTTAAATACTGGTTCTGAAAGATATCTTGTATTATCTGCGGATAAAGATTATCAACAATTATTAAAATACGCAAACGTTGACCAATACGACCCAATTCGTAAACGTTGGTTGAAACACGCAAATCCGGAACTATTCCTCCAAGAACATATTCTTAGAGGAGATGTGGGTGATGGAGTTCCTAATATACTATCTCCCGACAATTGCCTTGCAGTTGGAGATCGTCAAAAACCAATGACTGCTAAACGCCTTGAGTTGTATATGCAAGGTGTTGACAAGATGGATGAAGAAACTAAACTACGTTACCTAAGAAATAAACGCATGATTGATTTGTCCGAAATTCCGCAAGAATATAAAGATAAAATTCTTATTGAATTTGCGAAGGAAAGCGAAGTAGGTAAAGAAAAGCTATTTAACTTCTTCGTAGAGAAAAAACTTAAACACTTAATAACAGATTTACAGGATTTTTAAATGAGACTTTCTATTTCAGAGATAATTAACAAATTATCGGATATTAAAAACGTTCAAGAGAAAATTGATTGGTTGAAAAAGCACGAATCAATACCACTTAAAACTGTCTTGAGATTAACTTACGATAAAAATATTGAGTTTTTAATACCAAACACTCCACCGCCTTGGAAGAAAAACGCATACATTGGTGTTGAAGGTATGCTATATAACGAAGCTCGAAGACTACGAATTTTTATTAAAGGCGGAGGGTATGACACACTTAACCAAGTAAAAAGAGAAGCTTTGTTTATATCATTATTAGAAGATGTAGATAATGGTGACGCAGAGTTGTTATGTAAAATGATTACACAAAAACCATTTAAAGGGCTATCTCTTAAAACTTTAGAAAAAGTATTCCCTGATTTATTTGAGATGAAAGTAGGTTAATATATGAAAAGTTTCAAAAAGTTTAAAGACGATGATGAATGGGGCGATGATAATGAAGATCGTCTTCGCGAAAAGGAAAAGAAAACAAGATTAAAAACCAAACGCAAACGTAAAGAATCTGAAAAGTTTTCTGCATTCGACGACTGACTTTATCACAAGGGTGTGATATAATATTCTTTTTAAAATTGAATACGGGATTATATAATGAAAGATAAAGTTATTTTGGTCGACTGCGATGGCGTATTATTAGATTGGTATTATTCTTTTACCCAATGGATGGAACGGCATGGGTATGGAAAACCAAAAATGAAAGATGGTAAAATCTATTATGATATCACAACACAATATCAATTAAAGGAAGGTGAAGGCCTTAAACTTATTAGAATATTTAATGAATCCGCATGGATAAGAAAATTAACTCCTTTACGAGATTCCATTAAATATGTTAAGAAATTACACCAAGATCATGGATATGTATTTCATGCAATTACTTCGTTGAGTAATGATCCATACGTACAAAGCTTGCGTACTAAAAATCTTATTGATTTATTTGGTAGCACCGTATTTGAAAGGTTCACTTATTTAGATACTTGTGGTCCTAAAGATGAAGCTTTATTGCCGTATAAAGATACTGGCTGTTTTTGGGTTGAGGATAAGTCAAGTAATGCTCAATTAGGTTACGATCTTGGTTTAGATCCAATATTAATGAAACATCCGTTTAATTTATATGATGAACCAGTCGACGCTCGTAAGGTTAATAATTGGAAAGAAATTTATGAGATTATCACTGGATAATCTCTTTCCATTATAAATAAGATTATACACAATGATATACTAACTTCGGAACATATATGCCAACATACAGTTTCAGAAACAAAGAAACGCTCGAAGAATTCGACAAATTCCTAAAAATGTCAGAGCGCGAAACCTACCTCGAAGAAAATCCAGAAATTGAACAAATTCATAGAAAAACTGCTTCACTAATTGATCCTATGAATGCTGGCTTAGGTAAAGCAAGACCTGATGCTGGATTTCGTGATGTCCTTAAAAAAATAAAATCTCACCATAAGATAAACAACATCAACGACTTCTAATAAGGGGTACTAATGGGAAAACAACGCCGCACTAACTATCGTGATAAACGCAAACAAGCAAGAGATCATAACCCTCATTTAAACACGAGATTCGCTATGGCAGAAATTCAGCCATTAACTGAACATCAAGAGGATATGTTTGACGCGTATTATGAAGATCGCAATATTGTAGCAGTGGGTTCAGCAGGTACAGGAAAAACAATGTGTGCAATGTATTTGGGATTAAGTGACGTATTAGCTAATACTGAATATAAACGTATTGTTATTGTTCGTTCCGCAGTACAAACAAGAGATATGGGTTTCACACCTGGAACCAAACAACAAAAGGAGGCTGAGTTTAGTACACCTTATTCGGCAATCGTCAACGAACTATTCCAGCGTGGAGACGCATGGGAAATATTGTTAAAGAAAGGACAAATAGTATTCACAACAACATCATTCATTAGGGGGATCACTTTAGATAATGCAATCATAATATCAGATGAATGTCAATCATTAACATTCCATGAATTGGATACCGTTATAACTCGAGCAGGAAAGAATACAAAAATTATATTCTGTGGTGATACGAAACAAGATGATTTAAAGTCATCTCGTAATAGAGCCGATGTTTCTGGATTGCCAATGTTTTTAAATATATTAGAAAATATGAATTCTTTTGAGTTTGTAGAATTTAACCGCGACGATATTGTAAGATCTGGTTTGGTTAAAGAATACATAATTGAAAAAGAAAAATATGAGTCGATGGCTGCCTAACTATGAGTACTATTCGTTATGAAATAGGCAACACTGTAAACTTCACTTCGCCAGATATCCAACCGGATCTGGCGAATACATTCCCTCATATATTCGGCAACAAAGATTTTGAGTTTTTCGTTACGTTCTTTACTAATATTGGACTTGTCGATTCTCCAGCGAGCGACGTGTTTGTTCAGTCTGCCCCAAGTTATGTCACTATCGAAGGTGTTAGTCCAAGTACGATTAAGATTTCAAAGGTTGCAAATACTTCTCTATTTGAAGAAGGATTTGCATTTACAGATCCCGAAACTCAAACACAAGAAACAGTTAACATTACTGAAGTTTTAGATTATAATATAGATAATAACTTGATGATTGCTTGGGAAACTCCTCCTGACGAAACCGCAAATTCAAATGCAGTTGAGGTAGGTACATATGAGTTTATAATAAATAACACTAACAATGTTATATCGTATACGCAAGATTATTTTTGGTCACCAGATGAAGGTTTTGGTATTTTCGAAGATATCTTAGCAGACATATAAGGAAAACACGTGAAAGCTGCAGTTCGTTTACAAGATAAAGTTTATACAGGACACTTGTGTTCAATTATAGTACCACTAATATCAACACCGCAATCATTAGTGACAATTAATAATATTGATGCAGTAGTACTAGGTGCTGCATTAGAACCACATTCAATTGACGCAGGATCTACCTGTGTTCCACACGCAGGTATTGTGACTACCGCGTCTACAAAGGTCACAATGGGTGGTATACCCGCGGCAAGACTAGGTGATGATGCCGATCTTGGCAAAATTATTACAGGTTCGCCGAACGTTTTTATTGGTGGCTAAGTAAATGAGTGAAATATATTATGAGGTTACATGAACCAATGAATTTAGATCCAAAACCAACTTTTAAACATCACCCCCACGGTATCGTCTTACCAAAACTAACAAGAGAAAATACTCCAAAAGGGAGAATGTATTCAACACCAACTGGTAATGCGTATCCTTCCATCACAACTGTGCTTGGTGTAACTGACGACAAGAAGTGGTTGTTTGAATGGCAAGCTCGTGTTGGTAAAGCAGAAGCTGCTCGTATTACAGCACAATCAGCAAGACGCGGAACAGCGGTACACAAATTAGCAGAAGATTATTTAGACAATGTTGAAGATTGGAAAGGTAAAGCGCAGCCAGCAAATCTGCATATGTTTAAACCTTTACGAAAAATCCTTGACGAAAAAGTAAACAATATATGGTTCCAAGAAGAATTCTTATACAGTGATAAATTAAGAACAGCTGGCCAAGTCGACTGTATCGGAGAATACAGAGGTGTACTAAGTGTCATTGATTTTAAGACTGCTCGTCGCCCAAAGACAGTAGAAGATATTCTAAATTATTTCATTCAAGTTACGTTTTACGCTGCAGCCTTTTTTGAAATGACAGGTGTTGCGATTAAGCAAGGAGCAATATTAATAGCAGTTGAGAATGAAGAACCGCAGGAATTCATCTTTGATATTTACGATTATTTTCCACACTTTCTGGCTGTAAGAAAGAAATTTAAAGAACTTAAAGAATAAGGTGAATTATGAAATATATTATAGTTGATAAACATCGTGGAGTGTTCTTAGGTAGTTACTCTGTTCCTTTATCTAAAAATGAAAACGAATTGGCAAATGAACTCTATGTTGATAAAGGTAAATACAGAATATACATGTTTTATGCTTGTACGAATCCATTTATGACAGCCCATGTCCCAACTTTTAATTCCATTACTGAAGTAAACGAATATATTGAAAATTATATGTTCGATGAAAATATGCATAGAGCAGAACCTGCGCCAATTGATGCATCAGAAGAATACGCAACATTAGTTGAAGTAATCAAAAGCGGTTACGAATCTTATACATATGACATGCTAATGAATCTTAAACCACACAACAACACCGTTCACTAATCCCTATATTCCTTTTAGTTATACCATACTTTTTTTGATTCTAACTGAAGGGAACATTACTATATACATTTCCTTATGAATAGATTATAATTGTATCATAAATTAAAAAAGGAAATAAATTATGAATAGCACTGATATTGCCAAATCCATCCTCGCTCGCTCTGTTGTCTTAAATGATGGAATTGTAGATGATGAGTTTGAATATTGTGGCTGCTTTCGTTTTCTTACTGACGACTTCTGTATCTCCGTAAATACAATAGACAATATCAATGCCGAGGTTTCTGTTCATTGTTTTGAAAGTGACCACGAAGTATATCTTTCTTTAAATGGCACGTCACCTACGGATGCTGTTGAAAACGGAATAAAATTCATTTCACAAAACTTAAAATAATTGTTGACATTTCATTATGAATAGATTATAATATATCTATAAATTGAAATAAGGAATACAAATATGAAATACGAAGTTCATCAGTTAGATATACCAAGTTGGGTATATGACGAAGTTAATGCCATTGGCCATGAGGCTACATGTAACAAATATCCAATATGGAAATACAAATTAGATTCATCATTTCGCGATTTCGCAGAAGATGGTCTTACTGTTGACGAGGCATGCTTTTATAAAAAAGTTTGTGAAATTGATGCCAATTCTTTAGATGATGTTTTCCATATTGGGAATATGGGGCCAGAAGAAAAAATAAAAAGACTTAACAAGATGCATTCAGTAAGTGTTGGCGATATCATTGTGAACAAAGAAACAAAAGAATCCCATATTGTCGCCGGGTTTGGTTTTACAAAAATAACATTTGTTTAAAATGAGGAATTAAAATGAATATACAGTTAATGAGAGAAATTGTTAAAGACACCGATTTCTTAGAAGATGTTTTGCGCGATGAATCTAAGATTCCATTCAATGCTCATGAAGAATATGTTACTGCTGAAAACTTAATTGAATTCGCTAAAGAAAATGCTTGGGTATTAGAAATGGTAATTGAAATCGTAAAGAAATATGAAAAATTGCAAAATAACTATTGACATTATCTTCTGACTAGATTATAATAGATACATAAATTGATAAAAACTTTTAATTAAACTTGATAGGAAACTATATTATGAAAATCTCAAAAACTGTTTTAAACGCCATTGCTAAAATGAATAAAGAAGAGTTACATGCTTTAAATTGCATCGTCGTTGATGCAATCAATACACAGGCTCGTGCAACTCGCATGGCAGCTAAATCTCAATTCTCAGTTGGTGATAAGGTTTCGTTTAACGGAAAGCGTGGTTATGTTGAAGGCAAAATTGAAAAAATCAATAAAGTTAATATTGTTCTTCGCGCAGGTCATACTCGTTGGACCGTTTCTCCTAACCTTTTAAATAAGGTTTAATTTTCAGCTTTACAAAGGAAAAATAATGCTATTTAATTTCATGATGATTATATTTAATATTTTGGCACTTTTTCGATTATCTTATATAGGCGATCTGGGCGAAACTACGCATTGGGTTGTATTACATTCATTTGCGCTTGGTTTTCATTTTACATATTGGCTAGAAGAAGTGAAATCCAAAAATGAATAATGAAATCTGCCGAATCGTAAAATACGAAGCAGTAAGTGGTACATTCTATCACGCTGAAAGACACGTGCTCAAAAAGAGATGGTTTCGCCAAAATGAATGGGTCTGGGAAAAATTTTATATGCATAAAAATAGTTTTGGATATATTTATTTTAAAAAAATGCTCGATTATGAATACACGTTTATTACATATAAAGATCATAGACTTGCTGAGTTTTATTGTGAGCAATGGGCAAGAGCAAGTCAAGCTGATGAAGTGATTAAAGTTTGGAGTATTAACGATGGCAGCAATTAAAAGATACTATTCACCGGGTGATAGAATAGAATTCTCATTTGGTGAATGGTCAGATTTTGACCAGACTGCAATGTATAAAATACTTGAACCGTTTGATCTCGTCAAGAGTATTGAAAAATATAAAGGGGAAGTCCGTACGCAAAGAAATTTCAATGGTACTGAAGAATATTTTCATACTCGTGATTGTGCGAGGTGGCTAACAAATAATCTACCATTAAGAAAAATAACGGTTAATCATGTGTATCTCGGTTCTTATGAATTAAAAACCGAAGAATTGGAATTTGGTGATGAGTAAAAAATATTTTAAAATAACTATTGACATCATCTTCTTATTAGATTATAATAGCTACTCAATCAAATTAATACAAACTAAAGGAAATATATTATGTCTCATGAATTAGAAATGGTTAAAGGTCAAGCCCAAATGGCTTATCGCGAATCTGCAGGTCTACCTTGGCACGGCCTTGGCACTCCAGTCTCTGACGATATGACACCACGTGAAATGATGGTTGCGGCAGGTCTTGATTGGCGTGTAGAAAAACACGATAACTTCATCAATTTAAATGGTGAAATTATCAAAACTGGTCAACAATCCTTAGTCCGAGAAACTGATGGTAGAATCCTAACCAACGTTGGTAAAGATTGGAATCCTGTTCAAAACGAAGAAGCATTTGAATTCTTTAATGAATTCGTTTCCGCAGGAGATATGGTCATGGATACAGCTGGTTCGATTAAAGACGGTGAAATGATCTGGGCTGCTGCTGATATAAAAGACGGTTTCTCATTATTTGGCGGTGACGAAGTGAAAGGTTATTTAATGTTTTCAAATCCGCATCGTTATGGCAAGTCAATTGATGTTAAATTCATTATGACTCGTGTTGTCTGTAACAACACACTATCAATTGCGTTAGCTGAAAAGAATCAACCTGCTGTTCGTATGTCTCACCGTAGCGAATTTGATCCAAGCAAAGTTAAACAACTACTTGGCCTTTCACAACAAACAGTACAAGCTTTTAAAGAACGTGCTGAATTCCTAGGTAGCAAAACTGTTAATCCTAATGATTTTAAAGCGTTCCTTGGTAAAGTATTTGGTGTAACTGCTAAAGACAAAGATGTATTATCTCGCACTGCTCAACGTGCAATGGATATCGTTGAAACTCAACCAGGTGCTGAATTCCAACGCGGTTCATGGTGGCAAGCATACAACGCAGTCACCTTTATGACTGACCACGAGTTGGGTCGTACTGATGATGCTCGAGCTGAATCTGCTTGGTTCGGTTACAATGCAAAACGCAAATTAGATGCTCTTGATACTGCAATCAAATTTGCCGAAGCTGCATAATCTAACTGGGGAGAAATTCTCCCCTTTTTCAAACTTTTTCATTTACCTATTGACATATTCTTCTTAACATGATATAATAGCTACATAAATTGAGATAAGGAATTAAATTATGAATATTCGTGAAATGAAAAAAGATCTGCAAAATATAGAAGTCATCAAACATGCTTGCCGCGGTGTTCGTTGGGCAAAGAAATTTGCTAAAGTAAATAAAGTTGTTCATGTCACAGCAACTATCCGCGAAAATGATGATATTGTTCTAAAGGCAATGGTTGATGTTGCATATGAAAATGGTAAAAAAACTATCATTGAAATGATCAAATTCAATAATGAAGATTGGTTGCAAGCTTACTAATTAGGAAACTTATGATACAGATTGACCCATACATAGTCGTTGATAACTTAATTAATCAATATGACTTGAACCCTAAAGATGATAAAAAGACGATATTTAATAAGACACGAGAATATCTTTATGACTATTTTAGGAGTGTTGAGCAAGAAAACTGTATCGAAGCTATGGATTGTGCAAACACAATCGCGTGCGATACCCAAAATTTAAAACAAATTTTTAATGAAATAAAGGAGAGACAACATGTCTGATATGCAAAGCGTATTAAGAGAATCTATAATTGAACATCTATCTAAAGGTGAAGTTGAACTACAATTTACAAAAGCAGATGGTTCAATTCGTAAAATGTTAGCTACTCGTTCAAACGAACTAATCCCAATAGTTCATCAGCCAAAAGATAGTAAATCAACAAACACCGAAAATCTCGATATAGTAAAATGTTTCGATTTAGAAAATGACGGATGGCGTTCATTTAGAGTAGATTCATTAATTAGTTATAGTGTTAACGGAGAATAATATTAAAACTGTTGAAATATTACAAGAAGTCACTAATTGGGAGAATTGCCCATGGATGAATAAATGTAATGGTATATATTGGGTCGAGAAAAAGACTGGTTGGTTAATAGCGCATCAACCAATAGGAAAGGAAAAGAATTTATTTAAGACACCAATGAAAAAATTTAGCAAATCTCGACGTAAATTTAAAAAAATAGGAGAAGAAATATATGAATAAGATAGTAACGGTAATGACACCAACTGGCGAGTATGTAGGCGTGTTAGTTTCAAATAGCGAGACAGGTGTCACTCTTAAAGATCCAAGAATGGTCGTAATGAACGAACAAGGTGGGATGGGGTTTGCGAATGGTATTGCAATGACAGGAGCAGAGAAACCGCAAAAGGCAGAATTCTCAAATTTTATTTTCGTTACGCCGACAATGCCTGAAGTCGCAGATGCTTATCGCGAATTCACTGGACAGATAATGGTTCCAAACAATGGCGGAATCATAGGAGCGTAAAGTGAGTAAAAGAAAGGCTTTTAAAGAAGCAGTTGTAGATACGAGTATTGGTCTTGTGATTAACGCTCCGTTAAATTTCTTCTTCATCTCTATAGCCTTTCATTTTGAATTAACTGCGCTTGTTACGAGTATACTGCTAACAATACTTTTTACTATTTTCGCTCTTGTTCGTAAAACTGCAGTACGATTATATTTTAGTAGGCCCCATAAAGAGGAAGTGAAAAATGAAAGTTGAACTAAACGAATGTACGATGAATGATATTGTAGGTCAAAGCTTACGTGATACACTGTCTTACTTAAGAGAATCAGTTACTCGTAGAGCTGAAGGTAAAGGTATTCCTTATTATGACGACGATCCTATAAAGGACATTCAATGTATTGAAGAAAAAATTGAAGCCGTTGAATCTGTACTGGAGTTATACGGATTGGAGTTTGAATATGGTAAAAAGAAAAGTTAACGAAGATTCGGCAGCCCTTCTACAAAAGCAGATGGCTCAATTGAAAAGGGAAAAGTCAGAATTGTGGCTCGAAAACGAAGATCTGAAAAAAACGATAAATACATACCGAGACATAGTTGTAGCACTTATCGATGAGCCAAGTTTTTGGTCTGAAAAAGCTATTAAAACTGGCCTCATCTCTAGGCTAAAAAAATTGATAAAATGAAGGAGAACAAATTGGATTTGAGAATAGCAAATATTCTAATGAAAGAATGCGAAAGACAAGATAACACATTAGAATTAATTGCAAGTGAAAACTTTGCAAGTGAATCTGTTATGGTATTAGCAGGTTCTGAATTTACAAACAAATATGCCGAAGGATATCCTGGAAAACGATATTATAATGGATGCGAACATGCTGACGAAATTGAACAATTAGCAATAGACTCTGTAACTAGGTTATTTAAATGCAAGTATGCAAATGTTCAACCGCATAGTGGAGCAAATGCAAACCTTGCGGTGTTTAAAGCATTCCTAAAACCAAGTGACGTTATACTTGGTATGGATCTTGCTGCAGGTGGTCATTTGAGTCACGGATCTAGTGTGAATATTTCAGGTGATTGGTTTAACGCATTTTCTTATGGCGTTGATGAAAATGGTTTATTGGATTACGATCGCATACAATATCTTGCAACTGAATATGAACCCAAAATGATTATAGCTGGTGGGTCTGCTTATCCGAGACAAATTGATTGGAAAAAGTTTAGAGATATTGCCAACTCAGTTGGTGCATTATTATTGGTTGATATGGCTCATTATGCTGGGCTTATAGCAGGCGGTGTATACGACAATCCATTACCGTATGCGGATGTTGTTACATCAACAACACATAAGACCCTTAGAGGACCTCGTGGAGGTATCATATTATGGAATGAAGACGCATTCACTAAAAGAATCAATTCTGCAATATTCCCAGGGACTCAAGGTGGACCATTGATGCATATTGTTGCTGCAAAGGCGCAATGCTTTATTGAAGCTCTTGAACCTTCTTTTAAAGAATACGCTCAATCTGTAGTCGATAATGCAAAGGCAATGTCTAAATCATTTATAGAAAATGGATATAAAGTTCAAACTGATGGAACTGATAGTCACCTTGTTCTATTAAATTTATCTGACCACAAATATAGTGGAAGACAAGCAGCGGACTTATTGGAAGAAAACGGAATCACCGTAAATAAGAATAGTATTCCAAATGATACACGTAGTTTTGTCGAAACTTCTGGAATAAGAATAGGTACTGCAGCTGAAACTACACGTGGAAAGACAGTAGAAGACTTTAAAAATATTACCCAAACGATCATAAACATCCTCGATTAAACCCTCCCCACTCGCCGCTAGCTTATCCGTTAGCGGCTTTTTTTGTTATATCAAACTCCCTCTTTATTCCTTTTTATTCTAAATAAGCTATATACATTTCCTTATGATTAGATTATAATAGATCTATAAATTGAAATAAGGAATACAAATGTGACTAAGAAATCCCAACAGAAACTAATTGATGCACTAATTCAAACGGTATGCGACGAGTTGCGCTATCCTGTCGCCACGGCAATGCAATCTGATGAAAAGTGGGCTGCTGTTGTGCATTTCGTAAACACCGATTTACAAGATCTCGGTAAGAACTTTAGAATTAAATAAGGAATACAAATGATAAATTTTATAAAGAGTCTATTTAAGAGTAAACCAAAATATCGTGTTGCGCCAACTCCATACGGTGGTTGGCAACTCGAAAAATATCACCCATATACACGACAATATTATTATGAAGCTAGATTAAATGAAATTGAAGATGCTAAACGTGTGATAGCAAATTTGGAAAGAGATGCCGTCTATTTTATTCAAAAAGAAAATAACCAAGGATAAGACGAATGGCATTAATATTTAGTTGGTCTGTAATAATCTTATTTTTTATATTTTGTTTGCATGCGCTAGGAGAAAGTGAAACCATACCACTAAGAATTCTTGATGGATTAAAAAATTTATTACATTTAATATTATGGCTTTGTCTTATCATATGTATCATTTTATCAATAGTTTTTAGTGCAGAATATTTATTTGTGTATTATGCAAAATAACTATTGACAGTTAGATAAGAACTGTGTATAATAGACTTATGTCCGATAATAATACAACCAAAGGAAACTAATAATGATTGATTGTAAAAACGTAGAAACGATAACAATGTTTATTATTGCTATTACAGAAAAGAATGTAGAATATTCTGAAGCATATAAGTTGCTAAGATTCTATCTTGGAGATGAATATGAAATAAAACTCAAATTAGCAATTGCAGAATTCGTAATTCAATCTAAAGAATATTCTGATCTAGTCAAAACCGCTATAGATTTATTAAAATACAGACCATAAGGAATTAAATTATGAATAATATTTTTGGCGTGATTGAATTAAACACTATCGTGTATGCTGTTGAAGATCAGGTTGATTGGTTCTTCGGAGATAAAGATGCTGAATGTGGTTCATCTGATGTTTCAGCTTGTGTACGAGCAGTCATCAGAGACTTGACTAAAGCCCCATTTGAAGAAATTTCTGATATGGAAATTTCTATGATTCGTAATGCAGTATACAATAAAATAAGAGAGCTTGATCATGCCTAATGAAAAATTTTCAGAAAAATCTGCCGTGTTTTACGCGATGGTGCGACTATCATATGAAGTAGTTATAACTAAGATCGCGAATGGCTATTCTGCAAAAACAAAGTTTATGCCTGGCGTAATAGAATACGGAAACTCTGAAGACATGGTTATGAAGGCGATTTGCAATTCAATTAAAGTAACTGAAAAGTTTTATGGTGGAAAACTGTTATATAATATGAAGGAATTTAAAAAATGAAAAATCTTTTAATACCGTTTTTGCTTTTTGGATATGTACTCACTACTGCGATATTATCAGCGTTTGCTTTTATGACAGTTGATAAAGCTTATGATCCTGAGAGTTTTTTACTTTGGTTAGTTGCTGTAATAATCGTAAATATACTTTGCTTCGTGTATTCTATGATTTGGTATCATGATATCATTGAAGAATCTAAGTAATGAATATTTCAAAATATAATCACATGATCATTAAGTATAGCATAAAAGTTGTTAATGGCAATGAATGGTTTGAAGCAACAAGCAAATACTTGCCTGACGTCATTGAGTATGGTGACACTCGTTTAGAAGCATATATGTTATTATGTGATACGATTATGGTCACTGAAGAGCATCTTGGCAAAAAATTAATTGATTAAAGAGGAATATGAAAATATTCTCTCAGATCATCTCAAATAAACTATTGACATATCTCTTATATTTTGTTATAATGGATATCTAAATTAAGGAGTTACTATGATTTTATATTTACACGGTCATGGTAGTAGTGCTCAAACCCCTAAGGCAAGCTTATTGCCAGAAATGGTATGTCACACTATTGACTATGATATTCACAGTTGCAAAGAAGTTGAAACATTCTATAGCAAAATTATCGAAGAAGGTGATTTTGAAATGCTCGTTGGTCATAGCCTAGGTGGGTACTGGGCATTACGGATGGGTAACAAATATAACATTCCAACTGTATTGGTTAATCCAGCAATTGCACCGACCATTGTCGAAAATTACTACTATCCACCAAACACTGAAGAAGATGCAGTAAATAGAGGACACCGATTCCTTTATGTTGAAATGGGTGACGAAAGACTTGATGCTGTTGAAATAGTTAACTACTTTGAAGGTACTACAAGTATTCTCGAAGTCCCAGGTGGTCACCACCGGATTGAGTTCCAGGATAAATTACGCGATTTTATAAATACTTGCAGAAACTACATAATAATTGGTTAAATAGGAAAACATGAAATCTTTTAAACAAATCTTAAATGAAGCTAAGTCTACAAAACAGCAATTTAATATAGGTGACAAGGTAGTTGTCAGATCAGCCATTGATACTCATAATGGTAAAACAGGTACAGTAGAAAAAATAACAAAAGAAACTGCGTTTAATAGAATAATGTTTGGTGATGCATTTATATACTATGTTAGTGTAAACGGGAAAACATTTGCTTACGGAGCCGACGAAATTGCAAAACTTTAAAGAATATATGACCGAAAGGTTTGTGAACCTTTTTAAACCAAATGATAAAGAACAATACGCAGATGTAGTATGGGATATGCTACAAAAATCATACGAGTCTATCGGTGGGATAAAAGGAAGCGGGTTTAGATCAAAAGAAGATATGGTTAAAAACATCCCAATGTGGAAACTCGTACGTCGTAATGGCGAAATAGTAGCAGGTTCTATGTACAAAGATAAAGATGGTCGTAAAGGTGTTGCATCTTTTACTAACGGTACGCCTGAAGGTAAACAAGGTCTTATGATGATCAAAAAAGAAGACTTTAGCAGAGCATATTTTGAAATGTCCAAGTCTGCTTTAGGTTTTTCTGCAAAGACTCTTGGTATTGATTTCTTAGTTAAGAATGCTTGGACAAAAGAAGAAGCAGCTAAGAAACTTAAAAAGGAATTATTTGATGTTCCTGCTAGTGATAGCCACGTTAAGAAATTCCCTGAACTTGTCCCATATATGTATCAACGAGAACTTGGTGGCAAATTAGAAACTAAAGTATTATTTGGCAAATAACATGAAAACTTTAAAAGAGTTTCTGAAGAAAAAAGAAGCATCTACTAATTGGGCTGTATTGTCAAACAAACATGATGTTGCTCTAGGCAACATCATTGATAACAATAATTCTTTTTCTGTGTTGTAAAATAGAGGCGAGAAAACGTTTTCAGCAAGACACAAGGGCAAAACAGTTAACACTACTGGTTGGGATACGAGAGACATATACAAGTTTATCGAAAAGTCTTTCCCTAATGATTCAATTCCATATAGTGTATGGAAAGATTTTGCAAATAAATTGAATTAAGAGATGATGATGAGAACAAAACCATATAGCCAGACTACGAATAGTCCAACACGTTTAGTTGAGTCTATCCTATCACACATGTTAACGTATAAGAATACGTCTATTAAGAAAGGTGATAGGTTGCAGTCTGCACTTGCGGCAAAAGAATTAATCGAATATATCATAATGGTATATGATACGTCTGAAGAAAAAGTTCTGGTTACTGGTTTGATTAAGGTTAACGAAAGTTTAACTTATTGTCTTATGAACACAAACGAACTCAGAAATATTGACGATGAAATTGGATTCATACGAGTCTTAAAAGAAGTAGTTGTATAAATAAAACTGTTAGAGGCTAACTCTCCTAAGCTTCACTCTGTAATAAGAGTTAAATAAATCAACGGAGAAACACAATGTTATCACTAAACACAAACATCCCATCGCTTTTCGGAGCAAATAACTTTAACCAAACACAAAACCGTTTAGACGACGTTACTCAGATGTTATCATCTGGTAAAAGAATCTTATCTGCTAAAGATGATCCTGCCGGTGTAGGCATTGTATCTACAATGAAAACCCAAAAGATGTCTTACGATGTAGTGACAAAAAACATAGACGGTGGCTTATCACTGTTAAACGTTGCGTCTACAGCATTGAGCAGCCAACAGGGTATCCTTACAGAACTTAAAGGACTAGCTACACAAGCGGCATCTGGCTTACTAACAGCAGATCAGCGTAGCGCAGTTCAAGCACAATTTGTTGAGTTACAAGCACAGCTTGATAACGTAGCAGACGAAGCAACACTGTTTGGACAAAACTTAACAGGAGCGGCGGCTGCCGATGTCGAGATACAGTCTGGCATAAACTCTGGCAATAAGTTTACACTAACTGCGTCAGCGTCAGATGGTGCTACACTTGGCGCTGATGCGGCAACATTAAATCTTAATACTGTAGCTGGTGCGGAAGCGGCAATGACAGCACTTGATTTAGCAGTAGGTACGGTTGCTGTTTCACAATCAACCATTGGCTCACAACAGTCAGGTTTAGAGTCACTACAGAAACTAGCTGAAAATACTTCAATCAATATCGAATCTGCTGTATCTAGAATAGAAGATGCTGATATTCCGAAGTTATCAGCAGAGCTTGCGGAACTGCAAATTAAAATGCAGATCCAAACGCAGATGCTTTCTATAACAAACTCAATGCCACAAATGCTATTAGGTTTATTAAGATAAAATAAAAGGAAAATAAAGGTTGACATTTGGATTCCACTGTGATATAATAGTCACTTAAATTAATAAAGGAAACCAAATGTCTCCTGACGATTTTACTGAAAAGTACAAAGAAGTTTTGATACCTATTTTAAAAAGATTGAAAAATAAATGAAAATAAGTGTTGACAGTTAATTCATTTTGTATTATAATAGTCTCATAAAATGAATTAAGGAATAAATTATGAATATAAATGAATTGAAAAATATTGGATTAGACGGAGTAAATCCAAAGGATTATCCTGATTTTGTAGATGCTTTTGTTGATTACGCAGAGCATGCAAATGGAACTCCATTGACTGAAACAGAGCTGGATTATTTAAATGATAATTATCCTGAAGTTGCTCAAGAAAATGCTTTTGAGTCATTGATATAACGAAAGTTGTATTATGTCGGAATTTTAGAATTTTAATGAACACTGTGCACCTTCAAATTTAATTAAGGAAACGTTCATTAAATAGAAACTGATCGTTTCTACCTCGCGTACAGAGGGTTCCGACCATAATATAATTTGAAGAGCTGATACCATCTTAGCCCTTAATGGTGGTTAGGATGTAAAACTAGAGGTTCGATTCCTATAAGTTGTCTTGGTGAGACTAAATTGGTTTGATTCCATGGCTTCGAATTATATTTATTTTACTTTAAAATGAGATTTATATTATGAAATATATTATTGTGAATTGCGATCACTATGGTGATCTTGAAAAAAGAGTTAACGAAAAACTAGAACAGGGTTACGAATTAGTTGGTGGTGTATCTGCTATATTAGCAAGCGTACATCGAAGAGATTTAGAATTTTATCAAGCAATGGTAAAAACTGAAAATAAATGAAATTAATTTCGAGTTTTGCAAATTCTCATTATAAATAAAACTATAACAATAAAGGAAACAAAAAATGAATTTACGATATCCACATACACTCAACATGCAAGCTGAAGGCACGGCCTTCAGCATGCCGGCATGCTCTGGGATACGTAGTGATATTAGATTAAATTCGCCGAAGAAAAATTGGTTGAACCTTTCATGAATAAAATGTAAAATAAAAGCATTCTCATAAAAGGTTTAATCGAAAGGTTAAACCTTTTTTAGTATTTGATGAAAAAAGTTTCATATTCCTATTGACATTCTAATGACTAGATGATATAATAGATCTATAAATTGAAATAAGGAATTAAATTATGTATAACGCAAACGCAACAAGAATCAACAAAAATTCGCAAATCTTTAAAATTTTGAATACTATTGCTGTAAAAAATGGTGCAACAAAATATGAATGTCTTACTGAAGGTTTGGGTCTTGAAGGTTCTAAACAACGTTTAAGAGGTTATTATTCAGTTTGTTTCAGAGGATTATCTGATAATGGTGTTTTGAGTTATTCAAAAGAAAACTACAAGTACCATCTTACTCAATTAGGCATTCAGAGATATTTAGATGCAGCGAGTAAATAATTTAAAATAACTATTGACATTCTAATCCAACCTTGATATAATAGATACATAAATTGAGGAAAGTAATTAAATATCATTTGGCTGAACTAACGTTAAGAATGTATTTTAATGAAGAAGACTCATGTGGTTCAATTGTTTCTTATATTGATGAATATTGTTTACAACGTGCTTTATCTTAACAGATATGAAAGAATTTAATTCAGTTGAAGAATTTAATAGAATAATTAAGTATTACAAAAAGAAAGAAGTTAAATAAAAATTTGGATGCGAGGTGTAAATGGTTGCATGTCTCACTGTCTATGAGAAGGAAGCGGGTTCGGTTCCCGTCGCATCCGCCAGAGTACTCTTGTTTCGTTACTACACATAGACGAGCAAGGAAAGGGGAAATGTAGTTCCCCTGAGAGTTTTAAATGTACCGGTTTAGCTCAGTTGGAAGAGCATTTGATCGATAATCGAAAGGTCGCTGGTTCGAGCCCAGCAATCGGTACCAAAATAATGATGGCCCTGTGGTGTAATTGGTTAACACGTGCGACTCATAATCGCTTGTTTCTGGTTCGAGCCCAGACAGGGCCACCAAAAGTTACGGAATATAGCTCAAAGGCAGAGCGCACCGTTTGGGGCGGTGAGGCTGAGATTTCGAAATTCTCTATTCCGATCAAGTTTATCGTGGGCTTTAATAATTTATATATAGTATATACTAAATAAAAAAGTTAAAACTAAATGAATTATAAAAAGCATTACGATCTTTTAATTGAAAGAGGTCAAAACAGATTATTAGATAGTTATACTGAAAATCACCATATTGTTCCTAGATGTATGGGAGGTGGTGATAATAAAGAAAATCTGGTTAGATTAACTCCTGAAGAACATTATGTTGCTCATCAGCTGTTATGTAAAATGTATCCAGACAATATGGGAATAGCAAAAGCCGTTCTTATGATGACAGTAAAAAGAACTAATAACAAAATATATGGTTGGGTTCGTAAAAGACACTCAATAGCAATGAGTCAAGATCAAACAGGAGAAGGAAACTCTCAATTTGGTACAAGATGGATACACAATACTATTTTAGAACAATCTAAAAAAATAAAGAAAAATGCTATTTTACCAGAAAATTGGATTGAAGGCAGAAAAATTAATTTTGGCATGTCTTTTTCTGAAAAGAAAAAAGACAATAATAGAAAAAAGAAAATACAGAAAGAAATTGATGAAATAAAAGAATTGAAACCTTTATATGAAAGATATGTAAATGGTGAAGCTTTACAAAATATAGCAAATGATTATAAGTATTCTTATGTTTCTCTTTACAACAAAATGGTAAAACATTTTGATTTTGTTAAGAAAGACACAGGAAGAGGAAATACGGGTTCGAAGCATTAATGGTGATGCAGTAGACTTTTAATCTACTGAAGGAGGATCGTTACCTCCCGGACCCACCAAAATTAATGCGGGTATGGTGTTTAACGGTAGCATACAAGGTTTCCACCCTTTAGGTACCAGTTCGAATCTGGTTACCCGTTCCAATTTTTTGTCCCTATCGTCTAGATTGGCTTAGGACGCCGCCCTTTCAAGGCGGAAACTCCGGTTCGAAACCGGATGGGGACGCCATTTTAAGGATTTAATATGTTTTATTTTGAATTAGATATCCGATCATGTAATTACATGGGGATATCAAAATGCATAGAAAAAGAAGAAGTAATAAAAATTGGGTTAGACTTTTAAAACAAGTAAAAGAATCTAATAGAGAGTATATAGAATTTGGTGTTAAACGTGTAAGGCCAAAAACTCATTATAACGTTTTAAAAGAAGGTATATGGTGGGATTATCCATATAGCAGTAAACCACAACGTTCTTGGAAGTCATTTAGGAATACGCAATATAAGGCTAAACGTAATGAGTTCAAAAACTTGTGGACAATGTCAGTTATTTGTGAGAATAAAAAGTTTCAAAGGTAAACATACTGGTATTTGCGATAAGTATGATTATAATTTATTAGCTGATTGCACACATGCTAAATATTGTAATCATTTAAATCAAAAAAGTTTGATAGAAGAAAAGATTAAATTTATGAAGTGGCGGTAGTAGCACCCCACGTTAAAAACTGAAGCATCCAAACAGAATTTGGGGATATAGTATAATTGGGAATACACTGGATTTGCATTCCAGAGTTTGCGGTTCGATCCCGCATATCTCCACCAAAGTTATATTATGTCGGAATTTGAATAAACATTGTGCACCTCCACATTTAATAGAGGAATCGTTTATTCAATAGGAACTGATCATTTCTACCTCGTGCATAGAGGATTCCGACCATAATATAATTTAAAGAGCTGGAAGCCATCTCAACTAGCCGGCAGGGATGTAAAATACGGGGTTCGATTCCTCAATCGTCTTGGTGACTCAGTGGTTCGATTCCACGTCTTTAAGTTATATTTTCAAATAAATTAAGGAAACTATATTATGATTACAGTACATACACCAGTAACAGAAAATGAAAAGAATTTAGCTGTTAGCATATTCCTTGCCGGTTCAATTGATAATGGGACCGCTGAAGAATGGCAAAAAACTTTAATTAAAAGATTAAATAAAACTTCAGATTTAATTGGAGTTGACTACGAAGTCTATAATCCTCGTAGAGATTATTGGGATAAAGATTGTGCTGGTGATGAATTAGTTAGACAGATTGAATGGGAACTAAATAGATTGGAAATGTGCGATATTATATTCCTCTGTTTTGCACCTGATAGTCTTTCACCGATATCATTATTGGAATTAGGATTACATAAATCCGATAACATTGTAGTGTATTGTCCTAAAGAATTTTATAGATACACGAATGTGGAAGTTACTTGTGATTTTTATAATGTATTATTTTTTGATGATCTTAATGATGCATATGAAGCTCTGATTGAAAATTCAATCACTGTAAACAAAATTAAAAATATTGAAAAAAGTTGTTGACATTCTCTTCCAACATTGATATAATAGATACATAAATTAAGGAAAGGAATAAATTAAATGGATCCTATTGATTTTTGTGAAAAATATAAAGATATCTTGATCCCAGTTTTAAAAAGATTAAAAGATAAATGAAATAATTGTTGACATTAGCAAATAGGTTTGATATAATAGATACATAAATTAAGGAAAGGAGAATATTTTCAGGACGTCAAAGGAGTAGTTTAAATGACTATTTCGAGAAAATATATTTACCGTTGTAACCGCAATGGAACATAATGTATTGGATAAGCTAGGCTGGTTACCTAGTAGCTCGTTAGATTCGAGTGGCGTCCTGAAAATGTTTTAAAGAGGTAATAATGTTGGTGCATAAATGCGAATTTTGTGTAAGAGTGTTTACAACAGCTTGCGGAAAAGGGCAGCATCAAAGGGGATGTGATAACAACCCAAACAAAATAAAAAGAGTTGTGTCGAAACCAGCATGGAATATAGGTAAATCGAGGTGGAATAACGAACCTTCTTATCCTGAAAAATTTTTTATGAAAGTAATTGAAAATGAGTTTAATGATAAAAATTATATTAATGAATATCCTGTTGGAATATACTCAATTGATTTTGCTTGGGTTGATAAAAAATTAGCAATTGAAATTGATGGTGATCAACATCAAAGGTTTGAAGAATACAAACTCCGAGATGAAAGAAAGGATAGTTTCCTTGAAATACAAGGATGGAAAGTATTAAGGATAGTCTGGAAAGACATGTTCAATAATACGAAAGAACAAATAAAAATATGTAAAAACTTTATTGGGCCATTAGTTTAAAAGAAGAACGGCAGTCTGTTAAACTGCGAGACGGGGAGCGTTACCTCGATGGCCCGCCAAATTGGTAGAAGACGAACTTCTACTTACCCAAGCTATTGACTTGGGGTTGATTAACCGGACCAAAGTTTATCGTAGCCGGCTCTATGGAAGATAAACAAAAATTACTGTCAGTTCTTGGGTAAGGACAGTATAATAACTCCCTTGAGCCAATTTTAATGGATATGCGGCTATATGTTATATTGATGATGCATCATCAATATAACACGAAGGTTTGCCGGATAAAATCATAGTCCCTGTTATTGAGAAATGCAAATATCAATATTATACTGTGTTTCAGGTTCGATTCCTGACGTATCCTCAATTTTAGGAAGCGTTATCCGAAAGATTCTGGGTAGCGGAGACTGTCTTGAAAACAGTTTGTCGGTGTAAAAAGCCGTCGTGTGGGTTCGAATCCTACCGCTTCCGCCAAATTTTGGGTTGTTAGTTTAATTGGGAAAACAGGAAGTACTATAGGCTTTCAATGCTGGTTCGGAATCGGCACAACCCGCCAATATTATAATAGGAAATGACTATGGTATATCAACCAGATAACTGGATAGTATTAAAAATACATAGTGATGATTTGACAGTATATAAAGTCCTTGGCGGATGGAGCGGTGGTTATCTTGACGGCGATTCGTGGAGAATGAATAGCGGTATATCAAAAGTTGAGGTCGAAGGCGATCATTACTTGTTTAGAGGTTATAGCGGCAGTACATATAAATGTCATAAAGGAACATACGGAATCAGAATGAATATTGCTGGTATCTATGAATCTTTATTAGAACAAGCTAAATCATCTGGAATAAATGTTGAAATGCTACGGGAAAATGCAAACTGGTTAGAATTATTATAAAAGAATAACGCAAGTGCGGCAGAGACGGTGGTTCTGCGTATGACTGTAAATCATATCCCTCAGGGTAAACATTGTAGGTTCGAATCCTACCGCTTGCACCAAATTACAAGGATGGTTTATGACCAAGATTAAAGATGTCATAAAAGAAATATTACAGGATTTGCTTGAGTATGAAGGTGGCGAAATGCAATCAATTCGAGAGTTAGTATCTTGCGGTATTAAATTAGATTTAAGTGGTTTAGGTAGAAAATAAAGGAGATGGAGTGGCAGGTACTCGCTGAACTCTCATAAGGTTCAAGTTCCGTGTTCGACCCACGGTGTCTCCTCCAAAAGTTTTACTATGTTATAGGTAAAGGCAATCACTATCTTCGGACGAGATGTTCCCTATAACGTGGTTATTATTTTAAGGATATATTATGGCAGCTAATAAAATAGAACAACTTTGGAAAGAATCCTTAGTTCGCCTTAGTAGACCTATTGATGCAGAATATGATAAAGAATTATTTGAAATGTTTACTTTACTTTTGGTAGATGATTTTACCGAGGCAATGTTGGATACTAATGACGAGAATCCATTACCTGACCCGCATAAGGCAGTTATGGATTCTATATTTGAAAAATTTAATAAAGGTAAATGATGTGTCCAAACAAATAATAGACGAGTTTAATAGTTTACCGAATGATGTAGAGAAATGGCGATTCGTTGCAGATAATCAGGATAAAGATATTATAGTTCATTGTGATAATGACGATACTTTTATTACAATTGAAGGTTGGGAAAGTGATGACAACTTTGCTCAGTTTTACGGATATGTTGGTTGGTCGGACGGAGTAATGAAACTTTTAGAATATGCAGGAATAAGAGCAGAATCTGTTTAAATAACTATTGACATTATTAATGAACTGTATTATAATGGTACCATAAATTAATAAAGGAAATACATTATGGCTTATTGGTGGTGCGGCATTTAGTCAGCTATGTATACTGATAGGACTATGGCCAATAGGACTATTGTTTATTGTGACTGTAATCAGAGATATATTTGTATTAGATTTTTCAAACACAAAAACAAATAATGAAGGAAATACATTATGAACTCAACTGCTATAAAAATTGCAAATGATTTAATCTTTAAGCTTAGGAACAGTATTTTTAGTGGTTCTAAAGATCCAAGAGATTATGCAGTTACGAATGTGACAAAAAAAGGTTTAATGATTTCAGTTTTTGGTTGGGGTGATTTTATCCCGTATGAAAATGATTATAGATTGCGTGATGAATCTTCAGAAGAACTTGAAGATATCATTAACTCTATTGAGTTTAAACACGATTATGAAATAAAATATACTGATGATGCTGCAGATAATATTATCATCGATGTTTATTTGAAATAGCAAGGCCGGTGTGGCGAAAATTGGTAAACGCGCATGGGTTGAACCATGTGGGAAATTAACAATTACGTGAAAATAATATTTAAGTAGCGTTACAGTGTTATTGGAATTAAAAATCTTTACGACGGTAAAGTAAACATGTTCTGATAACTCCCTTGTAGGTTCGACTCCTACCGCCGGCACCAAATATTAAACAATGCGTGGGTATGCTAATTGGCAACGCAATGAGACTTAAAATCTCATGTTTGATGGTTCGACTCCATCTCCACGTACCAAAATTTTAAAAATGCAGGTGTCGTATAACTGGCTATTACGGTTGTTTTGTAATCAACTTATCGGGGTTCGAGTCCTCGCGTCTGCACCAAAGCATCTATGGTGAAACAGGATATCACACAATCCTTCTAAGTTTGTATTCTAGGTTCGAGTCCTGGTAGGTGCGCCATATTCGTTATATATAATAAAATTGTAACAACACTTTATAAGAGAACTGTAAAAATGAAAAGTTTTAAAAAATTTAAAGAACCAGTTAATGAAACTAATATTTCTACTTCAGAAAAACAGACTTCTGAGTACAAGGTTGCTAAAGAAGCATTTGGGGCGCTCTTAAATGGCTCTCTAAATTCTAACCAATCACTGAAAAACTTTATTACAATAACAATGAAAGAGATGAAAGTTAGTAATTATGATTATGAGAAGGTATTAGGTTTTATTCGTAAACTCGGTTATACAGGTAAAATGAACGAGGATAACTTATAGTAAATGCGCCAAACAATTGCGGGTTACAGTTCTGTTGAACTGACTGGTCTCATAAGCCAGAATAAGGTAGGTTAGATTCCTGCACCCGCATCTTACGAGTTGATGTCAAGACTCGAACTATTATAAACAAGTACATAAGGAGAAATTATGTGCTATACAATTTATAAAGTTACAGACAAGATTAATGGCAAGATCTATATAGGATCGCATAAGACCAAAGACCTTGATGACAATTATATGGGTTCCGGTAAGTATTTAAAATACTTGCAAGAGAAGCATGGTTTAGAAAATTTTGTTTGTGTTTGATAGCCCAGTAGATATGTATGCTAAAGAAGCAGAATTAGTTAATGAAGATTTTATTGCTGAACAGAATACTTATAATTTAAAAGTTGGTGGCTATGGCGGATGGGATTATGTTAATGCAAATTTAACTGACGAACAAATGTCTAATAGAGCAAAACCTGGAAAGGCAAAAATGGATGAAGTTCTTGCTAAAAAATATGGTAAAAATTGGAGATCTGAACTAGTCAAGAAAGCTAATAAAGCAGCAATGGCATCTGAAAAAATGCAGAATCATTTAAAAAATGCCGATAGAAGTTTAGAAAATAATGGGATGTTTGGAAAAATCTCACAGCATTGAGTCGAAGAATAAAATGTCTTTGTCTCAGTCAGGTGAACGTAATCGTCAATTTGGTACAATGTGGATAACGAATGGCACCGAGAATAAGAAAATAAAAAAGATAACCCTCTTCCAAAAGGTTGGAAAAAAGGTAGAAAAATGAAAAAAAATCGACCACACATGAGTCATTGTTGTTGCAAACATGATAGGATCCTATATATATATTGATTAGAAAGTATTATGCACGTGTGACTGAGTGGCTTAAGTGCAGGATTGCAAATCCTGAGACGGGGGTTCGAATCCCTCCACGTGCTCAAGGAAATCGGGTATAGATTTTCACTGTAGATGCGATGTCTACCTCGGGCTTTATGCGCGTGCTTGATTGAACAAATAATGAGAAAGTGGATTAATCTGTATCAAGGGCATTAGAGTTAACTAGTACTTAATTACTCAAAGGCCCGGTACTAATTTTTAGAAGAATGCCAGAGCGGACAATTGGGCTTCCCTGCTAAGGAATGCGTCGCTAACGCGGCACGAGGGTTCGAATCCCTCTTCTTCGAAAGTTTAAAAAATAGGGGTATAGCCAAGCGGTCTACGGCCACGGACTTTGAATCCGTTATCGCTGGTTCGAATCCAGCTACCCCTTCCAATTTATAAAAGAGGAATTGAAATGTAGAAGAAAACAGCAAAACCAACTTTAAGATTATTTAGATGGGCAATGATAAGTTCAATACGGGCTACAGAATATTTACTTTATTCTATAGTCATAAATTGAAATGGGACATATACATATTTCATTATACAGAAGGTTCGTATATACCCAAACATAAAGACCCTAATAAATATGGTAAGCATTATCGTTTTAATATTGAGTTAAAGAAACCTGATAGAGGCGGTAAATTTATCTGTAAGAATGTAGTTTTTAAATGGTGGAGATTCTGTTTATTTAGAGCAGATGCAAACTACCACAAAGTTACAAAAATTGAAAAAGGTTCACGTTGGGTTCTGAGTTTTGGATTCACAAAAAGCGTTAAATGATTGGCATAGGCTTCTAAAACCAGATTGTCGGCGGTTTGATTCCGCCATAACGCACCAAATAATGAAGGAAATAGAAATGAGTAAAAAGCCACATACGGTTGTATTATTAGATGAAAGCGGTTCGATGAGCGGTGTAAGAGATAGTGTTATTAATACATTTAACGAATTTGTAAATTCTGTTAGAGATAGTGCTAAGACAGTCTCTTTATATACTTTTGATAGTTCTGGTATTCGCGAAAGATTGAAAAAAGTACCAGTTAAGGAAGTTCGACAAATAACAACTGATGACTACAATCCACGGGCAATGACTCCGCTGTATGATTCAATGGCAAATGTAATGAATAGATTTGACAATTCAGAAAGACCAGTTCAGTTTGTAGTTCATACAGATGGTGCTGAAAATTATTCAAAAGAATATACGTTTAATACTATTGATGCTAAGATTAAACAAAAGACTAAGGATGGTTGGTTATTTGTATTCTTAGGAGAAGGCCTTGAAGGTCAAGCTACGTTAAAGAATTTTGAAGGCGTAAAAGTTAATTTTACTAATAACGCAATGCGTGGGCAGTCAATGGATTTTGTTGCAGGAGCAACAGCTATGTATAGCGATACGGGTAGTACAGATGCTCGGTCTTATACAAAAAATGGAACAGACACAATTAGTGTAGATTAAGTTTTATTAGAAACACATTAATAATGGGGATATTATGAGCAATAATAGTGAAAGTAGCGGTGGCATAGGTTTTTTAGGTTTATTAACTATCGTTTTTATAGTTCTTAAATTGACAGAAGTTATCGCATGGTCGTGGTTGTGGGTATTAGCACCTATGTGGATGCCAATCTCTATTGGTACCGTGTTGCTAATAATCTGCCTAGCATTAGGCAATAGATAAGTTTAATAGGGTTATGGTGAAACAGGAGATCATACAATCTTACGAAGTTTGAGTTTCGGGTTCGAGTCCTGATAACCCTGCGCAGAGGTAGCTGAGATGGATTAGTCGTGGATTGAAAATCCACAGAGGTCGGATCGTTACCGACCCTCTGCACCAATTTTTAAATAAGGAAACAAGAATGATTTTTTGGTTGTTTACAAATATTTTATCAGTAGCTGGAATTTTTTGTACTCTCATCGGAATGCTAACGGTTTTCCATTGGTTCAAAAGTGCAAAAGCTCCTAATGATTCTAGTAATAGAATCAACAATATTAAATCTTGGTGGATTGGTCTTACTCGACCAGATGTGCTAGGAAGAAGTTACAAAGCATTTCGTCAAGATGAAATGGATAACATAAAAGATGTAGAAAGATAAAGTATACTTAGGTGTGGTCGTAGCTTAATTGGCAAAGCTCCCGGTTGTGATTCGGGCAGATGCGGAATCGTTGTCCGTCGGCCACCCCTAAGTATATTTAAAAAAGTTGTTGACATTGTAGTTAAACCTTGATACAATAGCTGCATGAATTGATAAACCAGTTACGAAGCAAAAGTAGTTCCTATAAACAACTATTCGGACTAATAATCCGAAGCCAATAATTACTACTCGCTTCATACTTTAGAGGCAAAGACAGTTCCTATAAAAAAATTATTGTAAATTAAAATACTGTCCGCCTCAAAACTTTAGAGCCAAAAAGAGTTCCTATAAAAACTCAACTTATGAAATTACTCTTCGGCTCAATTATTACTTGTAAGGATGATATATTATGAAAACAAAAATGAATCAAGATTTGATTGAACTATTTAACATGTTCGTTTCCGATAATGCAGGAGATCAGAACATACAAACATGTTCAGAAACTGGAATAGTCGTATCAGGCCGTGCAAGTAAAAAACAATTTACACAAGTTAAAGCATATGCTAGTAAAGGTAAGCTTTCGGGTGAGCAACTGAATAAGACTTTTTATGCTTCTTTTGCTGACGTTACAAACAAATCTCGTGATGAGTTATTTCTTGACCAAGTGTTACATTATGCGACCACTTATGGCCAATTAATTCCAGGATATGTTTATGTGCCAGCCGAAGCAGTTGATCGTAAACTGCCTAAAGAAAAATTAACACTATTCGTCTTAGCAGGTGTTGATGAATCTGAAGCAATTAAACGCGCATCTGCTATGCTAACATCTGGTATTGCACTAAATAAAGAAACAATGGAAACATTGGTTGAAATCTTAGAATATTTTAACTTTGACTTTAGTAGTGTTGAAATTAAGAATAAAGAAGCAATTGTTTATCTTGCTGCAAATAAAGACATAATGCCAACAAAAGCAGAAGACTTTTTAAGATTTGTTATATACAAGGCTACTGGTAGTACTCTATTAATTAAAGATAGAAATAACATACGTGCCATAAAGGCAATTGATTTTTCAGGTATGCTGCAGTCTTATGTTGCAAAGAATGGTTATCAACCTTTAGCAGAAGTTTTTAATCGCTTTAAGCCATTGTTTATTAAGATGAAAAATAATAAATCTGCAAAGATAATTAATAAAATCGCAAAGCTTAGTAAAAAGTTACATAAACCATTGCCAGTAAATGCACTATCCGAAGTCACTCAACGTGCCTTAACAGACGATGATACACATTGGTTGAAGAACGCAACAACATTTGCTTTATTAAAAGCAACGGATGCATGTTTTAAAGCTCGTGCAGAATTTAACTCAGATGCACCAACTGCTCGTCTTTACACTATTAGAAATGGTCGCGTGTTTGCGAAGAAAACGAACAGAACAAAGAAAATTCCTTATGGGAATAACATTACGCGTATTGCTGTTGAGCTTGAGTCACGCGTAAACGGTAAAGGCAAAACTGTATATATTCCTGAAGATATTGACTATGCATTACCAACGAGTGAAAAAATGTTTATTGGTAACATTCCGGTGTTTACCAAGTTTCAAAACAAAATGCTTAATGTTGGTATGTACTGGGAAAACAATATGGGTGCTAGCGACCTTGACTTGTCATCAATTAGTATTACTGGTGACAAGATTGGTTGGAATTCAGGCTACTCTAATGAAGGTATAATTTATTCTGGTGACCAAAGGTACGCGGATAATGGGGCGACTGAGTATTTGAATATATCAACAGGATGTGGAGATAACATTGTATATTTAAACGTGTACTCTGGTGATTCTAATTCTGAGTATGATTTAATTATCGGTAAAGCAAAGAATAAAAGAGCAATTAAAACATACATGCAAGATCCAAAAAACGTAATGGTTTCGGGTCGTAGAAAAACCCAAGGAGGAAGCTCAATACTTGGATTGGTGAGTGAGACTGAAAGTGGTGTTCAGTTTATTCCGGTTGATTATAACGTTGGTCAAAACGCAGTATCCGGGTATAAAGATTATACATCTACGATGATCACTGCAATGAAGTTTAGCGCTGAAAATCGCTTAAGCTTGCATGATGTTCTATCTTCACTTGGATATAATGTAGTAAGAACAAAGACTAATGAAGTTGATGTTGATTTATCAATAGAGAATCTTTCTAAAGATACAATCATTAATCTTTTAACGGAAAATAAAAAATAGATCTGTAGCTGAGGGGATTAGCACTGCTTTTACACGGCAGATACGGCGGTTCGATTCCGCCCAGATCTACCATTTTTTGCAACTATAATGAGAAGAAAAATCATGTTAAATTTAGAAGAGGTAATACAATTTGTAAATAGTCAGGGTCCTAAAACTACTGTACACATTGGTTGTGACTCAGAAAGAGTTTCACGTCAGAAAGGTATGGTTGATTACAACTTAGTAGTCGTAGTTCACTTGGATGGTTCAAAAGGTTGTAAGATCTTTGGTGAAACCATTCGTGAAAGAGACTACGATCATAATAGGAAAAGGCCTTCAATGCGATTAATGAATGAAGTTATGAAAGCTTCAGAATTATATCTGAAATTGGCTCCTGAAATTATTGAGTACGAAACTTTTGTACACTTGGATATTAATCCAAATCCTAACGCTGGATCATCATGTGTGGTCACTCAGGCAATAGGATACATCAAAGGTACGTGCCAAATTGAACCTCTTGTAAAACCAAATGCATGGGCTGCAAGTTCAGCTGCAGATTGCTTTAAAAAAGTTGTGGGATTATAAATAACTAAAATAATTATTGACATTTTGTTTTGATTATGTTATAATAGTCTCATAAGTTAATAAAGGAATGCAAATTGAAAACATTACGAGAATTTGTAAACTCAGATAAATTGCCAAAAGCCAAAGATAATAAAGATGGTACTTTTAGTTTTGGCCGAGGTGAAAAATATATTGTTACTGACTATTATGAAGGTACCAAAAATATAACTAAAGGTGTTGACTTGGTTGCCAAATACGTTAAGAGATATAACACTTACGATTCTTTTAAACGATATGAAGAACTGCAATATGATATTAAACAAAATAATGTTATGACCGAACGTGATTTTAAAATACAATCAAAGAGATAACTGCAATATCTCTATATTGTTCGGTGAAAATCTTATTAAACGAATAGGGGTGTAGCTCCAATTGGTAGAGCGGCGCACTCCAAATGCGACGGTTGGGAGTTTGAATCTCTCCACCCCTGCCAATATAACGCGGATGTGATGGAATTGGTATACGTACTAGTTTTAGAAACTAGGTTTTGTAGGTTCGAGTCCTACCATCCGCACCAATTTTAAAATGGAATTATAATGAATATAGTATTATTATTAATAATCGTAATTGCGTCAACTGTTGTAATAGTTGGTGGACTTCTTGTTTTTATGAGTTCCTTGTTAGCTGATGGATTTTTAGGCGACGAAGATGATGATAAGGATATACTTTGAATAATATAAACTTTAAACAACCTCTACGTGAAACCACTCCCTTATCAGATATTTTATTTAGCGAAAATTTATATTAGGTGATTTATGTTTAAGAAAGAAGACATCAAAATTGATTGTATGAAAGATCCTATTGGGTTAAATACATCATACAAAGCGCGAGTTATCTTTTCACAAATAATTGAAATAGATGATAATGCGAATGCACAATATGAATTTCACAATGAATCGAAAGAGGTCATCCAAACAACATTATACGTTAACTTATTTAACGCTGTATATGGAGAGCACAATGGAGTGCTTACTGATACTATAGAAAGTTTAACACACTTCAAAACAATCCTATTACAAAATTGGTATAAACCTACCGATCCTTACGAAGAATGCGAAGACTTAATTAAAGTGCAGGAAACTCTAAATAATATTCAAAAACTCATAAAACCACGGTATTGATTTTTTTATAAATATTACATAATAATTTTTATAATCAAAGGAATAAGATGAAATCATTTAGAGGATTTATAGCTGAAAACCTTTCACGTACCGAAATAGGTATCATAGAAAAGTTCGCTGATAAACTCTTCGCTGCTGTTGGTGTTGATGTAGATTTAACAGGAAAACATTTTAGAGATCGTGTTAACGACGAAAGAAATGGCATGCCAATCACAGTGATTGAAATGATGGCGATGTTTAAGAAAGTCTTCAAACAACACGGTCAAAAAATAGGCGGGATGAAACCTGGCCTTGAAGCAGTAATTACTGACTTTAATTCAAACATCAACCTTCCATTTATATTAAAGTATGATAAAAAAAACGACGAGCTTGATATGATCGCGAAGACCATTATGCGCAAAAAAGACTTTAAGACCAGTACTCAAAAATTGGGAGTAAGATAGATGAAATCTTTCAAAGAAATACTAAACGAAGTAAAGGGTGTTAAAGTTCCTAAGTTCAAAACATCCGCCGAGATGCTTAAATTCTTATCATCTTTATCTGGTAGTGATAAAGTTTTGGACACAGTTTATGATCCTGATACTGGCGAAGTCTATATGTCAAAAGGTCAGAATAAAAAACAGGCTGCAAGACAACATTCTACAATGGAGCCACACAATCTTAACAAAGTAAAAGTTAAAAATACTGGTGGCCGAGATGATTTTACTAAAGACTTTGATGAAATTTACCAATGGGTAGAGCAACCAATATCTAAGATAACAGGCACAAAGGTTGCAGACTATGATACTAGTCTTAGAATTGCTTCGATGATATCAAGAAAAGATGGTAAGAAAATTGACCAAGATGATATTGATGAAATAGAAATGTGGTTCGAAGATAAGTATGACTTCTTAGATTCAGAAGGTTTTGAAGCTAGTATTTCCAAGAAAGGCAATCGAGCTGTAGTGTCGATTTCGTTCATCTAATGTTATCATTCAAAACGAGATTCGCTAAAGACATTACGAAAGGTAAAATGTTCCTAACATATTAGTCAGATAAGGTAAAATGGTAAATGAATAGTTTTAAACAGTATTTAGAAGAAAACATGAGAGAAAGAGATCGAATTATAAGTGTCGTAGCTGATAAGCTTAATATATCTACTGACGCTGCTCATGAATTTATTATTGGTGGTGGAAGTGATAAAGATTACAATATAGCAATGAAAGCTGCTAAGAAAATGGGATACGATCATGATTTTGGAATGGATTATTACGACAAGTTTTGGAAAAAAGTATTTTCTCAGCAAGATTTTAAATTAGCAAAACAAGTTGGTGCCGGTGATTTTGAAACGAGTGGTCAAGCTCGAGACCCAAAAACTGGTAAAAAGTTGCCGTTTAAATTTAAGTAAGTAAAGGATATATCATGTATTATTTTAAGCACGGTGACTATATGACAACTTAGAGTACATGCACGTTGTATCGCATTGGTTATCCAGAAGAAAAGGTTGAGCCTATTAAGAAAGCTCAACCTGTTGGTTATGAAGATACGTTTCCTTCTCAAAAAAAACAAGTCCAGGACTTGTTTTTTTTCACTCCAAAATCCCTTCCATATAATAAAGAGTTCTAAACAAATCTATATACATTATCATTAGTTTTTGATACAATAGTCTTTTAACAAAGGATAATAAATGAAAAAGAAACCTATTAAGAAAAGGTTACAAAAACGGTTACAAAAACAAAGAAGACAGTTTATTATGTACACCAATCAACATAAAGTGATTCTAAAGGACTTTTATAAAACTAATACAGTTGACAACTAATAAACAATTTAAGAGCTTTAAATGCACTAAAATAAATGAAAATATCTATTGACATTTATTCTGGCTGTGATATAATAGACTTATCGTCAATAATATTAGGAAACATTATTATGAGTAATACGGATAATAAAATCATATTTGATGGAATATTTGGATCCAAATTATACGGGACAGAAAATGAAAATAGCGATACTGATTATAAAGGCGTATTTATGCCTTCAGTCTATAATACGGTATTAGGTAATTTTAGCGATTCAATTGAAACTCAAGACGTGTATGTTGATAAGTCCATGTATGCGATTAGTAAATTCATTCGCATGTTGGAAAAGGCAGATACGGTAAGTATCGACATGTTACATACACCAGCTGACTATATCCTTAAAACTTCACCTTTATGGGAAGAATTGTACGGAATGAGAAAACTGGTTTATTCTAAAAACATGAGAGGTATTGTCGGTTATATCAAAACGCAATCATCTAAGTATGGTCACAAAGTCCAACGTCTTCAAGAGATGAAAGAATTTTTAAACCATCTTGATATGTACAAAAGTTATAATACAGTTCAAGATCTGGCATTAACCTTTGATTTTTCTAAATACAAGTTTATCTCATATACACCAACTAAGGTTGAGAGTGGCAGAAACATTATTGGAAACATTGATGTCTGTGGTTCTCGTTATCAGAATAGTTCGGGAATTGAGTATATGAAATTTGGTATTGAATCTAAAGTGAATAGATACGGTAAACGGTCTGAGAAAGGTAGTGTTGAAGGTGGTGATTGGAAATCTCTATCTCATGCATATCGAGTTTTATTACAATTAGATGAGATTATCAATACACGTGATCTTCGGTTCCCATTGAAAAGAGCCGATGAAATTAGAAGAATTAAAAATGGTGAACTTGAGCAAGATGTTGTAATGTTCATGATAGATCAAATGTATAAGTCTGTTATGAATGATTTATACAATAGTGACTTGCCGGATGAATCAGATTTGCAACCAATGAAAGATGCTGTAGTTAAACATTTTATTAAATTGGTAAATTAACGTATGAAACAATTAGACTTATTTAATGACACTGATTCTAATTTAACTATTGAAGATGACGATATACTACATATTTGGTATACATCTCGCCATGATGACGAATACCCTGATCTTATATGTGATATCTATAGTGTTGATGGTTACGGTGAAATTGGTTTCTATGTACAAAATGGATGTTGGGACGGTACACTTTATATGTACGCACGTAGGATACAGGTACACGCAACCCAGAAAGTTATAAAGGTACATAAGTATGAAATTGTTAAAAGTAAACTAAAGGCTGGTCAAAAAGAAAAATCTAAGATAGATGATTTTTTCGATGACGACATTCCATTTTAAAAACTATTGACATTCCATTATGATTGGATTATAATAGATCTATAAATTGAAAAAGGAAATATATCATGGCTTATATAAGTAAAGAAGATAAAAAGAATTTAACTCCTGCTATTAAAGCGGTCCTTAAAAAATATAATATGAAAGGAACAATTTCGGTTCGTCATATGTCTTCACTTGTTGTTAAAATATCGAAAGGCGAACTGGATATTATAGGCGCGTCTAGTCGTCGTGTCTTAAAAGATACACGGTATGACCGTTATGATAAGTATGATGTAAAAAAGATCAACCACTTATTGAGCCGTACATACATTGATGTTAACACATATTGGATTGATGAAAGCTATGACGATCCTAAAGTTGTTGCATTTCTTAATGAGCTTAAAGAAGCGATGGAAGGTCCTGAATTTTTCAACCACGACGACATTATGACAGATTATGCTCATCGTTCGCACTATGTTGATATTCTTGTTGGAACTTTCAATAAACCTTATGAATGTACTGGTGAAGCTGAAACGTTTGAGCCAGTTGAAGTTAAAGTTTATGAGGCCGCTTAATGGAAGATCTTAACGTAGTAATTGATTTTACTATGGTGACATACCAAGAAGTAGAGTCTTGTTCTGAATGTAATGGCACTGGAATATACATAACTGAAAAAATGACATGCTATCATAACAATGACTGGGAGTCTATTCATGTTCAGTGTAATAAGTGTGACGGGACAGGTAGATATATTATCGAAAAGACAGAGAAAAAAACTAAAATTAGATTTAATGATAACTATTCAGGTACATCTGAAAAGATCATACAAATAACTAACGATACTGATTTAATGAATTTAAAGTTTGAGCGAGAAACGTTTACTAGAAGTTTCAAATAATTAGTGTAATAGCAAGAACACTCCAATGTTCTTATAACGCATTGCTATTAATAAAGGACATAACTTTCATTGGTTTTTAATACAGGTTCATTCACAAATAGAGATTTCAGACTAATGATATTACTTCTAAAATGAGTAAAATTACGATGAAATTTTACCACATAAAACAAGAGTATATACTATGGGAAAAAAGAAAAAATTGAAAATAGCTTTAGACTTTGATGAAACATACACCGAAGATCGGTTGCTTTGGGATTACTTTGTAGAATCTTGTCAAAAAAGAAATCATACTGTTACTTTTGTGACTTATAGGGATTCTAGATTCGACAACACCGATATTGAAGTTGCTGCAGAAAAACTCGGAATACAAATAGTGTTCACAGCAGGAAAACAAAAGAAGCATTGTTTTGATGCTAATATTTGGATTGACGACAGCCCAGAAACGATAGTTGATTTTAAAACACTCGGTAATATGTATGATGGTTGTCTTATAAATGGTGATTGTAATGAATGAGTATGAAATTGATTTAGTTAAACGTAAAGGTCCAACTACATACAGAGTTGAAGTAAAGGTTAGATCTTACAATGAAGAAGATGCCCAGGAATATGCAAAAGATTGTTTAAATGTAAACGGCTGGAAAGTTGAATGCGTATGTCGTGTTGATAATTGCTAGGAATTATATTATGAAAACATTTACTGAGCAAGAAATTATTAACAGAGCTCCTCCTATCCCTTGGACTTATTATGAGACTGATAGGAATAACTACTGGATATATGTCGATACGAATACTTATGTCAGAATGAATAAAGCTGGTGAGTTGACCGATAAGTTTAGACCTACTAAGCGCCTTCGTTTAAGGTCTGATATTGAAAAGATTGCTGAGATGTCGGCAGGTGTTGAAAGCTTACAACGTTCAGTAGAAAATTTATTATATGCAAACACGAAGGTAACGTAAATGAATTATAAACGCCAATTACTCCGCCTAAAAGAACGAGCCAAGGCAATGTCTTTTAAACATGCTGGCAGAGAAAGACTTTATACTTATCATGGAGGTTTTGACCTTGGTTATCTACAGGGTCAGATATCTATATTAGAAGAAATCGTTGATGATATGGATGAAACATATGGATGAAACAACAATGACAACTGAACAAATGTATTCAGAACAGTTACATCAAGCGATGAATTTGATAGAAACACAGGCTAATCAGATTGCTGCACTTCAGCAAAAAGTTGCAAGATTGGAAGGTGACTTAGCAGACTTCAGAGGTTTTGAATATGAGTAAATTGTATAGGCAAGTTGAATTGACTGACGAAGAGCATGATGATTTTGTTTTTCCTCATCAAATGGCAATGACCGGTGAGAAGCTTCATAGTAAAGCTGAAATAGCTACTGAACTCGGCGTGCGCGATAAGCGCATTGCAGAGCTTGAGGATAAATGGGTAAGCGGTGATGAAATACCAGATAAGCCCAAACAATATTACTTGGTGGCTATAAGAAGCCCCAATAAGTTTGGGTTAATCTATGAAGTAGCTTATCTAGGGGCTAAATTTGAATGGTATAAAAATCGTAATGGGGATATAGAATTGTGGATGCCAATACCTAAAGTTAGAAGTGGTGACGTATGAACAAAATTTATAGAACAGGAGAATACAAACAATGATGATAGAAGATAATCATCTCGCGATTTTAATTTTAGTTGCTGCTTATCTATTTGTTTTGCCTCTATTTGTAATGGATAGCAGCGCAAAATTTACAAAAGAATATTTTAGTTGTGTAGCTTGGTTTGGTTTAATTGCTGTAATATTGGCAGGTGTTACAGTAGTAGTGTTTGCAATATTCTGGGCAATAGGAATCTTATTAGGAGTATAAATGAAATTTAAGTTTGGAAAATACCGTGACCCTTTATGGTGCACACTACATGATACTTATATGGCTAAAAAATATGGTAGCCGTTTTTATGCAATAACTGAATCTGATTTTACACCAACCAAGTTTGATAATTTTGTTGAGAAACTTGAAGATATGATTCAGACATATGTTTATCAGCCACTTAATTGGCTTTATTTTAATCAGATTGAACAAAAAATCTCAGTTAAGATGGAGCCACATGATACTTATTCTGCGGACACTATGCTTGCTCATGTTATCCTTCCAACTTTAATCCAGTTAAAATGTAAAAAACAAGGAAGTCCATTTGTTGACGATGAAGATGTTCCTGAAGAAATTCGTAGCACTGCTGACACGTCTGAAAGAGAAGAATATGATACCGATAAGTTTTTTCATGAAAGATGGGAATATGTTATTAACGAAATGATATTTGCTTTTAATACAAAGGCTGGTGATAATGTTGATTGGGAAGATGAATTTATATCCGGTGAACATGACATCATCTGGGTAGACACTGAAAATGGTATGAAACAAATGACTCACGGTCCTAATAACACGTATAAATATGATAAAGAAGCAGCAGATGTTGTTGCAAATAGAATTCAGAATGGATTCCGACTATTCGGAAAATACTACCAGAACTTATGGAGTTAATGAGTGAGAACTTCTGAAAAGAAAGAAATATTTCTAAGTTTATTCCATACTAATTCATATGGTGCTACAGGCGAATGATATTAGCTTTAATAATCATGTTGGCTATATCTGGTATTTTATTAACAGCCACTTTTACAGTTTTGATAACACCATACTATACCGGTATTTTAGAAAAGATTTTTGGAGAGTGGTTGCACAAATGAATTTGATTGAAAAAGTCGTAAGGTCTGCAATAAATAACTACGGACTGAATTTTGAAATGGCAGAAAAAGATATGTTACACGCAATATCAAGAGTGATATATAGTCATTATATCAGAGGCAAATTGTCAATATTTGAAGCAAAGAAATCTACAGAATTGATAATGACTGATAAATTATTCTTGGACAGCGTGATGACAGAAATTGAATATCGTAAACAGGGTCTAAGATGAAAGTTAAGAAGCAACTAAAAGCAAGAAATCTTTATATAAATAAGAAAAAACAAAGACAAATGATTAAGACTGGTATGGCATTTACGATAATGTTATTGCTTACTATAGTATTGGTAAATATACTTTAAAACAAGTGTTGACATATTCTTCAGTTTATATTATAATAGTCTCATAAATTAATAAGGAATAAATTATGCGATCATATGTTACTCGTGGAAAACCAACATCTGGTGTTAAGAAAAGTCTTCAGGGATGGGAATCTAAAGTTGGTCCTGATGGTTATATGAGCCTTCAAGACTATAATCGTAATCCAAATGGTCCGACATTGGCCGAGCTTAAGATCTTATATCCCGCGCTGAAGCGGAGATTTCAATATGTCCTTTAATGATAGGAATATTCCAACCGTAATTGATAAACTGTCCGAAGAAATCACTGCGTTATTAGATTATAACGATCACAATAGTCCAACAAGAGTGGCTCGTGAACATATGTTCGAACACATAAATGCAATGCTTGCCGTAATGGATTATTATGGTGGACCCACTAACGAACTAAAAGAGAGATTAAAATATGCAAGAAGATAAGCGTAAAGTTTTAGATAGCAACGAAGAGTTATCTGAGGATGTCGAAGAGCTGAAAGAAGTTCTGCATGATGAAAAGAAAAAACCAAACTTGCTAACTGAAGTCAACTAAACATATAAGGAAATTATATGAATAAGTTTGAGTTTCATACATATCTTGATAAAATGACAACTATTTACGATATAACTGTTGAGTATGGAGAAGACTTTGCTGAAGCAAGATCTCCATATTTAGAAGGTGTTGTCGAATATGGCACTGATATATCAAGCAATATGTGCAATATGTTCAAGTATTGAAGTCACTGAAGAAATTCTTAATCGAAGATTATACGATAAACCGAGAAAATAATTGTTGACATTTGGTTCCTAGTATGATATAATAGATACATAAAATGAGGAAAGGAAATTATATTATGAACAAGTGTACAGACTGCACGTTCCATCACACCAACTCATCATATGACGGAGATAAAAAGTCTCATTGTTATATGTTCAAAAACCGCGATTCTAATGATGCCTCTCATTGTTATATGTTCAAAAACCGCGATTCTAATGATGCCGGTGGTCAATTCAAATCAGTTAAAAATCCAGAATTGAAATGCACAAATGGAACATCTTTTGGTGTTCCGATTGGATTTGTGATGTCTGGTAAAGGTAGGAGTGTATTATGAAAACGCTTTACAGGGCGAATTGGCATTTTAAACCAAAAAAGAATAAGCTTACTAAATCCATAAGTTCGGTTATAATGGCAAATAGTGTTGCCCATGCTAGACTTAAGATGAAAGAAGAAGTAAGTCTTATTCAAAATTGCAACACTGCAGACGTAGTCGTTACTAAGGTAGCTTACGAATAAGGATTTATTATGAAAAATAGTTTCGTCTATTTTATTGGTGGTTCGTGGGATGGTGTTCGCAAGACGGTTGAAAGACAACCACACAGACAAATGTATGTTCTTAAATTGATTGATTTTGATTTAGTTTCTTTAAGCGATAAAGATTCAATGGTCCGCGAAGAGTATGAGATAATGGCTAAAGATTATTTTGAACCAAGTGGTGGCGAAATTTTTGTCTATAAGTATATTAGAGATTGTTAATATGAGCAAGCGTGATTACAGAGAAAGAAACTTTTTGATTGCTTATGGATTTTGGCAGGAAGATGTCGATTATTGGAAAAAGATAGAACCAGTAATGTACAATCATTACGTAAATTTTTAAAAATAATTTAAAATAAGTGTTGACATTTCCTTCTAAGTATGTTATAATAGACTCATAAAATAAAGGAAGGAAATAAATTATGAATCTTACACCAAACCAAGAAAAAACTTTAAACAAAATTGTTAAAACTTTAGAAACTTGTTCTTTTGCAAAAAGAACTGGTAAAGTTTTCCTTGGAATGAAATTTAAAAATTCTTGGAATTCAACTTGGTATAAAGAAAGTGATTTTGATTTTAGAGCTACAAATGCTCTTGAGAAAAAAGGTCTTATCACATTAGTACAAGATTATGATAGAGAAACTGGTGTATTTAATCCGCAAGCTAAAAGCTGGGGTTATTCTTCAATGACAATATCTTATTACGCGATTTTAAATTAGGAACTATATTATGAAATATTTCATCATACAATCTGCTAAAAACCCTCGTGGTATCTGGGTCATCGAAGACGACGTCGATGAGATTATGGAGCACTACTTCGCTGGTCACAAACGAGTGACTAAAACTGAAATCAGCGAGGAAGAATACTACGCTCGCATCAACGAGGTATTATAATATGATACAATTAATCATCGACAACACAGAAGTAAAAATAAAATGGATTAGTTTTTCTGATGGCGCATTCTCATGTAAGCTAATTGACTTACCCAAAAATCCAAAAGATATGTCAATTTCAGTAAGTACAAGAACTCCAGTTTTTGACATTCGAGAAGAAGTTGACATTGTAATGTCTGCATTAAATGAGCATTATCATGGCACAACAGCACATGTTACTTTAATGCTACCATACTTACCACACGCAAGAGCTGACCGAGTATTCGAAGAAGGCAATCCACATGTACTTGCAGTATTTATGAATTGGTTATCGTTATATGACTTTGATAAAATCTATATGGAAGATGTTCATAATCCAGATTTTATTCGCCACAATTATCCTAACTTGCCAATCGAAATGGTTGAACAACATCAACTTGCTATCAATTATACAAAGCGAGAAAAGCCAGACTATATCCTTGCTCCTGATAAAGGAGCATTTAAAAAGGCTCAAGCTCTTGCAAGTTTGATTGATGTCCCACTTATTACAGCAACTAAAGTTCGTGATATTAGTACAGGACAAATCTTAAGTGTTGACCTTGACTATACACCAACAAAAAATTCACGGATATTCATTGTCGATGATATCCTAGATGGTGGTGGTACATTCATACCACTAGCAAAAACCCTGAAAGAAAAATACAATTGTCATGTGGCCCTATATGTAACTCATTTAATTGCAGCTAAAGGATTGGATATTCTGGAAGGTATTGATAAACTTTACTATACTAATATCATAAGACAATATGTAAGTAGAGAAGACGTAATTAATTTTAACCAAATAGTTAAATAAGGACTATATCATGTTTGCAAGTTTAACAACAGATGCATATAAGCTTTTCCACAAAGAAGCATATCGCGATGGAATAACACAAGTATATTCAAACTATACAAACCGCAGTGGCCGTCTGAGTAATATCACAAATGGTCAAGATGGTGTTGTATTTGTTGGATTACAATATTTCATTAAAGATTCACTAATCAAAGCATGGAATGAAACATTCTTCAACGTACCCGAAGATGTGGCAATTTCATATCTTAGAAAATTCACAAAAGCATTGCTTGGTTTCGATTACAATGTTGACCACTTTATTGCTTTACACAAACTTGGTTATTTACCAATTGAAATTAAAGCTTTACCAGAGGGTTCAGTAGTACCTTATGGTGTTCCACCAATGACATTCAGGAACACTCACTCAGATTTTAATTGGCTGCCAAATTATTTAGAAACAGTAACTTCTACGGAACTCTGGGGAATCCAAACAAGCGCAACTACAAGTCGTGCATATTTGAAAAATACCAAGAAAATGTTTAAAGACATTGGTATTCCTGACGACCTATTATTGTTCATGAATCACGACTTTTCAATGCGTGGTATGTTTGGTAAACAGGCATCTGCAATGAGTGGTTTTGGTCACCTGTGTGGTAGTGCCGGAACAGACACTTTACCTGCAATCATGTTTGCTGAAGAATATTACAATGCTGATATTGAAAATGAATTAGTTGGTGTATCTGTACCAGCAACTGAACACAGTACAGCAACATCATTTATCATGTCATACGCTGAAGAGCATGGTGTATCTAAGCTTGAAGCTGAAATTGCATATGTTAAATACTTGTTTACAAAAGTTCCAACTGGTATTATGTCGCATGTATCAGATTCATTTGACTTCTGGGATTTTGTTGAAAAAGGTCTGCCTCAGTTAAAAGATGCAATCATGGCTCGTGAAGGCAAGTTCGTTATTCGCCCAGATAGTGGTGACCCTGTTGAAGTTTTATGTGGCCGTGAATTTAAAGTTGTCGAATCTAAAGAAGACGCAGTAGACACTTTAGACTCATATATTAGAGATAACCATGACCCATATGATTGTGGCATGGATGCTATTGATTATTTTTATATTGATGGAACAGCGTATAAAGTAACATATTCGCCAGAATTTAATCGACATGATAAAACTTATTATTATATTGATAACTATAAAGACGACGTTACATATGCTACATTTGAAGAGATCACATTAACTGCTGAAGATAAAGGTTTAATCCAATGCCTGTATGAGCAATTCCCTGGTGGCGAAACTGAGAAAGGTTTCAAATTACTTGCTGACCAGATTGGTGCAATCTATGGTGACTCAATTACACTTGAACGTCAAGCAGAAATCTATGCAAGACTTATGGCAAAAGGTTTCGCTCCATTGGTTGTACTTGGTGTTGGTTCATATTCATATCAGTTCGTTACTCGTGACACTCACGGTTCAGCGGTCAAAGCAACTCATGTAGTCCGCAATGGCCAAGGTGTTGATGTTTTCAAAGACCCTAAAACTGACTCTAAGAAAAAGTCTGCGAAAGGTCTATTAAGAGTTGAATTTGAACACGGCCGATTTGTACTGTATGACCAACAAACACCTGAGCAAGAAACTGAAGGTCTGTTGGAAACCGTTTTCATTAACGGTGAACTGACAAGAGAAACTACTCTAAATGATATTCGTTCAAGAATCATCGAAGGTCTATAAACTCTCCCTCCTCTATGGGGTACATTCGTGCCCCTTTTTTTATTTCAAAAATTCTTTCACGATTGCAGGCATATCGCCACGTAGTTTTATTACCATGATAGCGTTATGTGCTGTTTGGTCAACGTAAGTTATTTCTTTATTTGCAGCCTTGAATAACTCGCATTGGTGGCTATCATCAGCGTCAGTTCCAAAGAAAATCTTAAAATCAGTTTTGCATTCTAACGTCGCAAACGTAGGCCATCTTATTAATTGTATTCTACTCGTGAGATGTTTCCATCTTGAGTCATTATACGGGTCTGCTTGTGGAACAAACGAGTAAACTCTTTCTATATCTGGTCTGAAGTGGGAAGCAAGCAAAGCACCACATCCACCCATACTATTACCAATCGCAAAAATACGCTTACAACCAGAATCTTTTAAGTGCTGAATAGCCATATCTAAAATATCTTCAAATCTTCCATTATTCCACCAGCTGCGTTTAGTGTCTTTGATAAAAACTAAAGAGGCTTTTCCTTCAAACGTGTTACTAAATTCGTTGATTAGTTTTCCACCTCTAGGTCCACCAACACCACAAAAAGATAACACGCCAATTTCACTACCTTCTAGGAGTTTGTCATTTAATTCATAATTCTCATCTACATATATGTCGCTCATTTATATCTCCTTTTATTTTCAATATTTATTAAATAAGTGTTGACATTTTGTTCTTAGTATGTTATAATAGTCTCATAAGTTAATAGAGGAATTACATTATGAATTTATATAAACAGTGTTTTGGTAGTGACTTTGAACTTGGTTTTGATTTAAACGAATTTCCATTTCTTGAAGATGTCAGTTATAAAAATGACGCTTGCCCATCATTCATGTTTAAATCTGGTGATTCATACTACAGACTGTGGGTTGACTTTGAAAGTCACTATGACCGTGAAGAAGACATATGTAGATATAGTTTAAATCGTTACGAAGACGAAGAATTAAACGACCTTATTGAAAACATCAAAGACGCTGAATATTTTTCTGAGATGAAAGAATTTTTAAATAAATTAAAATAAGTGTTGACATATTCTTATGAATGTGATATAATAGCTACATAAAATAAGGAAAGGAATTAAAACATGAGTCAAATAGCTGAAGGTTTCAAAGATAAAGGTTTAGTTGGTAGCGAAGTAACTTGGTCTACTAGTTATGAACCCGATGAAAATCAAAAAGCTGAAATTGAGCGTAAAGAAAAACTTCGTAAAGAATTTCAACCTGCTGCAAAACGTCTTGCTGCTGAAATGTTCGCGAAAATGGGAAAATAGTTATGAAAAGACCAACAATGAGCCACGCTTTAAACCAAGAACACCTTGACGAGCTCACGAGAAATTATATCATTTATATGGAAGTGCAGGTTGAAAAACTCGTAATAGAAAACGAGAAACTGAAGAAAAAACTAAATGATCCAGTTATAACTATGCGGTCAGCTGAATCTTTGAAACTTTGGAAATAATTATGGATGAAGCCATCGCAAAATATCTTAAAGAAAACTTGACTATTGAAATTCGGCAAAACACTGAGTTTGGCCCTAATGAAATAATCACAGTAGAACTTCGTTTGAATGGTGAATTAATTAGCGATGATTGGTGTTCTTTACCCAGTAGCGGAGATTAATATCATGAAAATCGAAAAAACCGAATTTTTTATTGCTAAAGGTAGATTGTTTGAATTGCTTAAGCGTCATTATTCAATTGCTGCTGAAATACAAGTATCGTTTGGTAGAATGTTTAATACCAAAAAATACCAAAGAAAATTGCGTCATGTGAGAGTTTTGAATTTCCGCTATCACAAAAAAATAGCTAAGATCATTAAAGAAAATAATTTAGATTGGTGCGCATGGGAAGTTAAGATGGTTGGCTCAGTGAACCTCTATGATGTCATGGATGGAAACCGCCAAAAATACAGAATACTTAGGAAGCCGTAATGAAAGTTCAGTTTGAAAGGTCTGACTTAGATGTTTTAATTGGTCTGCATACGCAAGAAACCATTAGCGCAATATTAGTATCTGAAAATGATTATGCGTATCTTTATGATGAGTTCAAAGCAAGAAGTTGTATTCTTAAAGAAGACGATTGGTGGTTCAAAACTACATATGGATTCTCAGTACATCATGACACATTACAAGAAGATTATTTTACAAATTAGTTAAAGGAAATTATATTATGATAGATTGGTCAAAACAAATACCGGGTGTACATCAGGCGGACGCGGTAACCATGTTAAACGCTATGCCTGACTTGGCAGAAGTCATTAAAGACTTTCCTGAAAATCCCGACGACTTTATTTGGGATGTTAAAGTGCATATGCTTATGCCTTCACAGTGGCCTTGTATACCAAATTGGCATTACGATAACATTCCTAGGGTTAATAACAAACAAGACTTTGATAATTTACAAGTAGATAAACCAATGTACTTATACATTTCTAATGAACCTCTAACTGAGTTTAGAAAAACTGGTAAAGTAAAAGCTGGTGAATGGCACAGATTTACTCAAGAAGATGAGCATAGAGGAACTATGTCTGAAAAATTCCAATGGAGAGGTTTTATTAGAGCTACACATAAAGATATTGCACCTTCAATTAAAAGAGGTCATAATCCAATAAGAGTTCACTCTCAAGTTTATTTGGACGTTAATAATTTTAGTTGGTAATTAATGAAAATAATTGTTGACATTTTCTTCTGATTAGATTATAATAGATACATAAATTGAGGAAAGGAATTAAATTATGAGAAAATCATTTGAAGACGAAGTAATGGAATTTGCAGACGATATCGTAATCACAGGTGTATTTAGAAATAGAATAGCCTCGTGGTCAAGCCCAAGAAAAAAAATTAATCTTCAAGTTTTCACTGTGACCGCTATGGGAAATGAACCTGGGTCAGTAAACTACGATCCTAGCGTCAGATTCATTAATGGATGTTCGTATGAAGTCCATTATAACGGTGAAGTATATACCGCAGATTTTGAATCTCAAGTGAAACAAATTATTAAGCAGGTGATGTTATGAGTCCAATTCATGACTTAGTTGACATAGAATACGAGGACATTTAATATGAAACAGAATATGTTAGCAAAGGCAATAGATATTGCATCTAAGGCGCATTTAAAACAAACAGATAAAGCAGGTAAAGCCTATATACTTCACCCTCTTCGTTTAATGTTTCGGTTAAGAACTGATGACGAAGAACTAATGCAAATTGCCGTGTTACATGATGTTATTGAAGATTCGGATTGGACACTAGGCGAACTACTCGACGAAGGTTTTACGTCAAGAGTTATTTCTGCTCTTCAATGCTTAACACATCTACCTCATGAACCATATGAAGATTATATTGAACGCATAGGTAATAACATTGATGCAATTTATGTTAAGAAAGAAGACCTTCGAGATAACAGTGATATCACTCGTTTAAAAGGTGTTACTGAAAAGGACTTGCTAAGAATGCAAAAATATCATAAAGCTTTCGTTCGATTAACTGAACTTGAGAAAGGTTTTAAATAAATGACGATGCCAACTGAAAGATATGACGCAGTTGAAAGAACAAGAAACTTTCTATATCGAATTAGTCTAGACTATGCTAATTCTCCTGATCTTAGGCAAGAAGCGCACCGCTGTCTAAAACACTTTCCTGAAAAATATCATATGACCGTTGCTAGAGAAGAATGCCCAGAAATATTTGGAGAAAGCAATGATTAAAGTAAATTTAGAGTTTAACGATGATAGTGCAGTCGCAGACTGGAACGCAAAACAGCAATATTTAGATGATCTTGCAATTGCTAAAGAATGCGCAAGAAAGGGAATGGTATTCACATTTTCCATATCAACATCAATCCAATTTCAGTTGATACGTGTAGGAATAGTAAAAGGCGATATTGAACCTTTAACATTTAAATGGAAAGGCAAAGAAATTGCCATTAATCACCAAGGACAAGTATCCGAGTGGCCAGAAGGTTTCTTTGATGAATTGATGAATATAACAAAATTTTTAATTGGTTGGTCAAATAATAGTTGACATATTCCTTTGATTAGATTATAATAGATCTATAAATTGAAAAAGGAAATACATTATGAAGATTAAAACTGAAGCTGTTGTTAATGTTGCTGGAACTGTAAGTCTTTCAGAAACCGCTTTTAACGACATACCAGATTTTGAGCCGACTATTGGTTGGTTTTCGAACAAATACAACGCGGCTGGTTGGTTAGTAACTGACCTTGATAATGGTGAAATTGATTGGTTAGCATCTGAAGGTATTTCCTATAATGAAATTGCAACAATTAAAAGAACTATTACTGACGGTGGAAGAACTTCTTTATGTAAATTTGATTTGGTAAAAGGTACTTACGCTTTCCTTGATAATGAAGTTCTTAACGAAACTGGTGAAATAAAGTTTGATAGGAAAACTTATTTCAGACGGTTTAAAGTTGAGAATTCTCAACTTGCGCTAGAAACATTTGGAATTGAATTATAATGGCAAAAGTATTTTTTATTAGTGATGTTCATTTTGGACATAAGTTTTAACACATTATAAATAATAGTAAATAATAATAATGTGGAATATACAATTATGCCAAAAGTTAATAAATTGTGCCCAGTATGTGATAAAACATATTTTACGTACAACACAAATCAAAAAACGTGCTCTGTGAGCTGTATGGGTATATATCAGACAGGAAAAAATAATCCAAATTATGGAAACAATTGGAGCGAAGAACAAAGACAAAAAGCTTCCAATTATTTTAAGAGTATATCTCATAAAATCTCTGAAAGAGTTAAAGAAGATTGGGCAAATGACGAAGAAAGGAAGCAGCGAGCTTCAGAGTTAATGTCTCAAACTATGTCTCAAATGATTGGTGAAAAAAACCATTTTTATAATAAAACGCATACAGAAGAAACTAAAAATGTGATAGGAAACAAATCAAAAAATAAATTTACTATTGAATATAACAATTCCTATCGAAAAACTATGGAAGATAGGGGTCATTGGATTCCATTAGATCAAAAACCAGAAAAAGAAATATATTTTAAAGAGTCCAATTGGATTAATAAAATGTTTGATATAGTCCCTAATGGAATTCAACTCTTGAATGAACATGGAATGTTTCACTGCTCGTTAAATAAAAACGGAGTTGTTAGGGATCATATTGTTGGTAGAAAACATGGTTTTGAAATTAAAGTGTTTCCTGAGATTATGAGACACCCATGTAATTGCCAGATCATTACACATAAAGAAAATATCTCTAAAGGTCAAAAAGGCAAAAACAGACCGGATAGAGATATTGAGATAAAGGAATTATTTGAAAGAATTAAGTCATATAACGGAAAGTGGCTTGAACAAAAATTAGTATTATCACTTATAAAGGATTATGAAAGTGGTAAACGTTGGAAATTAAGGAGGAGTCCCTAATGGCTAAAGTATTTTTTATTAGCGACTGCCATTTTCGGCCATAGAAATATTTGTTCATACCGACCGAGATTCTCGTCAGTCGACGAACATGACAATTTAATCTATGACAACATATTGTCTACAGTCGGCAAACGTGATACATTGTGGATGTTGGGTGATACTTGCTTTGTGCAAGAAAGATTCGCTATGATTCAAACCATTAGTGAAAAGATTGGTCACTTCCATTACATCCCTGGTAATCATGATACAGACAATGGCAATTGCCAAACAATGTATAAGGAAATGGTCAAACGTGACTTCTTTTCCAAGACTGGGTCTATGTTTAAATACAAAGGTTTCTGGTTAACCCATCCTCCAATCCATCCAACTGAACTTCGTGGTTGTCCTAACATACATGGACATACGCACGGTGTTCAGATGAGACTTGAGAATGGTGACCTAGATAAGCGCTATGTTAACGTCTGTGTTGAACATACAAATTACGCTCCAATAAACTTTGAACTTATCAAGGAAATGCAATATGACTAAAGATAACTTCTTTCAATACAACGAGGGCACAAGACACATTGAGCCGTGCGAAAAAGACGATGCAGACTATGCAAGTATCGAATTGTATAACAAGCTGCTACATGCACATGAAAAACTACTTACTGAAAATCTTGAATTGATTAACATCATTGAAGATTCAGGTGTAGACGTAGAAGAAATTTTAGAAGCAAAACAATCAAACTAAACTAAAGGAAACTATATAATGCAACAACTACCAATCAAAACAATCGTAAGCTCTATCATAGGTTTTATTGGCCTTGTCCTTTTATGGTTAAGCTGGTATACCGTACAAGAAGGTCATGTTGGAATCGTAAAAACATTCTCAGAAGGAAGCTCTCAAGTTGGACCAGGGCTGAACTTTAAAATTCCTTTGGCTCAAACTGTTGAAGAAATTGAAGTTCGTACTCGAAAGAATGAAGAAAATATGACATCAAGTACTGCTGAACAGATGCCTGTTACAGTAAGTGTGTCAGTTAACTGGACCGTAGATAAAGCAGCTGCGTTGGATTTGTTTAAACAATATGGTGGACTATCTCAGTTTGAAAATCGTATTTTAGACCCACGATTCCGTTCAGCTACTAAGGATGTTATTCCAAAGTTTACAGCTGAACAGTTAATACAAGACCGTAGTAATGCTATCATGCGAATTGAAGCTATGCTTATTGAAGAAATGGCTCCATTCCCAGTCAAGGTTGATAATATTCAAATTGAAAATATTACCTTGCCACCAAAGTACTTGCAATCAATTGAAACAAAACAGACTGCTAAAAACTTAGCTGATGCTGAACAGTTTAATCTTAATAAACAAGCCCTGGTTGCTCAGCAAGGTGTTAACTTAGCAAGAGCACAAGCTGACGGTATTAACCTAGTTGCTCAAGCTGAAGCAAATTCAATTCGATTAAAAGGTGAAGCTGAAGCTGACTCAATTCGAGCAAAAGCTGCAGCACTAAAAAGTAACCCACTTATTGTTGACTTGACTGAAGCGCAGCAATGGAATGGTCAATTACCAACAACCATCCTTGGTGAAGGTGGTATGCCAATCCTTGACATGCGCAAAAATTAATCTAAACAACTGCCCTCCTTGTGAGGGTTTTTTCTTAATGAAATTGTATATAATACAAATAAGTGACATTTTTTTGGATAATAAAATGAGAACAGTTTTACATGTTGGCAATAGTCTTGAAGATGCTGAAAGAATAAGAAGAGATTATGTTAACATATACGATTATCTTAACATTGATTATAATTCATGGCACAACAGAATAGAAATTCCTTCAGAAAACAAATGCATAAAGTTTATTTCTATGGATAGTCTAGACAGAATACGAGGTTACACTCCAACTGATATTATTATTGATGATTATGTAAATATGAATACATATGCAATTTCAATCTTGCATAAACACAATTTAATAGATATTAACGAGGACGGTAGTTTAAAGTAGTGGAAACAAGAAAAAGAAGAAATACGCATGTTAAGAAACAATCATGATGCTGAGAATATTGATAAGTTAAACGAAGAACTAGACGATATCGAAGACGCTCTTGACGAATTAGAAAAAGATATAATGGAAAAATAAATTTTAAATAATTGTTGACATTTGCCACTTAGTATGATATAATAGTCTCATAAATTGATAAAAACTTTTAATTAAACTTGATAGGAAACTATATTATGAAAACATTTGAAAACACAATCAAAACATCAGGTCAAGGTCTTTGGTCTCGAGTTAAAAAATCTGTCAAGGTTACAAGCCTTGACGTTTCAATATACACCGACATGGACACTGGCGAAGAAAACTTCGGTGAACTTCGGGTTTATTTCGATACAAAAACGTGGAATACTCAAATATCAGGTCTTATCTATACAGACCGTGGGTTCATTGAAACTTTACAAAAGAAATTAGATGAAGTTGGTCTTGCTGGTTTTAACGTCGATTACAGCGAGCAAGGCATGCAAGGTTATGATTATGTTAGTTTAGACATTGGTTCTAAATTTATTAAAAGTTGGAGAGAATATGAAGCCAAGTGATATTATAAAGTTGTTAGAGTCTGACAATAGTCGACTCTTTAAAGAAGAAACAATCCGTAATCATATTGATGTTGAAGACTTTCAAAAAGGTCTTCTGCTAGCATTGGATAGTATGATTACGTTTGGCGTTGTGAAGAACATTCCAGTTCAAACTGAAGATGGTCCAGGGCTATCTTTTGAAGAATTTAAAGTCCTCGCTGACAAATTAAGGCTACGACAACTGACGGGCCACGCTGCTCGCGATGAGATTCAAAGAGTAGCCAATATAGCAACTGCTGACGAATGGAATTACTGGTATTCTCGCATCCTTTTAAAAGACCTTAAATGCGGCACATCTGAAAAAACAATTGCAAACGCACTCAAGGGAACTGGACATAAATTTAAAGTTCCTGTCTTTACTTGCATGCTTGCGCACGATGGTGCAAAACATGAAAAGAAAATCAAAGGCAAATGCTTCTTAGAATACAAATATGATGGCGTTCGTGTCGTTGCTATTGTTCAAAATGGTGTTGCAACACTGCATAGTCGTAACGGTAAAATATTCAACAACTTTCCTCATATCAATATGGCACTCTCTAATACTGACCTTGAAGGCATGGTTATTGATGGTGAAGTAATGAGTGAAAACTTCCAAAAACTTATGACTCAAGTCAATAGAAAATCTGAGGTTGATACAAGTGATTCATATCTTGCCGTGTTTGATATGTTACCACTTGAAGAGTTTAAAAAAGGTAAATCTTCAAGAAAAGCTATTGACCGTTTTGTTGCTATGAGAGAAACTTTCAATGGATACAGTGATTGTATTAAACCAGTTGACGCGCATTTAACTGACTTGGATACTGAAGACGGCCAACAGTTTTTTAAACAATTTAATAAAGAAGCAATTGATAAAGGCTACGAAGGTTTAATGATTAAACCATTTGATGAAGTCTATACATGCAAACGTTCAACTGCTTGGTTGAAAATGAAACCTTTCATTGAAGTTACACTTGAGATTGTTGCATTGGAAGAAGGAACTGGTAAATATGAAGGTATGCTTGGTGCAATTGTTGGTCACGGTATTGATGATGGTTTGGAAATTAAAGTTAACGTAGGCTCTGGTTTATCAGATAAACAGCGCGAAGAAATTTGGGCAATGCAAGACGAGACACTTGGTCAACTCATGGAAGTCCGTGCAGATGCTGTAACTAAATCTCGTGATGGTGATTTTTACAGTTTAAGATTTCCGCGTTTCAAAACATTCCGCGGATTTACAAAAGGCGAGAAAATATAATGATTAAGATTCACGACAAACTTTGGTATGTCATTACTACAGACGAAGATAGTAATCTGGCATACATGACTCATCTCGGAAAAGATGCAGCATTTGAGAAGAGAAAGGATACTGGTGAAAGATGGGCCAAAGGTGGACGTTACTATTATAATAGAAATCTGCCTACTAAAACTCCGCAAAGTTTTGAATGTGATAATGGACCATTAACTGGTTTTATTATATCAGAAAGTGTATCAAGGTGGTCTACTTCAAACAAACTTTTTAGAGTAATTGATCCACGAGGGTTTGTTGTTGAAGTTCCAACAGGTAATATAAGCACACTTCTTAAATATACTACAGTTATTCATGGTACTGTCCAAGAACCATGCGTTTGGGGTAGAGAAGGTAATAATCACATATTATTACCAGAAGGGAGCGAACCATATAACTTATCTTTAAAACAAAGCAAAATGTCTGCAGCTGCTGTGAATGTTTCTCAGGTTCCTAGAAATAGTATAGTTAAACTTACCGCGGACGGCGATAATTATATTTACTTAGGAAAAGGAAAAATTACGTGGAAGGTGGATATGTTTTTAAAAGAAAGGCACAGTACATATTGGAATCGTCACGATAAAGGACGAGCAGATCCTAAATATATCGACACTAGGATTGTAGAAGATAGTAAATATACACATTTCTTTAAACATGATAATCTTAAACGTAGTGATTGGATTGATACGTACTATACAAAAAAAGTTATACCATCTGGTAAAATATCGATAGAAAAACATGATGTAATGGATTCGACATACTACTGTCCGAGCAAAATTACACAGACAGAAGTTGATAATCTATATAACACGACACCAATTAATTCAAACGAATATTTTGCTGCAAGTGGCAAATTACATTCAATTAAAATGTGGGGTGGGTAATGAAAAAAGAAGTAACATACATAGATATTAAAAATGCAGTAGAAATAATTAACGGTGTAGTCGATAGAATCGGTGATAGATCGCTTAAAGTATTAAAAGAAATTCATGAAATTCAACGCGTACAGTGCGTAGATTCTTTATATCTCGACACAATAGAATCTCATGGATCCGAAGAATTACTCGCGAAATTTACTGGTGAAGATAGATATGAAAATTATCAAACGGTTAATTCGTATTTTCCTTTAGAAATATTCCTTAGCGAAAAGAAGAAAGAGCAATACTTGACTGATCTCAAAAAGACCATGGAGGACTCACTTAACAGAGAACGTATTCGCGAGAAGCAAAGAGCCGATGCTAAGAAAATGAAAGAATACGAAAAGTATATTGAATTAAAGGCAAAATTTGAAAATGATTCAGAAAAAAGTTTACAAGCCAATTCCTTATAGAGATGGTAATACTATCGTAAATAAGTATGTTGAAAGAGAAGTAATGCGTGGTGGGTTTGTTGCTGATGTAACCTACGTGGATTTTAAAGATAAAAAGAACAGACTAAACGAAAGATTTGTTATGTTTGTAAAGTGGAGATAGATAATGGTAGTATTTCTTGGTGTCGTATTCTGGTTTCTCATAAACATATGGGCAACCATGGCAGTATTCTTTATGACTGTGCCGACGTTTGGCGAAGCGTTATTCGCAGGTCTATGGTGGCAAAAAATTATCGGTATAATACTTTGGTCTATTGTATTATTTAGTTGGTACCATTTAGCAAGTGGTTTTTCTTGGAGCACCCCAGTATGACGTTATTATTTGTTGTGTGTTATTGGTTGTGTGTAATGATAGATTGGAAATACGACCAAGATTTTTTTAAAATTCTCAGTTTAATATTATTTGTACCTATGTGTTATTTCATGTTTTTAGATATTCAAGAGAATTGGCCTGCAGCTAAAGCTAGTTTTTGTGCAGTGGAGTAAGAGTGGAGTAAGTTATGACAGTATATGAATTATTAGTTGAATTAAAGAAATTAGAAGAAGCGGGTTATGGTGACACAACAATTTGTGTTGAAGCAGACCACGGTCAGCAAACAACAAACGCATGTTCCGTAACACTTGAAAATTACAGTGAAGATGATGAGTGTTGTGTCCATGAGGACGACCTTCCTGAATATGAAGGCTATGACTTGACTAAAATGGTTGTAATTTATGGTTGACATTTGGTTCCAATTGTGTTATAATAGATACATAAAATAAGGAAAGAAATTATGTCAGAACAAGAAATCGTTAAAGTATATAAGTCACAGTTCAATGTATACACTGTTACTCAAACAGTGGATGATGGTGATACGTTATATATTTCTTTAAGCAACGAGAACCTTCGCGCCAGAACAACATCATATGACATCTACGACACAATGGAAGAAGTAAACGAGATAATGGCTGCTATTGATAGTAAGCAACTGATGCTCAGTCTAATCGAAAGTTGTGAATCTGAAGTTACTGGATATTATGGCGATGCTTTATATTGTATCACTGATGATAGTTACGAAAAATTAGCAGAAGTTTTATTGGCTAATCTAAATAAATTTAAATAGCGGCTGTATAAGGAAAAGATTATGAATAAACCAAAAATTATCCTGACTGTCGGTGCGGCAGGTTCAGGTAAAACGACTTGGGCAGAAAACTATGTTATCGACCGCATGGTAGAAAACAAAGACGCGAAATGGTCGAATCTAAACCGAGATGAAGTTCGTTTTGAATTGTTCTGTGATGGAAAAAGAGATTGGACTAAGTACAAATTCAAAAAGGCAAACGAAAATAAAGTCACTGAGATTATCGGTCTTAAAACGCACTTTGCACTAAAACATAAAGTGAATATTATTGTTTCTGACACGAATCTAAATACTGCTTTCCGAGATAATTGGAGACAAGTGGCGTTAGATAATGGTTATGATTATGAAGAAGTTTCATTCGAAGTTCCATGGACTGAATTAGTCAAACGTAACATCCAACGTGAAGGTGGTATTGATACTAAAGTGCTTCGTCAACAATTCCTACGAATGGAAGAATATCTTGGTCGTAAAACTTATACACCAGATACTTCTAAACCAAAAGCAGTTATTGTCGATGTTGATGGTACAGTCGCTGACATGGAAGGTATTCGTAAACCATATGAATGGCATAAAGTTAAGAATGACCGTCCACGTGAAATGGTACTCGCAATGGTAAATGGGTTGGCAAATAATGGTCATAAGATTATCTTTTTAAGTGGTCGAGACGGGGCATGTCACGATGATACTTTCGATTGGTTGCGTTCTCGTTTTGGCAACTTTGAAAAACTTCTTATGCGTGAAGCAGATGATATGCGTAAAGATTTTATCATCAAGGAAGAATTATTCTGGCTTGTTGCTGACGAATATAACATTGTCGGTGCAATCGATGATCGCCATCAGGTACTTCGCTTGTGGGAAGAACTTGGTATTGAGAATGTTATCAATGTGAACCGTGGAGTTTATAACGAATTTTAAATAAATGAAAATAATTGTTGACTTTACCTTATGATTAGATTATAATAGATCTATAAATTGAAATAAGGAATTAAATTATGTATACTAAAGAAAACACTTATTGGAACAGCAAAGGTCAATATCAATCTGAATTTGACCGTCTTATAAAACTAATGCCTATGTCAGGCAATTCAAATGTGGTGGCAGGCGAAATGATTCGTGCTGCCAACCGTCTCGTTTACGATTACTACAATAACGGTATGTATAACAACACATCTGGAGCGTTAGAATATCTCTATCATAAAGGTGTAATTAATCAAGATACATATTACGAGCTTCTCCCAGAATGCGTGAGAGAAGGTTACACCGAATCTAACCTTGATGAAACTCTTGATGGGCTTGTAGATTCTGTTATCGAACATATCCACAAATATCCACACCTTGAAACAAAAGAAAACACTGAAGATATTTTTGATTTTCAGGAAGATTCAGTATATGAAGGAGAAGAATGCTACAACTGTGGAGAAACTATAGATTGTTATTCTGGTTGTACGTGTGAAGAAGATGAGGAGTATTAAATAATGCCTATTTGTGAAATATGCGGATCTCTTGGAGCCATCGAACGAATTTATAAAAACACAATCAACTTAAATGATGATACAGTCGAAGTTGATTGTCATTATACAGAATGTTTAATATGCGGGTGCGACTATGTAACACCAGAACAACTAACACTAAATAAAGAAATTGTGGAAAAATATTAAAAATAAGTGTTGACTTTTCGTTTTGATTATGATATAATAGTCTTATCAAACGAGGAAAGGAATTAAAAATGAATATTGAAGTAGAATTAGAAATCATTCGCAATCAGCCTGTAGGTATCTTCACAGAAAAGTTTCCAGGGATTGAAATTACGCCTACACATTTTTCATTCACTTACCTCATATTAACCACGGAAGAATGGTTTTGGTGGTCTTATGATACCGAGACGTGGAGACCACTAACTCAAAATTCAATCACGAGACACTTGAAGGATTTTAGGAGTATGCAAGATATTGCTCGAATAATAAGTGATGTTAATAATGCAGTCTATGTACCAAATAAGGGATGGTTGCCTGCATAAAGTTGTTGACATTTCCCTTTGATTATGATATAATAGTCTCATAAAATGAATTAAGGAATATATTATGAATACAACTACCCTTGCTCAAGAAATTGAATTAGCTAACCAAGAAATGGAGGCAATTGCTGTTGAAGCAAACACAGTAACTGTTATCCTAACCCAAGTCCGTGAAAACTACGGTACTCACGCCTGGGATGGTGAAGGCGAAGTTCCTCAGTACTGGAAAAACAAGGGTGGTTCAGTTTATATCTTTGAAGGTGTACTAACGTCTGCTCAAAAAACTCAGATTGAAAAAGCAATCAATTCAGCTGACGACCACTATGAGGAATGTGTTGTAATGCTTAAAGAAACTAACAACCCAACACAATTCTACGACGAGTGGGAAGAGCCTTTAATCCTTTCATTTGAAGGTGAACAACTAATCATGACTGAAGAAGTAAAGTTCAATGACTTAGGTTTTATCAAATTTGAAATGTACCCAGGCGGGCTAAGAAACAAAGTTTAAACAACTAAAAGGAAAAACTAAAATGATTAAAAGAGACCCAGCAATGAACAAGTATAATGATCGTCGTCATGATAAGCTTAAAGGAAACCAAAAATTCGTTGTAACTAAGCCTTGTGGTTCAAAAATCAATGTTTATACTAACGAAGGATTAGAGGCCATGCTTGAAAGCGGTTCAATACCAGAAGATTCTCTGATTCAATTATCATCATCAACAAATAATTCCAGCGTATTCAAATAAGAGGAGATTATGGAATACTATAATTCAAATGAGTTTATAGCATTAAGTTGGGCATGGGGAATTGCAATCATATGGGTTGTTGGATTCATAACAGTTTATTTTACAGTAGAACAGAAGGATTATGTCTCAGGAATGACGACAGTATTCTTTTTAGGGATATTCTGGCAATTTGCTCTAATCATAGCATTGTTTCTTGGATTCACATTAGCAATGGTCGGAGCAGGTAAAGTCGCACTGTGGATATTCACATGCACAATGAATAGTATATTTGGTGGAACAAGAGGAACGAGATAATGATTCCATTTAGCAAAATTGGACAATTTAGAAATATTGTAAAAGACATGAGTTACATCAACGTGAATCATGGAGTGCAACAATTGACATTCCAGGGCACGGTGAAACTTCATGGTACCAATGCCGCGGTTGGATACAAAGATGGGAAAATCTGGTATCAAAGTCGTAGTCAAGTAATCACTTCTGAGAATGATAACTATGGTTTCGTTGCTGCTCAATCTGAGTATCAACGAGATTGGATTAAATTCCTATGTAGTATCGACAGAGATGATGTGATTGTCCATGGCGAATGGTGTGGTAAAGGAATCCAAAAAGGTGTCGCTATTGCTGAACTACCTAAGATGTTTGTGATATTCAAAGTAACAGTTAAGGGTGTTGATATGCCTGTTGATTGTGTTAACAAAATGGCAATACCACCAAACGTGCATTTTATCATAGACTTCCCAACATACACAGTTCAAATTGATACTGAGTTTCCAGGAAAATCTTCAAACGAACTCGCTACTATTACAGACGAAGTTGAAAATGAATGTCCAGTTGGTAAACACTTCGGTGTGAGTTCAGTTGGTGAAGGTGTCGTATGGAAATGCACAAACCCTGATTATTCTAACTTGATATTCAAAGTGAAAGGTCAGAAACACTCAGTTTCTAAAGTCAAAAAGATTGCTTCAGTCGACACTGAGTTGCTTGCAAGTATTGAAGAATTTGTTAACTATGCTGCAACTGATGAAAGGTTGGAGCAAGGTGTTAAGGAAGTTGGACTTGACCAAAAACTATTTGGCAACTATATGAAGTGGGTTATGACTGATATTCACACTGAAGAATCAGACGTACTCGAAAAGAATGGACTTGTAATGAAGCAAGTTTCTAAAGCGTTATCAAATAGAGCGCGGAAGTTTTATTTGAATAAATTGGATATGGTATAATGAATATTAAACATAAATCAATATGCAAAGACACAGATGCAATTGCTAAACTGTATTCTGAAAAGGAGGGCGTGCCAATTAAGTATGTGCTAACGAGCGACCTGCTTCGTTCTGATGATCCTGTTGACATATTTTACAGGGATACTCCGCACCCCAAATTTGGCAACCATTATTTTGGTATCTGTTTTAAAGGAGATGTAGGATATATTTGTGATGCAGACATAATTGAAGGGCAGGTGATATGTTGTGTTAATGACGATGAAGGTATGTTACAATATAGCGAATCTCACCATACTTATAAAAGGTTTAAAAACGGAAACATGATTGATGGCGGTCGGCTGTACTATCGTTATTCAGGAATTCCTGTATTTTTTGAAATAAAAAATGGCAGCATCACTATCAGCATTTAGTTTGGAGTTTTAAATGGCAAAGTTATTATTTTTATTTATAAGCATACCGTTATTTTTGGTTATAACGATTGCTGAGATAATTTACAAAGAATCAAAAAGAATAATTAGTGAAACTAAAGCCAGCGAAATATTTTTAGAAAATTTTCAAGACTTAAAAATATTATTTAGTAGGATTAATAGTTGACATTAACAAGTGTCTTTGTTATAATAATAAACATACAAAATTGAATAAAAGAATTAAATTATGAATATATTTGTACTCAATTTAGACCCAGTGATTGCTGCACAAGAACAGTGTAACGCACACGTAGTAAAAATGATTGTTGAGAGTGCCCAAATGCTTTCTACAGCCCACAGAGTACTTGATGGTAAGTTGGTATACGATCTATCAGCTAAAGGCAGAAAGATTACTAGATATGTACTAGAAGAACATGGAGATCTATTCTATAAATCTGTGCACGTGAATCATCCTTCGACTGTATGGACACGTGAATCTATCGAAAATTATAATTGGCACTATAAACACTTTGTTGCTCTGTGTAAAGAGTACACATATCGTTATGGTAAAATCCATGCAACTGAGGCTAGACTCTTAGAACTACTTGCAACTCCTCCAAAAAATATTCCTAACGGACAACTAACACCTTTCAAATTAGCAATGAAAGCTAATCCTGAGTGCATTAAAGAATGTCCTGTTGAATCTTATCAGCGATATTATGCAACTAAAGTTGATCGTTTTAAAATGATTTGGTCTAATCGGCAAGTTCCTGCGTGGTTTATAAAATATGTGGGTGAAAATGAAATAAGTAGAATAGAAAATTCTTTTGGTGTTCCGAGAGAACTACTTGGAACAAATGTGCATTAGCCATTTGTGTTATAAAAAGGAGGAACAATAATGGAGATATCAGTAATAGTATTCATTACTGCCGTCATTTTTACAATATTAGGATATATTATGTGTGCTAGTATAATTACTCCTAGACTCACGGCTGTTATCATTAGAAATCTGATAAATTCTGGGTATTTGAAAACGAAAGGTGAAGGTAAACATAAAGTAATATTGAAATATGATCAAGAGTAAATTAGTTAAACTTAAAAACAATGGAGAAACAAAATATGACAGATAATAATACATCTTATAAAGTAGCGGCAGACGAACTTCGAGAATTTGTTGATCGTATGGAAAGGCTTGAAGAAAACAAGCAAGTTGTTATGTCAGATCAAAAAGAAGTACTAAATGAAGCAAAAGATAAAGGTTACGATGCAAAAACTATTCGTAAAATTATCGCTATTCGTAAGCGCGATAAAATGGATTTGGATACAGAAGAAGCATTACTTACAATGTATCGTGAAGCATTAGGAATGTAACTAATGGACAGTTTGTTACCGGTTTAATATACAAACTGTCTATTTAAAAAGGATGGCTTAATTGCTGTCCTTTTTAGTATCTAGCAACTGAAAATGAATTTTTTCTAAAATCAACTATTGACATATCCCAGTGATTAGATTATAATAGATTTATAAATTAATAAAGGAAACACAATATTATGGTTAACGTAGAACATACAACTATGATTTCCATCACTAAGAAACGATTATTTGTTACACACAACCAATTTAATTCACATTACATGAATGAAAATTTGTTTAGTCAGGCATGGCGCGAAGCTTACCCGGACGAAAGAATCACGCTTGTATGTAAAGGACAATGTGATTCTGGTTTTGAAGTACGCACTATTAGAGAGGAGGCGCTTGTATCATGAAAGCATTTGTAATGTATGATATTAGTAAAAGGGGTAAGATTAAAAATGTAATGGTAGTTAATGATGGTAGTGACCGCCCTGAAAAAATTTACGAGGATCGTGTGGATGAGTACGGTGATATTCGAGACAAGTGGATGCCTTACCAAAATTTTATTGCAAAGTATGGTGAAGACTTAATTCCAGTTCTCAAGAGGTTGAATGCAAACAAATATGTTTGTATATATGAATAGCAAACAAATATGTTTGCTCGTAAAAAATCAAGAGAAAAAAAGGAATCCTTTTGGATTCCTCAAATATTACAACTTAAAAGGGCAGCTTAATACTGCCTCTTATTAGAATAAGTTTGCAACTATAACCTTACGGTAGTATACGTTGGTATTCGCAGTAAGTGCACCATTATCGAATGCAGCACCACCTTTAGCGAATGGGTTAGCAACCATACCATAACGGGTCTTGAAACCGATTTTAGGTTGGAAACTATTCTCGCCAACTGCGCGAACCATTTGTAATGGAACGTATGGGCAATAGAATAAACCAGCATCGAATGAACTTGAACCTTTATAACCTACAACTAAGTAGTTAGATCCAGCGAACGGGTCGATGTAAACTCTATAACGTCCGTTAAGAACACCGGCAAATGTATTACCTGTATCATCAACATCTAGTGCATTTGAGTTTAAAGCAGGAGTATAATCTAATACACCAGCCATTTGCAATGCCGAAGCAACATCAGAAGAACAAATAACTAGGTTACCTTTTCCACGTCTTGTTTCTTTAGCAATTTGGTTTGCTTCTTGCTCGATTTGGAACATCAAGCCTTTGAACTTCTCTACAGACCAACGACCATTTGCGTCAACATCCAAGTCGAATGTACCAGCAACTGCAGTATTTGTAGCACCTACTTTAGAAGTAGAGTAAATTGTACGAACAACTTCACGGTTGATTTCATTTAAGATTTCACCTTGAAGAATGTTTGCTAACTCAGTTTCTGCATCAAGACCATGAACAGCTTTAAGATCTTGAGCAAGCTCAGTTGTATATTCTGCTTTCAATGCGCGTGATTTCGCAGCAACGGTAACTTTCTCGATAGAGAACGCCATTTCTGCGTAGTTAGTACCAGCGCCATCACCTAGTGCTTCAGCAGCAGCAGTTTCCATACCTGTACCAAAGTTAGATGAAGTTGGTAAAGTACCTGTTTGAGTACCTGTACCAGAGAATGCAGTATTTGCTTCGTTATAGAAAACTTCAGCGCCAGTCTGCGAAGTAGCACGTGAACGCATTGCGAAGATAAGTCCTGTAGGACCAGTCATCGGTTGAACACCACATATATCATATGCGATCATATTCGGCATTGCACGGCGTACTAACGAGATCAATACTGGGTCGTAACCAGCAGTAGGACCACCTGCAGCTGAAGCAGCACCAAAGCCACCTGTGCCGGCGTCGTTAGCATGAGTTTCTGATAACAATGATGTCATGTTAGCAGATCTGTCACCAGTCTCAGCGAGAGCACGTTCAGTGTTCTCAAGAATGGTTGCAGTTACAGATTTTCTGTGTGCGTCTTTGATTGGTGAAAAAGATTCGTGCTCAAGAATTGGGCCCCATTTTTCCACAAGTTTTTGACTGTTTGACTCAGACATTTAGTCTTCTCCTTGTTGAGTAAATTTTACTTTATTGTTATTATTACTTAATTATTTATAAAAATCAGTTTCCTGACTTTATTGCTTTTTCTTGCGATTGAGCGCTTCTACGAGAGCATTGATTGAACCATGATCTGAGGCAGGGCGTTTAAACTCCGTGTCTTCAGTTATGATTGCAGCTTCTTCATCAACAACTTTCTTAACAGAATTTTTTTCTGAAAAGAATGATTCTTTAAGTGTAGTTAAATTACTAGAATATTCTTCAATATCACTATAGTTTAGGTTTTCAGAAAGTATCTTTAGACGTTCACGTTGTGACACGGTTAAGCTTTCAGTTAATTCGTCAAAAACTTTTTCAGCTTTAAGAGAAGCAATTTCTTCAGAAAGTCTAATGTTTTCACCAATTACTTTATTAGATTTTTGAGATAAAGAATTAACTTCTTCTTCTAAATCAGTAACAACGTCTAATGTGCTTTCGTCAATGTCGATATTATGTTCAGAGAACAAATTCTTTAAACCGCCCATAAGAGATTCAGCCATGTCAACTTTAATACCAGATTCTATAGCAATTTCATTTTCTTTCATCCATTCATCAACTACATATCCCAAATATGAATCGAGATCTTCTACTATAGTATCAATCTTTATATCAATTTGTTCTTGTAAATCTGTTTGGAGTTCTTCTCTCAAAGACTCTTCAATTTTTTGTGTTTCGATTGAAACTTGTTCGTGCAATGCAGCTTCAAAAACAACACTTACTTTTTTCTTAAAATCTTCAGAAAGATCCATACCTTCAAACATGTTTTGAATTGATTCTTCAACTACATATTCTCCATCACCATCGATTTCTTCAGATTCTTTCTTAGTAACTTTTTTAAGTTTTTCATCATTATTCTTTTTATCTACCACTTTATCTGTTCCACCTTCTGGTGTTACAGGACCAGCAACTGTAGATTGTTCGTCGTCAGAGACAAACTTCTTACCTTCAGCCATATTAATTCTCCTTTCTTGGTTAGTATGAATATTTATATAAATGTTAATTTCTTAAAGAGCGAATAAAACTTTCGAACATTTTAGCAGCCTGAACTTCGTCAATCTTTCTAACTGTTCTCTTATACTGTTTTTTCGCTTCCTTTTCAATTGATTCTACAACTCGTTGAGCAACCCAATTACCTGATGTAATATCATAATAATATTCAACATTTTCCATGATGCCATTTACAAAGGCATTAGGAGCTGATGGATCAGTTACAATGTCAACCGTAGATAAATGGAAATCGTTTTGTACTTCCATGATGCCATCTTTAGACTGTTTTACAGAACCAAGACCGCGAGTAGAAACACCTATTTTAACACCTTCATCAATAAATGTTTTTACAATTTCTCCCATTGGTGTACCGAGTATTTTTGCTTTACCATAGAAATCATTTCCATCTCTACGCATTTCTGTGATTAAATGTGAAACACGATCGGCATTAATTGACGGCCCTTCAGGGTGATTAAGTTCACCTAGAGCTCTTGCTTTATTAATGTATTCGTCGGTATACCTAACCATTTCTTTTTCGAGAATTGTACTAGGATATATTCTGCCATTACGATTTTTAAGGTCGCCTTGCATGAAGATACCTTCAATATAATATGATTTTTTGCCAGATTCGTTGGCTTCAGTGATAACCTCACAAGATTCTGTAAGTACCTCTGTTATAAGTCTCATATTCTTTCCTTTTTGTATTTATTTATTTATACTATATATAAAATACTTAGTATCTATAACTTTTTGTTATAATGCTTCTCTGGCAAATCCCACAATTTCGTCAAATCCTGATTTATCAGTCATTAGTATTTGTTCAAAATTCTTACGGTTTTTATCATCTAAATCTTTCATTAAATCGTTTAAAAGTTTTGCATCTTGTGCACTAATTTTAACAGTGTCGTTATTATCAAGTTTTAAGTTACCCGCTTTAAAACTTTCTTCTAAGCTTTCATAATATGGGTTAAAATCCATTTCATCTTCACCTGACTTATACATTTCGCCTTCAGCATAAGCGTGAAGTCCTTGCATCTTATCAAATACGACAGCAAGTTTATTTTGATACCAGGCTTCAACTTCATTTCCTTCTTCAAGAAAATCAACTATTTCTTCAGCTGCGTATTGAATAAAATGTAATTGTCTTATTAGCATTTCATTTGTTTCGTAACTTTCTTTCATTGGATTTGTTTTATTTTTTACCGTGTAAGCTTTATCATACGATGTAGAATCTTGCCCTTTTTCATAATCTGCAAGCCGCTTCTTTTTATCAATAGTACCTTTAAATTGGCTTTCTGGCGCTACTGGGTGAGGAGTAACTTCAACTTCATGCTGATCTACAAATCTTTGTTCTTCAGGAGATCTCGCTTTAGCAGATACTTCTGAAATTAGACTTTTAAAATTTTTCATTTGTATTCCTTGATTAATATATCATTTTAACTATTTATAATTAAAATATTTTTTTATAGTCGTACTATATATTCGTTTTTCTCAAGTAATCTTTACGAGATTGTTTAGTAAACATGACATCATAGTTTGTCTTGCCACCCTGTACCACTAAAAATCTGTCTTCTCATTGTTACCTTCATTTTCATCACCTTGGTCGTCCATTGCTTCTTTAGCTGCTTCGTCTCTGATTTCTTTCTGAATTTCTCTATAATCATCTTCAGACATCTGTAGAATATTACGAACAACCCAATATTTAGAATAATATACGCCAACATACTCGTCAATATCTCGAAGTGTGTTTAATCTTTCACGTGTGATTTCTGTTTCTTTTAATTCTTCAAAGTAATTATCTTTAATAAAATTATATTTTATGGCTTTACGTATTTCTTCAAACTCTTCAGGATCAACTATACCTTTAAGAATAAGTTGTTTTTCTAATATGTGACTAAATATTTCAGAAAATCTTGAGCGCAACCTACGAATAAATTTACTAAACTTCAACTCGTCGCGTGTAATTTCAGATACACGACCAAACGAATGCATTGTTTCAGGTTCTAATCTTGAAATAGGAACCTTTAATGATTTATATAATTTGCGTTGGAAGTATTGTAAGTTTTCATCTGTGCTTAGTGATTGGGCTGATCCACCAGCCAACGTGTCAACTTCAGTTGACCTTTCTCCACCTCTACGTGGAAACCAAAAATCTTCAGTCATAGTCATCATTTTACGAGCATCGGTAATTTCACCAGTACCCGAATTATATTGTAGTTTGTTTTTATGGCGAGTCATCATATCACGAAGATATTGTTCGGCTTTTGACTTTGGTAAGTTACCAACGTCAATATAAAAAATTCTTCTTTCAGGAGCACGGGTTAACGTATAGATAACAGTTGCGTCTTCAAGCATTCTTAATTGGTTTAGTGGTTTGATTGCTGGGTGAAGATTCGAAAGAACTAATGAATTATTTTCATTCATAATTCCAGATGTAACTCTTGCAATTGAATCTTTTGATATTCTGTAACCAATAGAATTTACACTCATACTTCCACTGCTTGCAGATCCTGCTTGTTGTGCGGTACCAAACCCGTTGTCAGAATATAAGTAATATTCGTTTTTTATTTTCTTTGCTGCTATAGCAGACGAGTCTTGAATATTCTTTTTGTCCATTTCTCGTACCAATTTAATCTTACGAGGATCAACATATCTTAATTCAGTAATACCCCTTTTAAGATCATTTTCATCAATTATAATATGATAATTAAGTCTTCCATCAACATAAAATTTATTGAATATATCATATGATTTATGAGTAAATTCCATTAAGCCTAGAATTTCATCAAACTCTTCAATTATTCTTTCTTTAACTTTATCTGGTAATTCAACATCGTCTAATACAATTTCGATGACTTTATCATCAGTGTTAACATTAATTGCTTCGTTTACTACTTCATCAATCGCTTGAGATATTTCGGGCTGCATTGCCATGCCACGATACTTCGTGATAAGTTCAGATTCAGTTTTTGCTGCACCTTCCATATCCAAGGACATACCATAGAAACCACCTACGGCATTACCAATGGAAATAGCACCATCATCATTATCTGGTTCCGCGAAGGATACTGGTGCAGAACCAGTATCCTTCTCGTCTCGTCTAATCTCAAATCCAAAAATACGCATTTATTGATTCACCTTATTCATTGTTTTATTTATTTATCAAGATTAGGTAGTAGGAATTCCAGTGTTACCTTCTACACGCCATAAGTCGTATTGGAAAGTTACAGTGAATTCTTCAATTGCGTCAACCTGACTCCAGTCCATTGCAATATCTGAAATCGTTATTGGAAACAAACCTTCAAATACGTACGAACGTAATGGCGAGCCATCTTTACTAAACTGAGTGATTATAGCATTTGATTTATAATCTCTAGGTAACGCACGCACATTGCTATCATGTGTATTAATTGCATTCGACCAAGCTTCCATTGCGTTCCGAATAGCAAAATCTTCATCGTTAATTACAGTTACAGTCCAATCATCAAATGTTCTATCGCCTGCGTATTTTATTTGCCGACCGAAATAAGGGACAGTAAACTGACCTACGTTTGATGCTGGAATACCAGCAACTTTAACCATAAATGGCACTTTAAAATCAGCCTCAGGACTTACTGGATTCAGAATTTGAACTTGGAATAGAGTTGGGCGAGCGCCACCTCCAGAAAGTTCAGATTTAAATTGATTTATATTAAAACTCATGTTATTGTGTCCTTAATTTATATTCTTATTAAGAAATTGAACCGACGATTTCGTCAAATTCTATTCCGCTACGCGTTGCAACAAATGTTAGTTCTATTACATTGATTGAACGCGCAGGCTTAATAAAGATATTAGCTCTAAACTTATTCTGATCTACGATAACAGGTGTGTTAACTGTTGCGTCCGATACAACACGGAAATCAATTATTCCACGGCGTCCTTGAATATCTCTTAAGAACGGGTCAACTATATTTTTAAACTGAGTTTGTGTAAAATCATCATTGAGATCAAATAATAGGTTTTGCGCGGCGTTTGCAATTGATTTTTCTACAGCAATAAATAGTCTACGAACATTTATACGATCAAACGCGCTTTGTACACCCAATCCTGTTTTATCGCCGAATAATATAATACCTTGACCAATTTGTGAAACTACTGGATTGATATCTGAACTGTATAATTGGTCTCTTTGTGCTTTATTCGGGTTAAACGCAAGTTTAACTACGTTTTTAATAACACCTTTTCTAAAACCTGCTGGTGATTCGTAAGGTTCAACTCTAGATGCAAGTCCAGCCATGTCACCATTCAGTGGTACGAAACGATAAACATCATTATACTTGTCGTATCTGTATTTATAACCGCTATCCATAAACCAATACGACGATGATTGAATTTTATTACGATATGCAATTACATTTTTAAGTTTTGAGTTGGTTCTCAACTCGTCAACAACCGATTCTTTTGATGGGGATAAAAACGCGACTACATCCTTTCTCTTTTCAGCAATGTTTGATACTATATAGTTTGCAAGATTACCATTATCATCGCCTTTACCTTGAAGGATAAAAGAAATGTCAATTTCATTTGCGTTTTCAAAAGTATCATACGCTAGCGCCAATGGGCCGAGTGTTGTTGTTGCTTCACTTGTGCCATCTGTACCTAATGTTAAAGTTTCATATCCAGATGAAGTTGCTTCAAAATTAATTGTATTTGCAACATTAACCCAACTTGAACCGTTGTTAATAACATCAACGTAATAGTTATTTCTACCATTAGTTAATGTTGAACCTTGAGTAGTTGATAAATTTTCGTATAATTCAACAATACTGCCAGCTTGACCAGAAAGTTTACCATTATTGTCAATTACAGCAATATGATAAGTTCCTTCAACAGGTGCAGTACCAAACGATGAGGCATAAATCCATTTTGTTGTGAACTTAAGAGCATTTAAATTTGTCTCTGATAGCGTATATCTTGTGGCGAGTGTAATCTCGTATTTATACGCAACAATATCCAATTCAAGCGCGGCTGGGTTACCTTCAAAATCAATAGCAGTTTCTACTGCGCTATTCATTTTTAATGACTGGTACCCAACAGAATCGTTGCCGATTTCTAAAATATCACCTGCGTTTATATTATTAATTTTGTTCAATGCATCAACTTCAAATTCTATGTTAAATGAGTTAAAATCAATTGTCTGTGTGTTTGCTGTTATTATCGAATTCGCTGGTATGTCACCAACTTCTACGACAGTATGTTCAAAATTAATGTTATTTGAATACGCAACGTCAATTGAGTTGCCCAATTCACCTGGGTATTTACCTTCAAATGATCCTGCTTCTACTATAACGTTATTTGCTACAATATCACCTGATGCTTTTCTTGCGCCATTATCGGCGCGTGCTACATATAATGCATTTGAATATGAAAGATAATCGGCAGCAACAAAGAATGTTTCATACGTATTATCTGTTGGCGCGCCAAAACGGCCAACTAGTTCATTTTCTGAAGAGATTAGAATAGGTTCTTCGGTAGGACCCCATCTAAAAACTCCTGCAATGGCCGCTGGTGGTGTAGCTATAGCAGGTACGCCTGCTGTGGCATCCACTTCACGAACAATTACTGAAGGACTTACGGAAAAAGCCATGTTTGTTCTCCTTTAACTTTTGTCATTTTTTTGTTTTTGTATCATTTGTTATTTATAATATTATGACACTTAGAAAATCCATTCACTCTTGTCGTTTGCGACTGTTGTAAATCCTTCAGAGTCAATATCATCGCCATCACCAATATCTATAAACCCAAATGGCAATAAATCTTCTTCTATTTGTTCTTCTGTTTTTTCTCTTAACATCATCATCGTATTTATATCAGTTAAATCTTTAAAATATCCTTGGTCTGTAAACCAAGCAAATAATACTAAATTCATTACCAAGTCGTCATGCGCACCAGATTCAGCCTCATAAGAATTTCCTTTTTTAGAAAATCTAGTTAATTCTTGTATTGTATGGAAGTCATCTAATAGTAGCTGGTCTTGCTCTATTAACATTTTTAATATTGAACACCCAATCGACTTTACACTTTTTGTTGTTCTTATGCCATTATCAACTCTTTTACCGAACCCACTCGATATTCGTTTACCTGACCTGCCAGCATTTTCGGTGTATAACATATTCTCATAACCAAAATCCATTGTAAGTACATCAGATACTTGTTCACCAATGTCGTTTATTTCAACCAAGCAATATGCCTCAGCGTACATCGTAGCAACCCTAAATATAACAGATGCAAAATCTACTGGCCCAATATAATTATCTCTAAATGTACATACTTGCTTATATGGCATTTGTGTTATATCAATTACAGTAAAGGTTGAATAATCAAGTCCTTTACCACGAGACACATCAACTACCATTACATATGTTCTTGAAAGATCAGGTCTTTCGTATTGACACAACCCATCAACTTCATGCAATGGTCTTGAATATGTTAACTCTTTTAATTTAGATCCATTAATAAGTGTACCAGAACTGCCAATAAATTGACAGTTGTGCGAAACCATTCCATTTGTTAAATATTTATTTCCATTACTAACTTCTAGTGCATCGTATACATAATCAGTTTCATTTTTATTAATATACAAGTATGAAACTTCGCTAAAGCCATTTTCAGTTTTAATTCTATCGCCTACCTGCAATTTTTGTGCATGTGCAAATCCGTAATCAGTTTCTAGTTCGTGATCTAAAGAACATTCCAAAGTTTGTTTATTTTCTAGCGATAGAGTGACTATCCCAGTTGTTAGTGTCTTTCTCACGCCATGAAAATCTGACCAACCCTCGGGTGTTAATATTTCATATTTACTCTGCATTTGCAAGTTCTGATACTCCATTTTCTAAAATTCTTCTAATTGCGACTGTAGTAACATTATATTTTTTCGAGAAAAATTCAGAATATAATTTCTTTTTATTAATATATTTGCCATTAGGTGATTTCAATTCTTCAATTTTAACTTTACCAACTTTATGCTTATCCATTTTTTTAACAAACTGTGAGATGAATTCATTATCGAATATTAATGAGTCTTCCTCAAATTTCTTTATAATATCTTTAGCTTCATCTAAAGGTATTTTCCTTCCACCCCAACTTTTACCTTTACGCAATTTTGACCATTTTTTTCTTGTTTCTTCAGAAAAATTTGCATTCTTAGACCACGTGTTTTTCATTTTTTTTGACCAATGATTATCTCTCATTTTTTGTTTTGATTCTTCAGAGTACTTAAATCCTTTAGTGTTGAAGTTAGGAGCTAAATGATTACCTTTTCCATTTATACTTTCATTGAGGCCGTTGTAAAACGTATCATATTTGGCTATAAATATTTCTTCTAAATCTTCTGCTTCTGAATAAGTATCGCAATATTTTAGTATTTCAATTTTTTCTATACCAATTTCAAATCTTTTAGATTTTTTATGTACGCGCATTCTTTTGTTATATTCACAAGTAATGCCAATATATTGTTGTCCGTCCAGTCTAGTGATCATGTATATTACATTTTTACTCATCACAATCTCCTTAGTTTATTTTATTTATAAAACCAAAGAATTCACACTCATGCTTAAAATTCGTTGTATAGACTTTCCATTGTGATTTGTTTTATTTCACCTGTATCTTTATCTCTTACGGTAACTATTGCATTTCCTTTTACGCATGCGTACTCTTGTGCAAATTTTTCTTCGTCGAAATCAAGAGCTTCAAGTGTTTCATTCTTCCATGCTTCTCCACGCCCAGGAACATCATCCCATCGAACTTCTACAAACTCATAACCGTTTGTCTTTTCTTTTGCGCCTTTACAAGTCTTATGAAAATGATTTAAACCGTTGGGTGTAGAAGTCATGAGAAGTTTTGTAGATTCGCCTGATGATATCGTTGGATATACAGATGCAAAAAATTCATCGTAGCCTTCGATAAATGCAACCTCGTCTAGATATAGGAATGAGATTGACTTACCACGAATAGCAGATGAAGAAGTTGTACCAGCATATATTTTACAACCGTTCTCTAAAGCAATACTACCTTTGTTCCATTCTTCAATACCTTGCTGCATCCATTTTGGCAATGCTTCATATGCAAGTTGAATACGGCCTAAAACTTCTCGAGCTGCATCACCCTTATTTGCAAGAATAGCGGCCGTTTTATGCTCGTTGAATAAAACGTAGTGTAATATGATTGCGACAGCGGTTGTCGTTTTACCTGCCTGTCTTGCCGTTAATACTGCAACACGTCGACTATTAAATATTTTCTCTGATATTTCTTCTTGGTAAGGGTACATATTAAAAGGAATTAATCCTTTATCAACATGCACTATTTTAATATAATTCCTGGCAAAATAAACAGGATCTTTCATACATTTCATATACTCTTTTAATTGCTCTGGAGTAAATTCAATTTCTTCGTTTATTTTCTTTAGATTATTATTACCAAGATACCCACTAATCACTAGTTTCACCTTTAATCATTTTCAATAAATCAGATGTTGATACTATTAAATTATTATTTGTAACATTGGATTCTTTCTTAGGGCCCTTTACATCATCAATGGCGTATTTCTTTTTACTTGACATTTCGACAAAATCTTTATTTGCATCTAATAGAGTTTTCATAAGTGTAGAGGCAACCTCAAAAGCTCGTGGGGATTCTGACTGTTTTGCAAGTTCCATCATTTCTTCTAATGCGTTATCGCCATGAGTAATAATATTTTTTATGTTATTTCTCGCCTGTTCGATGTCGTCAATCATTTCTTGACTTTCGGGATTTATTATAGCTAAATCAGTTGATGTATTTGCGACTTCCTCTGTTTCTTGAACTGTAGGAAGTTGCACATTATCTTCAACTTCTGCCAAAGGCCTTAATCCAAGTGTTGATGCTATTATGTCATCTTTTTTCTTCATTGTGTTATCTCCTAAGGATTATCAGTTTGTATAATATAATCCCAATCATCATCAAAGTTAATTAGACTATAATCAACAGTTTCTTCTATATTAGTTGTTGGCTCGTTATTCGCGGTTAACCCTGGCTGAATAGTTAAAGTTTTTTCAATTGCAGAATCAGCAGCATCTGTAGTTGCAAATCTTAAATCGACAAACTTGATTGATTTACCTTGTTTCTGAGGCCCATAAAACCAAGCTTTCATTGTAAAGTTTAGAGTCCACATTATGCTTCTACGAGTTATAAACGCATCCTCATAAATGTCTTCACTCGATACACTATTTAATATTAAAGGAATATCGACCGGGTCCATGTCATCAATTAATCTAACTGTGCTTGTAAATTCAGGAGTAAAAAATGGTAATATTTGTTCTAATAATTTTGTACCATCTTCATTGTACTTTGTCATAATATACAGCGAGAATTCTAAATTATATGGTGTACCAGCATGAATAAAACCATGATTACCTGTATCTTCATTCACGGATCTTTTTCTCATTTTTTGCACCGACGATACTTTTCTTGCACTATCATATGACATAGATGTCATTTCAAATGACATTCTTGGTAGTGTAACTGAAGATTTTTGATTTAATTTAGGATCTTGTTTAACCCTAGCCAATATCTTTTGGTATGGTGCATACGTTATCGGAACTATCATCGCCTGAACTTCATCACCTTGATTATCAAGTCTTTTTATTTGAAGCTGATTGAAATATGTACCAAAAAGCGCAACATATTTCCTTATGCTTTCATTATAAAAATAATTTGCAATTGCCATGATATATCCTTATTTTAAATCTGCTATGTCGAGAGTTTCACTAAATGGATCAATTTCTGTAAAGTCGATAATTGAGTCACCTTCGTTTTCAAAATTCAAGTTATTTGCTAATACGTCGACATTTGATAAACTTTCCAGTGAATTTGTATTTGAAGTATCAATGTCTTTAAAGAAGTTATCAAGTATAGGCCGGCCTGTTTTAATTCTTTCTCCTGAATACTCTATTAATTCGCATTTCATATCATAAACTTGTAGTGCGCCTGTTTGATAAAACACACTTTCATGCTCAACGAAATTCACTCTATACATTTTATTTGTTAACTGGAAGTAAATGATGTCACCTTCCAATGGTCTATTTTTTTCTTGCTGTTCTTTTGTCACAAATCTCTCAAACGTTCTATAAGCAACAGTGAATGTTACCTCATCTTGTATTTGTAAACCGAACTTAGATAAAAAATCACCTTGACCTTCAAATCCATCTACATTTTTAACATAAACTTCAAACTCGAACGCTTGGTCAAATATTGATACGTCGTCTTCATTTAGTATGGGATCAACAGCTTGAAACGAACGAGTTAAATACGTAATGTCAACACCATACATTCTAATTGATTCTATTACTAAGTCGTCAATTAATTGCTGTTCGTTAAAATTGTTATAGTTATTGAAGTATGTATTAGTTGCCATAATTATCCAATAAAGTTATATGTAAGTGGCTGAAGACTTCTTATTGCATCTTCTTCTACTCTTTCACGATCTGCTCTTGCTTCTGACAATATAGATTCACCATTGAAAGATACACCACCGACTAGCTGCATTCCAGTAAACTTAGTTAGGTTTAAACCCCATTGCTCGCGGACCAAGATAGCTGCATAGTTTTGCAGCCAACGATCTGACCACACGTCTGAATATGTTTCTGGATCAATTAGGTCATATGCTTCAATTACAATAAACTGACCTTCGACTAATGATGAACTATTGGTGTCGATATAAAGTCTATTCACATGTTTATTAAAGCGTATAAGCGGCTTACCTACAAGAACTTCTTGCATGAATTCTAGATGCTGCATTGTCATATAATAGTTTTGCATGCCGTAACCATTGATGTCGGTCACGTTATTTAGAACGAATTGGTATTGGACATTGAACATCCCAGTACCTGAAGATACTGAAGAACTTAAATCGAATACTTTAGAAATGCCTAATAGTTTATCAGGCAGTATCACGTATTTGTTTGCTACGTCATCAGCGGTTAGTTCATGCTTGATGTACACTAGTTGACTGCCGTTATAATGATAGTCGTTCCAAAAAGAAAGAGCTTCTTCTACCCTATCGTCGATTTGTTCATCAGATACGTTAACTTCAATTACAGGGGCGCCAATTTTACGTAACACGTAATCTTTAAACTCTTCCCTTGTTGTTGGTTGAGGCATTGTGTCCTACCTTTAGTTACTTATTTATTCTATTTATAAAAAGACAGGATATTATTTTTATTGTTCAATAGATACTGAGAAGTTTGCACTTGCTACAAGACCAGTCGTTGATTGTGTAGTGGAAATTTCCACTAAAGTTGTTTTATTCGCAAACCCACCAGAATTAACACTTTCATATAATTGAGCTCCTGAATCCAAATTACGCCATACATTATAAGTGTTTGCGTTATCAAATGCAGTGCCTACCACTGCAGTATATCTTATATAATAAGGACCGCCGGTTGGGGGTGCAGGATTTGCCCAGTTGGGATAAGAGTTTGATACACCATCTGCGCGAACAACTGTTACCGAACCACCTGCATTAAAAAACCAACCCCAATTTCCAGCATTATTAGTGGAAATTCCAGTAATATCGGCTTGTGATAGTGTAATTGTTTGTACAGGAGTAATTGCAATTGCAGCTCTTGCCATTAAATTTGTTAAAGCCATTTAATTCTCCTATTATGCTCGATTTATGATAACAAGATTTGCGTCAAGGTTGCCACTCGCAACTATACCGGTTGGAGAAGCAGTTGTTGATATTTCTACAAAAATCCTACCTTGATTGCTAAAACCATCGTTCCACGACCATATTCTTGTTGAAGTAAGACTAAGCCAAGTATCAAGTGTACCAATTAATACTGGATTTGAGCCAATATCAGTTGCTCTAACAAAATAACTTCCTATAGGGGGTGCTGGCGTTATCCAGTCAAATTGTTGTACAATTTCGCCGCCGCTATTTTCTACAATTCTAGTACCGATAACTTCCCCTGCACTAGTTATTTGCCAATTAGCTGACAATGGCCCGTTCTGTGATGCAGCGTTTATAGCAGATGATGCCGGAAGTGTCACAGTTTCTACTGGAGGTATATCATGCCCTGAAGCACAAGCACATACGCGCAAATTATCAAAACAAACAAAGGATATTAACCAATATCTATGGTTGGACCAAGTAGGTTCTATACCAGTTGCCCAATATATATTATTTCCAAATGATGGTATATACCCAGCAGTAGATCGGTCAAGCTTAAGAATTGATGTAGCACCAGTGAACACATTAGTAATTGTAAAAAGTTGATCCACAGCCATAAGTTTCGTCATCATGGAATTCTGTGCAGATAATGTACCAGCATTTATAGTAACCGGATTCGCGTTAAAATTAGAAAATACACCATTTGCGCCAGTTATATTCAATAATCCCCTAGAATTACTAATTACTTCAGTGCCGCCTATTTTAATACTCATAATTAATCTCCATTACCAAGTGTAACCAGCTGCGTTAGCCATTATAAAATCGGAACTATAACACACAAATGTTATTACCCAATATCGATGACCTGTCCAAACCGGTTCAACTGCATTAGCAAAATATATAGGTGCATTAAATAACGGTGTAAACCCGCCTGTACCTCTATCTAAAAGTAGTACTGAGCTTCTGCCTGTTGCGGTTGTGCCGGCAGATATAGTGAATGTGGTGTTGGCAGTTAAAGCAGATCTTGTCATTACAGGCAATGTGAAATTAAGAGCCGTTGTAATTGCGTTAACGTTAGGTTGGAAATTATCATAATTTCCAAAAGTACTCTCTATATTTTGTAGCACTCGACCATTATCTATCACAGTCGTATTATTAATTTTTATAGCCATCGTCGTTTTCCTTTTGTTAAACTATTAGCTTGTATTCTATTTATTCAATCTCATCTTTCGATATATTCTTCTGATAAGTGGAACCAACCCAAACTCCAATGACTTTTTGGCGCATTAATGTATAAAATATGCCCTTAGGGCAAAGGATCAAATCCGCCACTTATGACACCAACTCTCATTATCTTTTCTCCATCATATAGTCCCATACAAAGTTAACTTTGTCTTCACATTCCATTTTAGGGTCAATCTGAATAATATCAGGATGAACGTACCAATCTTCATACTCGTTGGTTAAATTGTACGCAATATTCTTACCAACTAATTTGTAACCTTTTTCTTCTAAGTATTTACGAGATACTCTTCTTAGTTCGTCGCCAGAATAAGCATCATGCTCAAACGTAATAACACCAAACTTATATTCATCGAATGGTATTTTCTGTAATACTTCATATGATAGGTCGTCAATATCAACTTGAAGATAGTCAATCACATTATCAAAACAATGTTTTTCTAATAACTCTGCATAATTAACTTCTAGTGCACTCATGCATATAACTGTGTTACGACGAGTAGCACCAAATTGGAAAGATAAACTATCGTTTAAATCAATAGATATTCCTTTCCAATTGAATTTGGTTTCCAATAAAGCAGTGTTATTATGTGTAAAAGGATGTCCTGAACCTATTTCAAGATAAGTACCATTTCGTTTACCTTTATGACATGATAATACAAACATATCTTGGAAATGTTTAGAATAGTTTTCTTCGATAGAATCCAATCCATAAAAAGGAAACTTATATTTAGCCATATCGCTTTTTCTATATGGAATATAATCAGGATAACCGGTGTGCTGATTCAGCATTGTAGTAACTTTTTCTTCGTATTCGTCGTTAAGTTCTGTGTTATATTTAAGATCAAAAAATTCTAATTTCGCTTTGACTGAACCACTGATTTTCCAATTGGCATATGCCACTAAATATTGTAATGTAAAACTTCCTGTGTAATCAAGATCAGGAAGAATTTCGTCATCAGATATTGAAGCAGAATATTTTAAACCATGTCTTGCATATATTAAAGTGTTGTGCCAATCTTCTTTTTTGGCATACTCCTGTGATATTAGGAAATATGCTTCAGGTCTATCTAACATTAAACTAACTGCATGTTGATAAAAACCAAATACAGTATGTGTACGATGGCCTTGTCTTTCATAACATTTACCAGCATAAAGCATACACTGATATTGTAAGAATTCGTCGTTCTCTTCGATATCAGCAGTTCTAATATAGAAAGAAATTGCTGCAGCACCTTGTTTCATTTTATCATATTGTCTTGCCAAAGCAAACATCTTTTCTGGATTTTTTGGATATAAGACATGTTCATTCGTTAATTGTTGTAATAATTTCTGCATTATTTATCCCTTACTCAAAAATTCAAGAAATACTTTTTCTGGTATTTTCATAACAAAACAAGCATTATCTTGGAAACCATACGATATTAAAACAAATCCATTTATAAAAGCTAGTCCTGTTGCAAATTCAATTCCATATTTAAGATCATATGTAACGTCATGTCGACATCCCATAAATGTAAATTCTCTTGTGCTATGTTGAATATTCCAATCATTGTCCCATATTACAGCTCTGTGCATATAGTGACCATCTTTTCTGCCATGTATATCTCTGAACAAATCAACTTCATGAGTAATCGCCAATCTTTGCTGTTCATTTATTCTAACGACCTGTGTGCCGCCACGAATATCACGAGGGAAATTATATATCTTAGATTCATCCAATACAGCAGTTACCGTAGTTCCAGTTTTGATGTCAAACCTAGCAACTTCGGTTGGATTGGTCCATTTAACAAAGTGCCATGGCATATCGACAATAGGCATCCAATTCTTTTCACAGAATGAATCGTTCTTGCCTGGAGCTGGTATTGGGAATCTACCAACCTCGGTCCATTCACCGTCGATTTGTTCAATCTCACAGAGTTCCATACGACCAGTGCCTTTATCGTCATAACAATCTCGTCTTACACCACAAAGGAATAGGCGGTCATCCCACGAGAATAATCGACCATCTTCCAGACCGATAAAGTTCCAAGTAGGTTTACCTGTATCTAATTTCATATTGATGCGACCAGAAGAGATAATATTCATATCTTCATCCAACTCACACATAATATTATGAGTCGTTAAAGTAACGTCGTTTTCTGGATGGACATAAACAAGAGGGCCCCATTGGTGAACAAATTTCTTGCCTTCACTGTGGTATAGGGTATAGTTGACGTGACGAATGTTCATTAGAATTCTACCTTTATGAACAAAGATAGATGGATTCATTACACCTGTTTCACCTGTCAATTCTGGTGGTAAAGTTATCGGAACAACACTACCACCTCTTTTTAATACATAAGTTGCTAACCCATATGTGTGTAAATCATGCACTATTCTTACTCCATGATAAAAATTATTTAAGTATTTGTGAAATTAACTATTGACACAGACTTAAGATTATGTTATAATTAGGTTATCCGCAATAATAATAATAATCTTTATTAGATATCTAGATAACAATTTAAAGTATTATTTATAATACTATAGAGTATTTGATACATCAGTATTTGATACATCAGTATTTGATACATCAGTATTTGATACATCAGT